ACTCCAAGTTCGACCCCAAGTTCGACTCCAAGTTCGACCACAAGTTCGACCTCAAGTTCGACCTCAAGTTCGACCACAAGTTCGACCCCAAGTTCGACTCCAAGTTCGACCTCAAGTTCGACTCCAAGTTCGACCTCAAGTTCGACCACAAGTTCGACCCCAAGTTCGACTCCAAGTTCGACCTCAAGTTCGACTCCAAGTTCGACCACAAGTTCGACCACAAGTTCGACCCCAAGTTCGACTCCGTCATTTTTTTAATTTCAGGCCAGTGCTCTCGGAGTAGCTCGACAGCGATAAGTCCGGTCATTGGACTATCAAACCAAAAGAACATGGGCTTTTGATTGCCGATGCATTGGTAAAAGAACGAAATTGATTCCTCGGTCGTCTTGCGGTCGGATGGATCGGTTGAACGACCAAACTTCAGTCCGTCTTCTTTATATTTCTCCAGAAGCAATTCCTGTTCTTGAGTCAGCTTGGAAATCATATCGTTATTGTGAATCGAAGTGATTTAATCTTGCACGTTCCGAATTGCCTGCGGATGATATTCGCGTTGTCTGGAAATCCTGTAGTTGCCGGACGGCAGGTCTATTGTTGAATGCTCGTCATGGGTCACACATCCTCCAGACTCAAGACTGACAAATATTTCACCAGCCAGTGTAGGCGGCTTATCCAATGTTGAGGCAATTTCACCTTCTTTCCACCAATCTGCCGGATCTGAAACCTCCAGCTTGTGATGGTGACCAGTTACTTCTCCGTGGGCGAGGATGATGGACTTGGCCGGTTTTTGCTTCTTTGCTGTAGACGGAATTGATTCAATCCGCTCAATCAGGACGTCGCCCTGCCGATAATGTTTATTCGATTTCATTTTTATTTCGGTTAATTGTTAATTTCAACTGCAACGAGTCTGGCAAATAGTCGGCATCCTGTCAACTTGAATTATCAGCCAATAATGCTGCGGTTTCCCCGGTCGGATTGACCAAAGCGTTTGGGCGAGTTGGACGGCATGATATACTGGATGTTGTTTGCGGCCATTTGAAAAACGCCGGACACCCCGTCCACCTGATCGTCATTCGCTCCGCGAGGAAAGGCTTCAAGCTCCATCAGGAAGTCGATGTTCCAGTCTCCTTGCACAATGGCTATTTTCCCATTTTCGGCCATTGCTATCCACGGAAGGGCGCGCGTCATTTTATCTTTGTCCGCGCCGAACTCGGTGCAAGATATGTGCGGAGGCATGACTTCTACCAGGTTGGAAAAGGCGGTTTTGAAACCAGCCACGGCCTCAACTCCAATTCTTACCTTGTCCTTGATTGCGGCCATTTTTATTCTGTCCCGTGCGGTCGGCCACTCCCATTTTCCACGAATGACATCGACGATATAAAACGTGCCGCTTAAATGGTCTAGCCCGCCCAAAAGCCCAACGGTGTAGTCGGCTGTCTTCTTTTCACTGGTTGCCAGATCCCAATATCTGAACATCCGCAGGTCTTTGGGAACGTCCGATGGCTGGACGACTTTTATCTTGTCGGTTTTTATGTAATTTCCGCCACGAACAGTCGGGCGACCGCAATAAAGAGCACTCCACACAAACGACCCTCTTTCAGCCCTTATTTTTTTGAAGTCATTGGCACTAAACCGCTCTGGAAATACCGACTCTCCAAGCTCCCGGCCAAGCAGGTCGTCAGATTCATCGCATATTGCCGGAAGATTTACAACCTCCCACGCATCTGCGCCTTCCACACCGGCATCCTTTAATCTGCTTTGGAATTCTGGCGACAAAATCCTGCCAACAGGGTCGGTGCAATTATGAACGGTAGAGGTGCCACACACAAAATCATGACTGTCGGTCTCAATATCAATCACCTCTCCATCATATTGCTCTTTTTTTATGGATTTAATTAGTGAAACTAGATTTCCATCAACAATTTCCGAAAGCCGATGTCTCCGTGGCGGCGATGCATGGTTCATCCACGGCAATTCTGATTTGTGCGCTCGGATTTCCCACGACGGGCCAGACACGGAGATTCGACCGGCAATAACCACATTGTGATAGCCAACCGATGCTTTCATAATAGAAGACGCCACTCCAATTCTTAAAAGAGCCATTTGGAATGTGTTATTAAGGTTGATGGATGACGACCCCACGCGCAGAAAGTTTTTAACATCGCAACCATCGCCCATCCACCACCCATCAAACATTTCCTGAATGAATCGCTTTGGCAGTCGCTGCGCCCAAAGCGGAAGTTTTTTATTTATTGCACTGTTTCCAAAGGCGGAGAGAAACTCGGCCATCTGAATTGAAGAGAAGCACACCACAATGCAATTGGCACTGTTCCGCTTAAAGGTCACAGGAATTCCATATTTTCCCATTATTCTTTTTATATCTTCGTGGTATTCTGTTTCTTTTCTGTGAAACGAAAACTGAATCCTTGTTTTCCGGTCGTTCCTCCTGCCTGTGGTTGTGTATCCTTCGGCCAGCCAATACCCAACAACGCGCCAAAATTCTGGATCAGCAACAATGTCACTGCTGATTGCCTGACGTTTATCCCTGTTTAGGCCGTAGTTTGTGATATACGGCAAAATGCTTCCTTTGCCGCCCGGAAGATTAAAATGTGCAGCACACTCATCGTATGTTTTTCCAGCATCAAGCAGTTCCTCTAATTCTTTTTTGGGAATTTTTGTCGCCCATGGATGCTGCTTATGTGTTTTTGGCACAATGATTGGCCACAACGATTTTAGAAATTCGATTGTTGTTTCTGGAGCATCGTCAATTTTAACCACCATGCGATCTTTTGATGTCACATCCGACGCACGCCTCCATCCAGAGTCTGTGAATATTTCGTGGTCTGGAGTAACCACAATCTCCTCAGGGAATCCATAAACAGAAAAACGAATAACTTCTCCAATGTGTTTGGAAACAACCTTGCGCTTAATTGGCTGCATTCCGCTCGACGTTAAAACATTTTCGCCAACTGTGGAATCCTTGATTGGAATAATGCCTCGTTCGGTTGTTATTTTGGTGTCTGGAGAAAGACACGACCACCTCGTCATAATTAGGATTACTGGCGCGCCCGGAGCAAGTCGAGTTAGGGCAGTGGATTGAAGCCAGTCCCAGATTCCATCTTGAACAATTTGACTGTTGGCTTCCTGAAAGTCTTTCACGAGGTCATCGAGTATGAGGGTCGTGGCCCCGCGCCCGGTAATACCAGATCCAACACCAACCGACTTATACCTTCCACCTTCACGAGTGCCCCAATCATCCATCCTTGCATCGCCATCATTGACCTTTGTGTTTGGGAAAATTAGGCGATACATTTCGTTTTCCTGAATCCTCTGTCTGGTCGACCTGCTGTGGATATTGGCAAGGCTTTGTGCATAACTTCCTACGACTATGTTTTGAGTTGGGTCGCGCCCCATGAGCCAAGATGGAAATTCAATGCAGCAAGTCCTCGATTTTCCTATTCTAGGCGGAGTTGATATAATCAATCGCTTGCACCGACCTTCTGCCACATCCTGAAGTTTTCTTGCCAAAAAAACGTGTGCCTTTGATACAATAAACTTCGGATCGCAGGCTTTGATATAAAACAGGAGGTCATTTCTCGCCTCCTCCAATAGAGATAGCATCTCTGCATCTTCTGGTGTGGCGGCATTCGCTGACGCAACCGCGTCGGGCATCTGAAGTTACTCCAACTTGTCGCAGATCAGCTCATAACAGCACGCAATGTAGGCCGCGTGCTTGAGCGGGGTCAGCTTCTTCTTCCGGTGAAGGGCGGCGATGAACCAGTTGGACGTCTCCACGGCCCCCTTGTTGTCTTTTTTAATCTGCTCGGCCAGTTTGGACTTCAGCGGGTTTATCATGGCCTGATACTGAAGGTCTCCGAGTTTTGCATTCAGCCGGTCGCGGACGTCCTTCATTTTTGCCACCGAGTTTTTGAGCATCAGGTTTGGTGATTCCCAATTTCCACCGGCACCTGGCGTGTAAAGCGTTGCGCTCATTCTGTTTTCATTGGCCGGATTTTGCCGAAATTTGGAACGATGTCGGTTTTTGGCCTCTTGCCGCAGTCCATGCACCACTCGTCCGGCACATATCGTTCAAATGGGTTGCCAGACCACATCATCATCGGAGAGATAATCGCCCCTCCGCATTCTCCGCAAGTTCCAGTGATGTTGTGGTTGGCCTGGATTTGAACAGTTGAAACGCTCACGCTGATGCCCCGGGTTGTGCCGACGTTGGCGATTGCGGCGTTAAATCATCAGGATCTCCCAACGTCGGCTCTTCGGCGATTAAAACGATGAATCGCAGCCAGACCAGCTTCTGACGTTTTTGAATTTGCGTAGCCATCATTTCGCTGGAATATGGTTGAACTTCGGCAGGAAATACTCGACTGGAGACATCCAGCTTTGAGCCGTGTCATGGAGTCCGTCGTCCTTCCATTGCTGGGAAGCCACTACTCCGTCCTTGTCCACTGAAAGGACAAGATACGGCTGGTTGTTCTCAGTGGATCGCCACCATTGACCGGCTTTTACTAAAGATGCGCTCATAGATTTATTGTTTCGTCGACGCAGGAAGATGGCTTAAAATCGGCCGTTCGTCAAGCTCTTGTGCGTTTAGCCGATTCAAACGATGATTGTATCGTGGCCAAAAGCGATGCATCGGGAAAATCGGCTGGCTGCGGGCCTGCGGAATCAAACGGCCAAGATTTGCCAAGCATCGAGAAACAGGTCGGCTTTGCGGCTGGCTTGGAGTGGACGGCGAGTGATTTTTGGGCTTTCAACCAAGGCTTGTTTCGCAGCCATTTGGCCGCAAATTGGATATATTGCGGATTAACCCACCGCGCGTTGGTTTGGACATCCACCGAAACCGCGCGCAACAGAACATCAACCGCAGGCAGGAGACCGGAGGCTTGGAGTTTGATCCATTGCTCCAGAGCCTCTTGTTTGTTTTCCTGCTGCGGGTATCCCGCAAAGAATTTCTCAAAATCACACGCGCTTTCCTTCTGAGTGTGTTCTCTCTTTTCTCTCCTCTTATATGGTGTAGCCAACGAGTTCACGTTTTCTGTGAACTTGAGTTCACGTTTTTCGTGAACCACCTTCACGTTTTCTGTGAACTTGGGATTCAGTTTTAAGCCAACGCCAGCCTCAAGCGATCCGATTAGAAATCCTCTTTTCTTAAGGCTTGAAACCATGTTGGAAATCCGAGCGTCACTGACGGCCATAAAAGACGCCAGATACTGCCTTGAGGCGGATGTCGCGTCCACCTCATCGCTCAATGAGTCAATTTCTGCCAGAAAGATGATTTCAGTCTTCTTCAAGTCCGGATGAAGCCATATTTCCTTTGAAATCCAAATTCCCTTGAACTTTCTGGAAGGAGGCTCTGTTTTGACACGATTCATTGGCAACCTCCTGCCTCAAAATATGCCTCAATCTCGCTAATATCGGCTTCCTCTAGCCGAAACCACTCTCCGCGAACTCGCGATCTTGAAAACATTAAATGAAGATCGCCCTCCACAGTTTTGGCAGCAGGCCAAAATTTAATCATGGCAACTTCTGGCTCTTCCGACTGAAGCGTGGCTTCTCGCGCTTGTGGATTTCTGGAATAACCGATTTTATAGAGGCCGTTTCTTTCGTTTTTCATTAAATAAACGAAGGATGGTCGTTCTGGTTCTAGGTTTGGCGGTCTCGGTGCGAACACAATTTCAGACGGCTCTTTATATTCAGGCACTCCCACAAAACCACGGCTGCGAAGCACTGCGTTGGCGATGGCAATCTTTGGAATCTCAATCTTGGAATAGCTGTCTATTCCCGGCCTAAATAATGCGTGTGCATTGCAATAATCGGCCATGCATCGGTCTAATTCTTCAATCATAAATAAAAACGCCAGCCGCTTCGGTGTAATGAAAGAGAGGCAACAGCGGCCCTACACCTAAACGACTGACGTAAACTTACTGCTGTTTAATTTACAGAAGCTTTCACACCTCTGGCAAGCAAATCTTGCGGTTAATGAGGCAACTTGGCTTAACCGCTCCGCCAAGTCAACTTCTGGCGAGAACTAAATTACCAAAAGGTCTCCTCTCGGTTTGACTGAACCGATTTTGAGGCGTAGAGATAAGACGAATTTAAGAAGATAATTATGAGCCAATTTTACGGAAAATCAATCAGTCAATCGGTTTACGACGCGGACGCCCTGCGTTTTGAATACGTCACCACCTGCGTCGGATTTGACGACATCCTCGACGAGACGCTCCGCGATAACATCCCGCAGGTGGACACTGCAATTGTGGTCACTTCCCACGCCGATAAAAGAACGCAACGCGTCTGCCAGAAGCACGGCGCGACGGCAGTGCAAACAGACTTATTTTTTAAGGATAACAGATCTTTTAACAAGGGAGCCGCTGTAAATTCAGGGTTTAACTATTTTAGATTTTACGGCATGAGAGCCCACATGGATGTTGATGTTCTGCTGCCCGCGAAGTTCCGCCATATTTTATTCAACCACACACATCTTGACCGCAATCATCTCTACGGATGCGACCGCGTGGACATCCTTGGGAAATCAAATCTGGCCAAATGGCGTCAGGGAAGGTTGCAGCACGAGGATCGGAAGATTTCTGCCGAAGGAAACATCGGTCATCGGTGGGTGGACAACATCGACGGTTATCTTCCACTTGGTTTCTGCCAGATTTACCATGCGAGCAACCAGAAGCCCTACCCATTCTCGCTTGGAGATGCTTCCCACGACGACCTGATGTTCTCGGCGACGTGGCCTCGGTCAAACCGGATTCATCTGCCGACAATAATTGTGGGACATCTTATTCCAAACGCAAGTTTCGTCGGTGAAAATTGGGAAGGACGTAAATCAAAAAGACTACAATAATGCCAAAACACACACCATTAAATTCAGGCCAGAAATTTAATCATTGGACTGTCATCCGCCGCGCCGAGGGAGTGGAAATAAAGGTTGGGTCTGCTTTATATTTGCGCGTGTAAATGTGGGTTTCGCAGGCTGATTCCGGCACCACAACTAACCAGTGCCGGAACAAAACAATGCTTTCAGTGTGCTATTCTGGCGAAAACAGGAAGACCGCAGCCCGGCAAAAGAAAGACCCATGCAGGTGATAAATTTGGGAAGTGGACACGCTCGCTCACTTATCGTCTCCTTCCACCCATAGAACTGTTGCTGAGCAAGCGCCACCGAGCGACTCCATGCACTCGTTCACCATGTTGACCATTTCCGTCCGTTCAGATTTGGTCGCCGGAGCGTTATCTGGTATGCCATCGCCGAGTATTTCAATTAGCATTTTCATTAAAACGTTTTTCAGATGGAACCGGCCAAGAAGCTGCCATTACCGCCGCCGGCACCACGCCTGCCCGACGCCTCCCTAGAGGTGGTCTCGTCTTGCAGCGTTCGGCATACTTCAGGTCGTCAAGCCGGTCTTGCTCCGCCTGATTTGTTTTGACGCGTTCGATGGCAGCTTGGCGGCGTTGTTCGTATGTTCCGCGTTGTTTGGCTTGGCCCATGATTATTTGTCCTCCTTCTTCGGCACAACTCCGCCCGGCCAGACGATCCAGAGCGTGACACAGGGAATCAGGTTGATGCACAGACGCTTGTTGGCCGGAGACCAATGCGCTCCAATCCAGAGACTGCCGAGACGGAATAGCCAGCCGTGTTTCATAGTTAATCTTTATACGGATCAAATTCATTTCCAGCCATTGCGACTCCGATGGGCGTCAGTTGGTGGATGATGTTGATGGTGTTCTTGTGAGCCTCCAGAACTTCGGAAAGGCGTTTATAGCAATGCGGCGATTCATCCACTCCTGCTCCACGAAGCTCGACTCCAGCGCCAGAGACCCATTCATCCATCATGGCCTGACTTACCTTGCCCTCGGAAACGCGCGTCTTCTTGCCCTGACGCCATTTTGATTTGCCAGCGGCCTCGGTGCGCGACATAAGCCTGCCCGCGCCGTGAACGGTTGAATGAAGCGCAAGTGTGGCTTCCACCGTGTCGCGGCCTTCAAGAATCACCGAGTTCTCACCCATCGTTCCTCCAACGAATCCTCGCTGAGTTGGAAAAGCCGGAGTAGCACCCTTACGGACGACCCACAGGTCTTCACCGTCATGTTTTTCCAGCCAAGCAAAGTTGTGGTGGTTGTGAACCGATTCAACAATGGTTGCTCCGAGAATCTTCGCCACGCGGTTGCAGACCCATTCGCGGCCAGCGTAGGCATACTCTCCACAAAGCTTCATTGCCGAGATGTATTCTTGAAATAATTGTGGCTGTGTCTCGGCACTAATGACTGCCGGTTCAACAAAGATGCCGTCTTTGCCTCTGGCCTCCTTCAAGAAGTGTGTGGCTGTCTTGTGGCCGAGTCCGCGTGATCCAAAGTGAACGCCGATCCAGACCGATGCTTCTTCGTCGTAGAAAACATCGACGTAATGATTGCCAGAACCAACCGTGCCAAGCTGCTCCCTCGCCAAGTCCTTAAGCGGAGACATTGATGGAATGTTCCAGTGCGGCAGGTCAAATAAAGAACTATCCACTGTCTCGTTATTCTTTCTGCCAACACCAAACGAGATGGTTTTGAAAATGTCGTCCATGATTGTGGCGATGGACGATTTAATTTCAGCAACGTGGATGTCAGTCTTAACCGCCAGATTGCCGCAGGCAATGTCGAATCCCACGGCGGAAGGCGAGACGGCGTTCCTGTAGGCCACAACACCACCCACAGGGCAAGAGTAGCCGAGATGATGATCGCCCATCAACGCGGCTTTGTGCGCCGTTCGCAGGCAGGTCTTCATCTGGCCAACTGCGTCCATCAGCGGTTCGCCCCATACTGGTATTCCATCAATGATTTGCATATTTATTCTGGCCGAAAGTGAAGTTGCTTGACCGTGCAGTCCTTTTCATCCACGTCATCCCGCACAAATGTCCCGTTGTCATTCATGCACGGCGACGACTGGTAAAGGATGCCGGAGGATCTCAAAGCATAAAGGTAGCGGAGTTCGCACAACATATTTGGACGAAGAGTCTCAATCAGTCCGCGTTTAAGCACCGTGGTCATGCCGCAGGAAACCCACTTCTTGCCATCGAGCAGTTCGCACTCAATGGAGTTCTTTCCATCGGGCTTGATGGCGAGGATGCGGGCGGTCAAACTATGCCAAAATTTCACTTTTAATTGCGAGCCAAGACTGGCCGGTCGACCTACCGTGAATGGTGCGTCTTTCATTTTGAACACGACACCTTCTCCGCCTTCCTTCTTAATCCGGTCAAACATTGCCCGCTTCTCGGCGGTCGTCCACGCCACTGGAACGAGCTTGATGTGCTTCAGGATCGGCTCCTCGTTCAGGATGGCCGCGAGCATCTTGTATCGCTTCTGGTAGCCCATTGGCCGGTAATCCTCCTTGCCGAGTTGCAGCAGGTCGTGGGCGTGGCAATCATCTCCTATTCCCTCGGACGGCATCACAAATCCAACGGCTATCTTCTCGGCGTCCTTGAGGACTTTATCCGGCAGAGCCACCACAAGGCCGAGCTTGTTGATGCCGTTGGTGACGCCGTTCTTGAAGATGGTCAAATTCCTTCCATCATATTTGGCTTGGGCGCAGTAGGCGTCGTCGGTGATATACGCCTCGGCCTCTTCCTCGGTGATTGGGTTAAGCAACTGCGGAAGATGACCGGAGGATTTCTTTTCAACCGGCGTGTAGGCCGATGGCTCTTCGGAACGCTTGGCGGGAGACTTGGCCTTTGCCATCTCGCGGTCACCCTCAAGAACGCCGTCAGAAGATACAATCTTGTAGCCCTTCGCCAGCTTTTCTTCGAGGATGCTTCGGAAGACGTTCTCGCAGTTGGCCAGCGGCGCACCAACCAATTTTGAGCCTGTGTTTTGTGTTGAACCGATCCGCCCATAAGAAAAATTTACCGAATAAAGCCCGGCGGGCGTGGCGTCAATGCTCAGGCGGTAGCACTTGCAGCTGGGCGGAACCGTGTATTCTAGGTATGCTGATTTCATATCTTTATCTGCGTTGAGCTTGGTTTATTTGGCGGCGGTTGTCAACTTGAATATCAAGCCAGCATCTTGCCGTTGAGCGGATACTTGAACATCACGTCCTTGATGTATGATTCAGCAATGGCTACGATTCCAGCAACGGTCGGCTTGCGCTCGCGCTGCGTCCATCCGGCGAGGTTGAATGATTGGGTGCGGTATTTCAGCAGGACGCAGAAGCCGCCGATATATTTGTTCCGCGAGGCGACCAGAACAAGGTCTTCATTCGCGGCCAACACCAAGTCCAATGTGATTTCAGCCTCGTTGACTTTGCGGGCGACCTGAAAGCCTTTCGTCAGGTGCGTTTTAATTTCCAATTTCGGATTCATATATTATTTCTTTCTCGTTGCTCCGAGTCTTCCCCGCTGCAACTGTGGACAGCATGGACGAAGAACCGCTTGCCGTCAACCGAAATAATCAAGAAAGACGTAAGTGTTTGACACTGAAACGAATGAAAACGCTAAAGAAGATAGCCTTGGCCGAGGCGATTGGCGATTTTCTCACAGTAATCTTTGGAAATTTCACTGCCGAGTGCTTTTTTACCAGCTTCCTTTGCCGCAGCAAGTGTTGACCCGCTTCCGGCGTAGGTGTCCACCACGGTCTCGCAAACATTGGTCAGGACAAACTCAAGCAAAAGGCTCTGGCTTTTTTCCGTGGGATGAAGTTGGGTCAAAGAACCGACGCGGTCTCGTTGAACGATGTCCTGCGGACGGCCTTTTGCCCACTTGTGGTTCTCCTTCGGCCAAAAAGCGCAAGCCTCCCACTGTTTCGCATAGGAGTGTTCGAGACTCCCTCCACTCCAGTTATTTTTCCACCAACCAATCAGTGAATCTGGCCGCAGGTCTTTCGGCCAATCAAAAAGGTTGTCCCACCGGCAGAACGCATAGGCCGCAACGTCTGAATTATTTACCAGCGTCCGGAGCGTCTCAAAGTCATAGGCATCGTCGCCGTGGATTGGATCGAAGGAATTGATGCGGTGCCCGGATTTCCATTGGCAACCGTAAGGCGGATCGGTCAGAAGCACATTCCATTTCTTGACGTGCGGCAGAAGCAGTTTGCAATCGCAGTTAAAAAGCACCACAGAGCCGTCCTCGTAGAACGGAGCGATGCCGGGGTCGTCCTTGAAGAATGTGTCCATCCACCACTTGCTCATGTGTCACAAACGATAGGAAAATAGAACTTGAAAGGCAAGGATTGATTCTGCACGATGGTCGGCCAATGAAACAGAACCTATACGCCACGTCAGTCTCAATGGTTCGTGCTAATAATCCTCAAAAGCACTTTGCCGGATACTTTGGTGCGGTCTCTGGCCAAGAGGCGATTGGAAAAGCCACTGAACGATGTCTGGCCGAAGTTAAAGACGGTGCGGTCAACGGAGCAATCGCCATTGAGGTTCCGCTTGATGAACTGAAGAAAATAATCGCCCAACACGAAACGCCATGACCAAGACCATTGAAACAAAAGACGCGGTCGTCACCTACAGGTGCGATCAAGCAACCAAGGACGCTGTGTTTGAGCGTCTGGTTAAGTTCTTCGCCAACCACGAGGCGTTCTCCGGCGAGGCCATTTGCCAATGCGATGCGCCACAAATTGACTCCATTCAGACAATGGCCGAGATCGCTGACAACCTCATGGGATTTGAGATAACCGAAAAGTAGGCCGCGATTATTCAAGTTGACAAGGTGGCCGATTCATGCTATCCTGTCCTCAATTGAAATGGCGAAGAGCCGAATCAATAGAAAGAAATAAAATATGAAGCAAACGATTGGAAACGGTGTTCACTCAACCATAACGGTTGGCGATGTGATGCGGGTTAATGGCAATCTGCTTATTTGCTATAAATGGTCGGAAAGTTGTGCGGCGCTTCGGCCTTTGGCCAAACGCGTCCATGTCATCAAGCCTCGCGGGACGGACGCGCATGGCGACAAGGAAACCACGTTTGTCGCACCTGACATCCGAGTGGAACACTTCAGCTCGATGACGCCGGGCCCGTTCGTGGCGCGCCTCGGCGACAACTGGCAGCAGGCCGACATCAAGACCGCTGTGCCGGGATTTGATGGCGAGCTAAACGCGGTCGGCAAGACCAAGGTGGAGAAGGCCGTGGAAAAGCTGAAGAAGAAAACGCAGAAGCTCGCCACGGTCGCGCCGATGCCAGACGAAGCATTTGTTGCAGAAGTCGCATCTAAATTGAATCCTCCGCTGGCGAAGTTGGCAGAGAAGCTTTGGGATAAGCATCCGAACAATCCGAAGAATAAAAGCGACAAGCCGCAGGGCAAATGCGCCTTCATGCGAGCGATGCTGCTGGAGGCCAAATATACACGCAAGCAAATCATCGACGCAACGCTGGCCAAGTTCGGCGGCGAAGAACTGGGAACCAGCCGCACGCTCTCCAGCCTGCCGAGCATCATGAAGAAGGATGGACTGGTTGGGAAATGGGTGGAGGCATGAGCGTCCACGGCCAAATTGATTACGCACAGGTTGACGCTGCGATGCGAGAAGCCACGGAGAAATTCAATCGCAATCCAACGCTGCAAATACTTTTCAACAGGTCTAATTCGGCCTATCAACACTATCTTTCTAATGGCCGAAATAAAGATGACTGGCGTAAAAGCATCGGGGCCACAAGAAACCCGCACCGCTACGCTGAATACTGTAATGAGCTAGACGCGGAAGGGGTTGTGGTGTAGATTGGCCGAAATGCCAGACGAACCAGTTTTAGCCGTAGCCACAACCACCGAGGATGATTCTCGCGGCCCAAGCGGGTCGCTGTTTCAAAGAACCGATGTTCAGCGGGCTGAAGACGATTCGCTGATTGCCGACCTAATCCAGAAGGGCGTTACCAACAAGCGCGAAATCTGGCGCAAGGTGAATGAGAAGAACTCTGGCCGCTACACGCTATCAGAGCAGACGGTCAAGAAGAACATGGCAATGATTGAAAAGCAATGGGCCAAGGTTCTCACTGGACGGACACTTTCAGAATACAAGGCCAGCCAGTGGTGGAGGGCCGACCACCTGTTCACCGAGGCGATGGACGCTTGGGAGCGGAGCAAGCGCGAAGGCCAGACGATGAGCGGTGCGGTGGGTGCGACTGGAGAGCCATCAGGAAGCCGGAGCGTGACAAAGACGAGACGAGATGGTGATCCCAGGTGGATTGAGGTCATGCTGAAGATACTTGAGCGTCAGGCGAAGATTGTTGGCATCGATGCGCCGATTAAGCTTGAGGCGTCGGTCACTGGCGACACGAATAACCTTGAGGCATTGCGTCTGGCCTACCGTGAAAGAATCAAAGCCGAGGTCGTTTCTAACTTGCCTCGTCGACCAGAAAATGCCATAGTTGACGCAGTGGTGGTGGACAATAAGCCGCCGAATTAAAACGAAAGAATAACGATATGACAAAAGAACAAGAATCCGCACTGATTAAGTTTGGCGACAGTTATGATTGCGAGTGCTTTGAGTATTGGACGAATCCAGATGGAACTCCAAAACATGACGAAAACACGCAAGATGACCAATGCGGCAACGGATGCTTTGCTCCAGATGGAGTGTGCTGTCCAATTTGCAGCAAAAATTATGCCAAACGAACTTGAAAAAGAGCTTGCACTGAAAGGCATCGAAGAACTTTCAGACATTCACGCCACGCGACCTTGCGAACATATCGGGTCAATACATGCGCGAATTAAGCGACTGGGAATGGATTTGTCAGAAATGCCACATGAAGAAGGATGGTAGAATGGACAAGTTAATCAAAAGGAATCGAAAACCATGAGTGGCGCTTGTTACCGTTGCGGCCAGCCCATTGAGGAAGGCCAGACCGAGTGCGATAACTGCACCAGAGGTATGCCGCCGGGCATGGCGCAAATGGGCGAGATGCTGGCCGGTCTGAAGTTCGTCGAGATTGACTGGGACAAGATACGCTCACTTCCAGAGGCGGAGAGGACTGAAGCGATAATCACCATCGTCTCCACAGCCATTCCTGCGGTCGTCCGCAACTCGCCGCAATACTTTAAGATTTTGAAATATATTAAGACATGAAAGTAACCAGATTGGCCGTTTTTGAAACGGTATCATCCTCGCAACACTCTATAACTTTGTCCACCGGCGTTCCTTCTCGCGTGGATATGCTGCCGCGAAGCGACGATGGCTACCACATTTCAACCGGCGAGTTTGGATGGGGAGTTGACCGATTCACCGATGCGTCGACCAAGGCTTCTTATTGCCTGACTGACAACAAAGAAAACCCAGAGCGGCTTCAGATGCTCCGTGAGACGCTGGAAGCTGAGGGCTTCGTCCCGCTTCACTTTGATGGCATGGACGACGGATATGTTGACCACCAAAGCGTCGGCACATCGGAAACTGCATTTGAGTCCAAGAGCAAGCTGCTGCGATTCATTTTCGATCCTCAATGCGTTTTGGAAATCAGCAACGACAACCTCTAAATGCTCGCCCACTACACAACAGGAAACGTCAAGGTGACGCTGGCGTCGGACGGCACGTCCACGCGGGAGTGGCCGGATAATGAAAGGCCGCGACCAGAAAGTCCGTGTAGCGTGGATTTGAAGATTACGCAGCAATGCGATGGTGCAACAATTTGTAGGTGGTGCCATGAATCATCTCATCCGCGAGGAACACACGCGGACGCTGAAAGATTGATAAAAATTGTTGATGGACTGCCGAATGGTGTTGAAATAGCCATTGGCGGTGGCAATACGTTCGCGCATCCGAGACTGCTTGATATTTTGGCCGCACTCTCAGATGGACTGATATGTAATGTGACCGTTAATGCACAACACGTCGCCGCGAATCTTCAACTGATTAACTACTGTCGCAAGGAACACTTTATTCACGGACTTGGCATCTCATACATTCCAAAGTTTTTCAAAGACATGGTTTTGGCCACGGATTCCAACACCGTCATCCACTTCATTGCCGGAGTCCACAATGTCTGGGACGCAATTGAGTCTCCGTTTCCGAAGGTTCTCGTCCTTGGTTACAAGCACTTTGGATTTGGCGTAAAATACCACACCACTGCGGTGGACGATAATCTGAAGCAATGGCGGAACTGGGTGCATCGGCTGTCAAAGAACCGGATCATCTCGTTCGACAATCTGGCCGTTGAGCAGCTTGGAATCAGAGAGCGCGTAACTGGGCTGGAATGGGAGAATCATTATCTCGGAGACGATGGAGTGTTCTCAATGTATGTGGATGCCGTCAAAAATGAATACGCGGTGTCTTCAACGTCAGAACGAGTGCCAATGGGCGACCTGACGATTAAAGAAGCATTTCAAGAGATGCGGAGGAACGCCGAGTGAAAGATTTGCTTGGCCGAGAAAGAACCGTCGAGGAGGCGCGAGAGCTTGAAATCAAAGGCAAGAACTTTTGGAAGTTTCAACCTTCACTTGACGTGAATTGCAGATGGATACGGCTGTGGATTTGCCACGGCTAATTACCTCCGCGTTTGGGTGATTGAATGCACCCGAACCAAGAATGTCCAGCCCGCGAAGGCGGATGTTCTTGGCTCCGTTTTCGTCCGCACAGGACGCATGGCCGCAAAACAAACATTCAAACTCATCGCGAGTCTTCCTGTTCTTTTTGTCGGTGTATCCGCACTTGCTGCACATCTGGCTGGTGTAACTTGGATCAACCTTGACCAATGGAACACCATTAAGCTCCGCCTTGTAGGATATGAATCCTCCAAGTTGCGCGAAGCTCCATCCATGCAGCGTCGCTCGCTCGCTCTTCCTAGCCTTTATCCGGTCGCGTATGCCAGTGAGTTCCTCAATGGCGATTGCACGTCCGGTGCATTTAGCGTTTTGAACGATTCGTTTGGAAATTGTATGATTCACGTCGCGGGCGAACCGTGACTCCTTACCGCTTCTTTTCTTCAAGAGTCTCTTGGCAGACTTTGTGCCTTTCTTTTGCAGCTTGCGGCGCAGAGACTGGTTGCGGTGCAGAATTTTGTTCAGAGCGTTTCCACTGAACTTGTTTCCGTCGGAGTCCGCCGCGATTATCGCAATGCCGAAATCAACACCAAGCACATCGGTCGCCTTGATTTCCATCTCATCTGGCAGCGCGACGGCTACACTCAGAAACCACTTGCCATCCCGCCGAAGAACAAGGTCGGACTGCTTGATATCGCCTCTTTCTATGATTTCTTTCTGATAATCACCACAAGCAAAAGGCATTCTTTCCCTTCCGCCCATTGTCCAAATTGAAACCTGATGTTTAGACATCAATATTTTCATATTGCGTGCATCAAAAGCAATGCTGCCAAGCGGCCTAAATTTTCGCTGCGTCTTCCTGTCCATCTTATAGGCATCGGCGACTTTTGAAAAAAGCCTTATGGTCGCCTCCGATCCAATTCCAAACCGCGAGCGAACCTCTCTGTAGAATCTTTTCTGAAGTTCAAACTGGTGGAAAACTCCGCATTCAAATCCCTGTTCAGAAGTCCAATCGGCGGCCTCATTGCAGGCAATCAGCGTATCGCGTAAGGCGAGCGACTGTTCCGCATTCGGCATCAGTTTCAACTGGACTGTAATCGTCATTTGTTCAAGTATAGAACGGAATCGGATTCTGTCAACTGCAACATTGTCATATATTGTGTTGATTGTATCACGGTTATTCTGCACATTATCAGGAGTTATGAAAGATAAAATCATGAGCGCAAGAACCACAATGGGCGGCAAGCCAGTATTTAATGTGCCTGGCAGAATCCTGAATCTGGACTCCGGATTCAAACACAAACTGCTTTGTGATGGGCCGACATTTAGTGCTGGAACAGCATGTCAGTATTCATGCTCGTTCTGCTATGTTCCTGCGGTGATGGCAAAGCTAGTGAGTGGAAAGTTTGACGCGAAACACGAGGACATCGTGATCCGCAGAGAGCGTGCAGTGGACACATTGCGAGGCCAACTGACTGATTCCAAAGGTCGGCCAAAGTATCTTGACCAGAACGATACTCGCGTGATTTACGCTTCACCATTGGTGGACGTGGCATCCAACATGGAACTTGTGAACGAGACCATTGAGCTTTGCAACCTGATAGGAGAACTGACCAACTGGCAGATTCGGTTGTTGAGCAAGAGTAATTTGCTGCCAAAAATTGCAATGGGTGTTTCCGGCTATTATCAAAAACGAATCATCTACGGAGTCAGCACCGGGACTTTGGACAACAAACTCGCGCAGGCGTTCGAGCAGGGCTGTCCGCTGGTAAGCAAGCGCATTGAATCGCTTCACTGGCTTCAAGACAACGGGTTCAGGACGTTCGGGATGATTTGCCCGTCGCTGCCGCAGTCGCTTCCGGGATGCTCAACGGCAGAGGCATACGAGGATTTTGCTGGCGACATGGCCGAATCAATACGCGTCGACAGATGTGAACACGTCTGGGCTGAAGTAATCAACCTTCGCGGCGAATCATTTACGCGCACTGAAAAAGCACTGCAAGATGCTGGCTATGGATCACTGGCTATGGAGTTGCGACGCGTAAGCCACGACAAAGACCAATGGGAAGAATATGCCAGATGCACGTTCTTGGCTCACACTCATTTTATTCCAAAAGAAAAACTTCGGTTCTTACAATACGTCAACAAAGACAACTTTGATTGGTGGAAGGAACGCGAGCCATTGGGCGCTGTGTTGCTTGGCAATATAACGCACACAGACGCATGACGTTTAACGACATAACCATCGGCCTAAAGCTGAAGATTGGCGAGGCGTTCCACCGAGTCCATTCCAAGGATGGAAACATTTTCATCATGGTCGCGCCATCAGGAAGCGTCCAGAAGCTGGGCGACAAGATGGTCGACCTGTTCTGCGTGCAGATCACCGAGGCTGATTATTCACGGCTGTTCGCCGAGGAGGAAAACGTCAGGGAAAACGGCCACGAGCCTTATGTTATTTCAGTTGACAATTCGAAGAAGGGTTCGCAAGCTAGTCTCACATGAAAATCATCACAAGATACGCCGCGAAAGACGGAAGCGAGTTTGCATCTGAATCAGCTTGCACCGCTTACGAAAAGCTATGTCAGAAGGCCTCCAAAATCATGGTGCTACTTTCACCGCTGACGGCCAAAATCAAATCTGGATTCAATTTTGCCAACGGCAGCGGATATATCCAGCACGACGCCTCAAAATTCAACGAGGCCAGAAACGATCTTTTGAAGCTGTTCAAAACCAAGATTGACCATCACTGGATTGATGAATCAATGGACGGAAAAGGACATCCGTCGTATGTGGCCAGAGTGGTCGGTGAGTATGGCATTCGATGCTTTGAAGATGCGTGGCAGAGGATTCTCTGCACCGACAAATCATTTCGAGAATGGGGACAGCCCTATTACGCCAGTCATCCAGAAGAAGGAACGCAGAAACAATTAAACTAATTATGCCCACACAAGAACGCACATCGCCCTGCTTTGTTTCAGTTGAAGACCTCAACCGCGAGTCGGCTCCCGGTTATCAGTCAACCGAAGTCCATCGCGTTCCAAATGGAACGCGCGTGGTTGTGGATGAAAACTTCAATCCAACCACCATTTTGCCTGATGGCACAATCGTTCGCAATCGGCCAGACACCGGAATGCCTTTGCCTCCGCACATGGAAGATGAAGAACATCAACATCCGAATCCGGTCGACGAAGGCTCGACGGAAGTTCATGCGCTTCCTCGTCGTTCTCGTGGTATGTTCGGCCAGCAGGAGCCGGAGGTTGGAATTGTTGTTGAGACCACTGAAAACGACGCGTTCGAGAACCTGATTCTTTATCCTGAAGTGGTGAGCGACATCAAGGACGGCCTGCGCCAGATTCAAATGCGCGACCAGCTTGAGGCGGTGTGGGGCATCTCCCGCATCTATCCAATGAGTGGACGCGTGGTTCTTTCGATGTGGGGCAATTCGGGGTGCCATGCAAAAGGAACTAAAGTAATCATGTTTGATGGCTCAATAAAGAACGTTGAAGATGTTCGTGTTGGAGATTCGTTAATGGGGCCAGATTCAAAGGCGCGCGAAGTGCTTGAGCTGTGTCGAGGGAAAGAAACAATGGCTCGCGTAAATCCACTACGAGGGGGAGATCCATTTGTTTGCAACATAAACCACATTCTTTCGCTTCGCAGAACAGGAACTGCGGTCAACAACCCATTTGGCGATGCAATTTTCAACATCAAAATCGCAGACTTCTTGAAATTTACAAATCCACAGCAAAGAATGTTCAAGCTTTGGAGACCGGCAATGGTGCATTTCAAAGAACAGAATCTTTTGATTGATCCATATATCCTCGGCCTTTGGCTCGGAGATGGAGATTCCCGCGATCCGGTTATTACAACGATGGACAAAGAAATTAAGGATGCGTGGACTGATTTCCTTGCAAAAAACGGATGCGAATGCCGGATTTCAACAGACATGCGAGGAAACAAGTCGAAAAGATATTCCGCAACGATGGGGCAGACTGGTGGTGCGAAAAATCCTGTAAGGGAGCTTTTTAAGAAATACAACCTGTTAGACAACAAGCACATTCCAATTCAATATCTTACATCCTCAAAAGAACAGAGAATGAGTCTTTTGGCTGGCATCATCGACACAGATGGACACGCCAGCAACGGCACTGGATTCGATCTTATTCTCAAGAACAAGGCATTGGCCGATGGTGTGGTTTATCTTGCGAAATCACTTGGCATGCTTACCAGCATCCGAAAGGTTAAGAAATATTGCCAATACAAAGGACAAACTAGAACTGGAGAATATCACCGTATTTTTATTGGCGTCAGTCCTGAAATGATACCAGATATTCCAACCAGACTGGTTCGGAAGAAGCTGAACAGCTACAATACGCCACACCTCAGCCGTCTTGTCAGTGGATTTACCATAGACATTCTTCCGGAGGATAATTATTACGGGTTTGTGCTTAACGGAGACCATCTTTATCTCTTGGGTGATTTTACAGTGACACATAATACAGGAAAAACCCGCTGTGCAAGAGCCGTGGCCAGAATGTTGGGCAAAAAATTGTATCAGGTGGACTACGCGCAGGTCGTCTCGAAGTATCTCGGAGACACCGCGAAGCACATTAAACAGGCGTTCACCAGAGCCAGACAGCTCGACGCAGTCCTGTTCTGGGATGAGGCCGACTCGCTGATGAGCCGACGGGTGGACATGGGCGAATCGTGCGCCACGTCCATTAACCAGAACCGAAACACCCTGATGCAGGAGCTTGACCGCTTCCAGAATCCAGTGCTGATGACCACCAACCTGTTCGGTAACTACGACGATGCCTTCATCCGCCGGATCGCCAAGCACATCGAGTTCAAACTACCCAACAAGGAGATGCGGAAGGAAATCTTCAAGAAGCACATTCCCGACCTGAATCGGGTGGACGCCGACCTTGACCTCGTCGCTGCTGCTTCAGATACGCTTGCCGGTGGAGACATCTTCAATATCTGCCTGAACGTGATTCTGGCATCGAGCGTTGACGCGGATACGAACAACTGGCGAATGAAGCAGGAGACGTTCTTGGCCGAGATTCAGAAGGTTAAAAATGCTCGGACGGCCAACGCCACAAGCAGGGCGTCAAGGGTCGCAAGACCAGCCGCAGGAACGTAATGCCTATGCCAGCAGGAGATTGGCCATACCGTCCTTCATTTCCGGAGTTTCCTCCGTTTCCAGATATGCCGTCTCTACCGCAGGACGATCCGTGGGATGACTTTCAACATCCTGCACCGAATCCTTGGCAACCATCAGCCATTGGTAACACCGATTTTATCCGCGATATTAACGACGGACGATACACTCCATCTCGGCCAACGATTGCGGATGCGGTTTCAGATATTCATCGCCGCGCGGCACAGGATGGTGCGGCCATGTATCGTCGCGGACTCCAGAACCTGATACTTGGCGTGCTGGCTCAAATAGACGAGGAGCTTCGTTCGGATGAATCTGATTATTTGAGCGGGATTCTGGATGACTTGAGGATTGCCATTGGGGGTGTAAATGTTGAACACAACAAAGCAACGTTTTCAGCGGCAATTAAGACGCATCTTCCACCGCTGTCCGCAAACTTTCTTCTGTATCAATATCCAACCGCTCCGCAACCAATTTCATTTCACATTGAAGACTGCTGGCAACGGGCTAGCGAGATGGGAGAGCCGGTTCTTCGAGACAGGGGTGCAGAATGCGTGAAAAACGCCATTGTTCTGGCAACGGTTGATTTTTATGGCGATTCAAGAGCCAGAACCAATCTCGATGGATTCATCCGCGAGATGTCCACCATCGGCAGCTTTGAGCCTCCAATCGTGACGACCATTCAAGAAGCGACCGTGACGTTGCCGTCCGGCCAGAAGGTCGAGAACACAACCGTGACAATAACGGAGAAACAGAAGGAGATTGTTTTATCCGAGGAGAAGGTGGAGATAATCACGCTCCACGCCGAGGCTGGTCTGGGTGCTTTGCTGAACGGAGAATACGACATTGCGGCAGTTCAGTTCCGGCTAGCTGCGGAGATTCTTGCGAAGGCGATAAGCAAGCAGGAGCCGGTGGTGAAGCCGGTTCAGATGAATGTGTCGGTTTCCAATCGCCGGAACAACCGAATCAATCAATCCGCTAGAAACTCAATGGATGAATTTGCGGAGATGGCCAGACAATATGCCGAACAAAACAGAGCGAGAACTCTTGCCGCGCAACGTGGATATGCTGAAGAATCTTCGGCGGCAAGACGTGCCGCATCTGGTGGAGAGGGTGAATCACCACACGAAAACATTTTACGAAGATTGTTTTATGGACTCTTGAACGCTGACGAATTCGACCTTTAATTTCAAGTTGACTATCGGCCAACCATTTACCAACATCATGAAGCAAATGAAAACGAAAAGCCGCCAACAATTATGGCAGGAGAAGCAAATCGCCGAGAAGCGGTGCGCGTCCTGTGCGTCGCAAGACAAGGAGACGCTTTCCGGGTCTCGACGCTGCGCCAAGTGCAAGTCCAAAGGCCGTCGCTGCTGCCGCCAGAACAAGCGCAACGAGCTTGGGTGCAATCCGTGGGTTGCCGGAGGCAGGGGAAGACCTCCGGTGAATAAGAAGGAGGTCTGCGCGGAGATGAAAGAAATGATCCACATCAATAGCATTGCCAGGGACATCGCTGCAATCGCCCACGCTGGTCAGAAGCGGCGCGGCGGAGTGGATTATATTGTTCATTGTGACAGGGTTGCCGCAAAAGTTCCGACAAGGCTCAAGGCCGTCGCATTTTTACACGATGTCCGCGAGGACAATCCGCAGGTTGAAAATAATCCGAAATGGATGGAGCTTCCGATTTGGGTTGTGAATCTGGTGAACACGCTCACTCGGCCATCAACAATAAGCTATCCAGACTATATCGAGAACATTTGCGACAGCCGAGATGCTCTGGCGGTTAAAATCGCCGACATGGAGGACAATCTGGCAGACAATCCGACTCCTAAACAATTAGCAAAATACAACGCCGCGCTGCCGGTTCTGAAAGCAGCCTTGAAAAATTATGCCCACAAACGCAAGACCATATAACGTCGCCGAGATTATCATGGCGCAGGGAACGCGTCCGTTCTTTCTCTTCACGCAGAAAGTCGGCCAGCAGACCATTGCCAAATCAGCTGGATGGGCGACGCTTTCATTGTCTGAGTCACTGCATCCATTGCTCGTCACGCTTGATGGCATCGGCCAGTTTTCACAACCAAATGACGATGGCGTCATCTCTGTGGATACGGCGACTGAACTTCGACTATTTCCGCGTCAGGCACTTGGCCGCCGATGGTTAAAGGACTCAAACAATCCACTGATTGTCGCGGAAGCTCCTGTGCGTCTGGCAGAAACTACAATTCAACAGCCTCCGTCAATTCTCGAAAGACTGCTTGGCCGGCGATTGCGGGCGACGTGAATCCAATCTTCGCCATCCTTGCCTCTCTTAAGATCGATCCGATTATGGCAATGAACCGGCTTCAGGATGCCGGAATAGTGTCGGACAACTGCGTTTCAATCGGCGAGATTCCTCCATCACTTCAGGACAAGGCTGCAAAGTTCCTGTTTGAATTTAACGAAAACGAGGAGAAGCCAGTGGTTAAACCGAAGCCAAGACGCCACGACATTTTCAAGTTTTGAAGGAGTCTTTCTTCAATCGGGCGGCATAGAGGTCGGCTTCCGAACGAATCTTGCGGATGTATTCCCACACACGAGCCTGCACGTCCTTCGGCTGTTTGTTCACGAATTCTAGGATTGAGTTGCCAGCGCGCATTGCATGAAGCCCTCCAGCCAAGTCGCCGTCCATCGTTTCCTCGGCAATGCATCGGATTTCGGCCTTCAAATACTCAGGCAATTCAGGCACTGGAGCCGGTTTCGGCCACAGCCAATCTTTAAGTTTCTTTAACATCGGCCACATAATGCCGTAAACAGGCCGCAAAGTCGAGGTCAAAGAAATCTGCATAAATCGCATTATTTAGGTTGACGAAGACCACCATGTAATCTTGTTTTTGACTTAACGCAGTCATCTGCGAATATTGGAGTATGAAAATTGGATCAAATAAAGGAAATCGCATCACGGGATATAGGGCATCTAGACCAGATGTTAAAACAGAGCACATCATATCTCTTTACGACAGCGGGATGTATTCAAACGAAATCGCTGAAAAATTAGGAATGACTACCAATTCAATTACGGCTAGGATTAGAAAGGCTGGCCACGCCCGGCGGATAAATGGAGGAAAGAGGCCAGTTGATCCAGATATTAAAATTAGCAAGAGGCTTGCTTCAGCAGCTCGCAATCGCGCTCGCGATGGAAATTATCCATGCAACATCACTTTTGAGGATATTCCGATTCCAGCCGTTTGCCCCCTTTTGGGCATTCCACTGACTTCTGGCACGCCTACTCACAAAGACAATGCACCTTCAATTGATAAGATTATTCCAAGCAAGGGTATGTTAAGGGCAATGTCTGGATCGTAAGCTACAGGGCTAATCGCATTAAGAGCAACGCTTCGTTTCAAGAATTGAGAATGATGGCCGACGGAATCGAGACAAAATTAAATTCTTATTCAAGTTGACTTTATTTCTGATTGTGCGATTCTGTCCTCAAGCCGAAACGGTGAAGAATCGGATTGGCCAGAAAGAAATAATATGAAACTACAGATTGAAATTCCGGATGGTGTTGTTGAAAAGGTAATTCGCGGCATTATGGAAAACTTCCCAGAAGCTAGCAATGGATGCGCCTTAAGGTGTATTGGGTGGCAATACGAAACCATGAGCTTCGATTTTTATGATGATGAGGAGACCAAGAGATACAATATCACCAACGCAACTCTGCTCGCTACCTTCCCACTTATATTCACCGACAAGTGGCCGAAGGGCTGCGCGCCTCCTCTGGCTTCAAACAAATGGGAGCAGTGGGAAGAATGGCTTTGTAGGTGCGATGCAACCGATTTTGACGCTTTCGCGCAACTTGCCTGCTTGGGTGAAGTGATTTACGGATAACCAACTAACCAACAACCAAAACGAAAGATACAAATATGAAATCAATAACCATGCAACTGGCTGAAGCCGCACTGAAGGCTGGCCTGCAAATCGCGGACGCGGGTGGCCACAAGGTCGACCGTCCAAAGGAAGACCGGTTCGAGCTGCTCGGCCAGACCATCGAGCAAATCGCCAACCTGCAACGCCACGAGATTGTGGGCGAGGTGGTGGTGGACGAGGACGACGGCACGGTCTACCTCCGCACCTACGGCGTCGAGCATTTCAAATCCATGAGCCGACTGGCCAGAATGTTGTCCAATGTCGTCGGACGGAAGGTTCGCGCGTCCATCAACGACTGCAACGCCAGAAAAGAGGTCTTTGAGTTTGAAGACGAGGAACAGTTGTTTGAGGAGTTCGGCGCACGGCCATAATGCCATGAAAATCATCGCCACAATTGCCATTACAGCCGTCCTGATGTCCGCAAGGACTGAAGTCACCGATTTGCAGGCAGAACGCGCCCTATACGGCGAGACGTGCGGAGAAAGTGCGCTCTGCAAGTTGGGAACAGCCGGGGCGTTAAGGAATCGGATCGCCAAATACCACGACCTTCGTGGCGTCTATGGGAAAAGTTCACCGCTGCTTAATCACATCGACGCAAAAGCATGGTCGGCTTGCGTGATGGCGTGGAACGAATCGGCCACGAACAACATCGTTGGCAAAGCCTACGTGTGGGGCAGCAAAGATGACTTGCGGAAGGCATCGTTTTACAGCAGACTGACCAAAGTGGCCACGATTGGTGGCCACACGTTTTTTAAGTGAATTTGGGCGAATGTGTGAACAGGATACGGGTTCGACTCCCGTTCGGGACACTGCCGTTCCGATGCTGTGGAGCTAGGCGATAGTCACCGAAGGTTTGACTCCTTCATCGTCCACCAATTTTGGCACAATGTGCGCGGCCTTCATATTCCGCTCTTTCCGTTGTGCCTCCGCTGAACGACCGGATGCGGAGTCGTTCACATAATTTAATGCCGCAAGAAGTTAAAAATTGTTTCAACTGCGCCCACCGACTGGTTCGCAATCGCGGGAGGAGCGTGCGAGAATCTTCTGGACGCAGAGCAGATTGCGCTGGACGCACTGAGGAAAGATAAGTAAGATTCGCACCGCATGATTCCTCCAGAATTCCCACAGCAGGCAGCACAATCCGCAATGATGTCCAAGCTTACTGGCGCGGCGTGGATTACCGCCGGAGTCGCGGCGGTGGCAGCGGGATGGAATTACTCACGGGCGTTCTTCCATTGGGCTGCAAGCCTGTTCATCGGCACTGCGATTCTTGATGGCAAGACAGGTGAAGCTGTTCAGTTCTTCTGCTCTCCAGAAAGAATGAAGCGTTGGCGGATCGGCACTCGTTATTTTGGGGGTATTGAGTCTTACGTCCACCCAAAACGCTGGACGGAGGTCGTCGGATACGAGGGAACAACCACCGAGCCGTTCCTTTGCTTTTACAATAAACATCCGATGCTGGTCAATCTTTACAACGGGCCTATTTCAAACGGCAATTACGACGGCGACCAGAAAATTCAGATTCGCTACTTTCGATGGTTCTTTGACTGTGACCGGTTTGCTGTAGAGGCTATCGAGGCGTTCAACACGCGGCAGCGGACGATAAAGAATGGCGGCGGAGAGGCCGCTCCAACCAGGCGATTCTCCATCACCCGATGCACCGGCTCTAAATTCAACTTCATGGACGGAGGCCAAAAAGACTCAAAATCAGACAGCGTAATGCCCCATAAAATTCATTCCGTCAGCGGCGTTGAATCCATGATTATGAGCGGCGTGTTTCGGCTTTTGAAATGGAAATGCGACGACCTGAAGCAGAAGCCGGAGGGCGGCGACACTCCGTTCACTGGCTATCCGTTTCCGCCGTCGGTGCAGGACGCCATCAAAGAAATTGATATGTGGCTCAAACACGAGAAGTGGTTCCGGAGCAAATCAATTCCATGGCGTCGTGGATTCCTTTTACACGGCCAGCCGGGATCGGGTAAAACCACACTCGTCCGTGCACTTGCCATGTCGTTTGATTTGCCGATATTTGCGATGGATTTGAGTGGCATGGGCAATGATGATTTTGTGCGTTCGTGGGAGCAGGCACTTTCATCCACTCCATGCATTGTTCTCATCGAGGACATTGACAATGTTTTTCACGGACGCGAGTTCGTCGGGCCGGACGTCATGGGCAAAGGCCACATCACGTTTGACTGCCTGCTGAATTGCATCTCCGGCGTAAAATCGGCAGATGGAGTGTTTACTGTCATTACCACCAACAAGCTGGAGCATCTAGACGAGGCGATTGGCATCCCGAACAAGAACGGTCGTTCAACCAGACCTGGAAGATTAGACAGAGTGATTGAGCTTGGATTGATGCGGAAAGAGGAGCGCGCGATTCTGGCGAATCACATTTTGTCTGACTGTCCATCTAAAATAGCAGCAACAGTGAAGGCCGGAGAGGGTGAAACTGCCGCTCAATTTCAATCGCGTTGCGCCGATATTGCCCAAGCTGAGTTCTGGAGCAAGGCTAATTGAACATCTTCAGGATTTCATCTCGCCACGCGGTTCGATCCCATTGATGGACAGCGGCGTATGGCCTGCCAGTGGCTCCGCAAATCAGTTTTTGATTCTCCCACCGGCATGGCGGATTAAGAATCCTGAAATGATGCCCCCCCATCACCCAGTCATTGGTGTGCGGATCACATCGGATCGCTAAAGGCTCGTTTGAAAGATAGTTGTGAAAGATGTAGTTCAATGCGCCTTGGTCGGTTCCTGACGCCATGGGAGACGACGTCAGCCAGAGCATGAGCATCAGGTCTTTAACCCTCTGTCGCTGACCGCCAAAATATCCGGCACAGACTGGATTCCAATTGGCTACTTTGTCTGGATGCACCCGGATTTCGTGCGGCAGTGAATTCTGAACATTGTTCTGGTCGCCGGTGTTCCATGGATCGTCTTTCATGACCGACCCCTCGCCTTGGACAATCAAGCTGTGGTCGGGAATGTCATCAAACGGGTTTCTTTGAAACAAAACGTCACGGGCATCGGAAAATATAATCTTGTCGTTTGGGTCACCGTTCGAGTTTCTCCATCTCCTCAAATGAACGCTGAACCCAAGCCATAACGAATTGTAAACGGTTTTATCCTCGATGATTTCAAATCTGGACGGCACCTGTTTTAACATCTCCGGCGATGCGTCCTGACTTACGACCACCACCATTTCATCTTTTAGATGTGGCAGCAGACTCTGCCACGTCACATTATAGAACGAAAACCACTCCGGCCTGGTCTCGTGGGTGTCGAAGTAGATGGTGTTCACTGTTTTTTAATCGAAGTTAGCATGAATCAACGTCCTTCCATTGCCACAAAAATCCATTGAAAATCGAATCTTTATGCTTGTTGCAGTGAGGTGCCATGTGGCCGCAGGACATACCAGCAGCTTTAGCTGCGGCTCGCGCGCTTGTAATCGGCCTTTTATCGTTTATTATGCTGCGATCACTTCTGTATCCCTTCATTCTTCGGTTTAAGTTTTTACTTTGCCCAACATACCATTTGCTGCTTTCCAAGCACAACATAGCATATACTCCCGGCATCTTTGGAATTTCGGCAGATATGTCCGAAAGTTTAAAAGAGGTGCTTGCAGCAGCCGCGATATATGGCAGGGGAAGGTTCATTGATCCACTGGATTGCAGTCAATGTCGCACTTAATCGGAATCGTTCCGTTAACGACTCCATGCGCCATTGCTAAATAAGAATTCACACCTCGGCCAGCGACGTTTTCCTTCCATTTCTGATATTCTTTTTGAATGTTGTCAATATGATCGATGGGAATGTGAGGGACAAAGACGTTGATGAATCCCGCCTTTAAAGATCTGATGGACATTATCACGTCATCCCACCCGTAATTTTCCGGTTGACAAAGATAGCCAACGGCATCCAGCAGTGCAGAACTGTGTGCAACGCACGTCCCCATTATTTCAGAAGATTGCTCAACCATAATCCATCGCTCGCCGGGCGGGTGTGGAAGCATGATTAACTTTGTTCGATAGTCTGGATTATCGCACCACGGAGACTGTGAAAGGTCATTCCTTTTAAGTCCCGCCTGACCGATTTTTGGATCGCGACGGAATACTTCTTCTAAAACGTCCGGCCAATCACGATGATGGACAACGACATCGTCATCAATTTTAACACAATGTTGTCCCGGCTTGCGCTGCGCCCATGCTCGGTTAACTGCGCGGGCAGTGCCAAGGTTTGATTCGTTGGTTATGATGATTGCTTGGCCGTTTTTTTGCAGTTCAGCCAGAAATGGTTCGGTTCGCGGATCGGTCGAAGCATTGTTCACGATGAAAAGCTCGTGGCGTTTTAGGTCGACCTGATGCATCAGGCTTTCAACCGTTTTTCTAGTGCAATCAAATCGTTGGTTTTCAATCGTATTAAATACAGCCATTCCTATGAGCATGAGCGACGATAACCGAATACCAATGCCACGTCAAACGCTGCTTGACGCCGATTTACCGATTGCTTACACTGATCCACAAGTGGAAACAATTCGCATTCACACGATTACAAACTCGGACGGAACTTCTTTTTACCGGTGCCTTGGGCCGCTGGCCGCTCTTCGTAAGCAGCATCGCAAGTCCATCGACTTTCAAATCAATCAGCTCACGCTTAACCCCTGCGACTGGGCGACAATGGCCGATTGTGACATAGCATTTTTCCAACGACCATGTTTGGGCCACCATGTTACCGCCGCTGGTATTGCCAAGATGTGCCGCACCCCGCTTATTTTGGACTACGATGATGACCTTCTAAACTTGACGCCAGATAATCCGTGTTATGCAACCTACGGCAAAGACAAAATCCGCGACAATATTCAAAAACTGCTTGGCATGGCTGACGTAGTGATTGTTTCCACTCCGGCCATATCCGAAACCTTCCAGCCGTTCACACCTAATAAAATTGTTGTTATTCGGAATTCGTGGGATGATTCACTTCGTCCGTGGGCTGACCCGATTGCCATCCGATCCAACCGATGCATCTGGAGGGGAAGCGCAACGCATTTAAAAGATTTTCTTGAGGTAAGCCATTGCGTCCATGACACCGCCGATCTGTTCTCGGATGTTAAATTTGCCTTCATGGGCTGGGAACCATTCATGGTGACTGAAAAATTGAAATGCGAAGTTTATCCAAAGCAAGAGGTGCTTGACTACTTTGACTCAATCCGGTCGCTTGCACCAAAGATTGTTTACGTCCCGCTTCACCTATCGCAATTTAACAGGGCAAAAAGTAATTGTGGATGGTTAGAGGCCAGCTACGCCGGAGCAGCTGTTCTCGCTCCCGAAGGTTTGCCAGAGTGGGAGCGTCCGGGCATCACGCTTTACAACGGGCCGGAACACTTCGGCGACGTCCTTCAGGAAATGCTTAAAACGCCGTGGGAAGAACTGAAGACCCGCGCCGACGGCTCGCGAGATTACATCAAGGCCAATCTGCTGCTTTCTAAAGTCAACGAACAGCGGCTTGCGGTCATTCGCCATCTTTTGCGTTAAAACGCAGCAGAACGCCTCCTAGAAGCAATGCGGCCACGTCAGGAAGTCCACTTAACGCCAGATAAGGCCGTTTTTAGACCAGTTATCGCGCCGTAAAGAATCTTCGCAATTCTTATTATTTCTCTTGACGGTTGGCGGCAAAACATGGAAAACTGTCTTCAGTGGCAAGGGTGAAGAATCCGAACCACGAGAAAGATAAAATATGAAATCAAACGGAACAATTCAGTGTTGGAAATGTGGCGCATTTAACGAGTCTTCGCTTTGTCCTCATTGCCCCCCGACCACCAAGCCAATCGTGAAAGGCAGCATCGTAAAATATACCGACCAACATGGTGATGGCTGGTTTCGCGTATCGGCCATCATCGCCGGATCGGTCAATCTCAAGCAAATCTTCGGAAGCCACATTCTTCACAAGCGCGTTCCGCTGGCCGAGGTGGTCGAGGACGAGGCGGCGTGGTATAAGAACTGGCAGCAATCGGAAGCCTACCAATCAATGTAAATTTATGAGCGCACTAAAAGAAATGCTTAACCGCCATCGCGAGGAGATTGCCGAGCTTCTCAAGACCTGCGCCCACGAGCGCCTGAAACAGAGCGAAGACCGCAGTCAAATCGGACTTGGCTCTTGCTGGCCAAGAATTGACATCGTCTGCCGGAACTGCGGAACAATGAAAATCATATTCTTCCGCGACGAAGACGAGTATAATAACCGCGCGAACATTCTGAAGACCTTGGCAATCCAGAAAGGCTTCAAAGACCAGCGCATGACAACAATCCAATACGAACACCAACTATGAGCAAAGAATTATTCAAAAACGACGAGGCCAAGATTTCGTTTTGGGCTTGCGAAGATGGCGATGCAAAGCTTTTCGGCCAATGCGACGGAGTCGGGCCGGTATCAATCAAAATCAGTCCAGAGAACATGGACTCGCTTGCCCGCCAGTGGCTCGCGCACTCGGCCATCCGCGACGGCTACACGAAGGCGGAGCTGACTGCGGCCTTCGACAAGGTGAAGGACAAGACGCACTGGAAGAATCCCATCGACGCCACGATACCAGTCGCGGACGTGGACATCACGGCAAAGGCCAAGTTCTTCCGAAGTAGTCGTGCCGAAGATAAAAAAGTGATGATGCACGTCACTGCGCCGGGTTATTATGCCGGGCCAGCGAATTGATGTTGACCACCGAACTAAAATTTAGCAAACTAACTAAAGAAAGAAACGATATGCCAAACGAAACGAACGAAAAACAGCTTTCAAAGATTGAGGCTGCCGCGCTTGCGAAGGCGGCACAGAAAATTGACGATGCCTCCACCGAATCAATCTCTGTCGGGAAACACGCCGGAATGATAACCGTTCGCGTGGCCTACGACCTGAACAAGGCTGAGGACTACGACACTGCGCCAACGGTGAACCTGCTCTCCAAGGCCGTGCTTGCCAAGGCACTGGTGATGAGCGGGATTCAGGCCGACAACTTCCTTGGTGCTTTACGGGATGCTGCGGTCGCTGCACTTCACGCGGGCGAGAAAGCCGCTGATATTCTGACTGAGGAAGATAGCAGAGTCTTGGCGAAGATGGACTCGCTGTTTGAAAGGGTCATCGCCGAGCTTCCGCGTCAGCCACGGGCTGGCTCAACCACCGGAAAGGTTCGGCTTGAGGTTGTTGATTCTGTTGTCTTGGCCGACTAAATCAATGACGATTCGAGTGCCATTCGGCCTGTGGGCGAGAATAAAGTCGGAGGAAACCGGCTCCAGCAAGCCGGAACTCCGCACCCGTCTTCGGAAAAGAATGTTCATCGGCCACACGCCGGTCGTCCGCCAGAACCGCATCCGCGAGGTTATTATCAGCTGCAATCCCGCCGGGATCATGCGCTGGATGGACGTAAAAATGTCGGATGCTCTAAAACAGCGGGAGTGCGCCTGCGGCAGTCCAGGCATCATTAAAAACTCCGACCACACATGGACGTGCGCGGACTGCCAGATCAAGGAGTCAAAATACAGCCGATGCATCACATCGCTGGAACTGCGCCGGGAAAGAAACAAGCTTGAAAACGAAATTGAAGAAGCCAAAAGACTTCAAATCACTGCGCCAGATTGGAATTGAACGTGGGTGGATTTCATCCGATCCACAAATCCAGCGAAAAACCGATTCCCGCCACGGCCTGATCCGCCGCTACGTCCTGCATCTGGCAAAATCAATCCAATTCATGACGGTGGACGATCTGATGCCGTTGATGACTCGTCCGCAAGCCTACAGCGCGCTTCAGCAGGCCGTTAAATATGGTCAGATGAAGATTTATCAGAAAGGCAAGTCTGGGCCAACACCAAGAAGAACTTTATTTATTTCGGTTGACAATCAGGCGGTTTATGGCAGACTCTCCCTATCGCAGATGGCGAAGAGCCTGAAGCGAACTAAAGGCAAAATAATATGAATGCGGAACTGATTCTTCGAGAAATATGCGCCCGATGGGATTTGGGCGTTGACCGCCTGTCTCGCGCCGAGGCGGTGCCAATCGAATCCAAGCGTCCAGAATTCACCGAGCTTGCCGCGACAATTGGCCATGCCAAGCAGCTTCTGAACGGAGACTTTGATTATCTTGCACGACGGAATTCTGGACGCAAGAAGGCCGACCTTTCTGGAGTGGACTGGAACAAGTCCAACCACCAGATTGCCGCCGAGACCGGACTTTGCTATGCTTCGGTTTGCGCCAAGCGGCCAGCAGACCGCAAGCCAATTGCGAAAGGGCTAAATCCAATTGACTGGAACGCCGTGGACTTTAAGCGCAGCGACCTTGACATTGCCGAGGAATTTGGAATATCTGGTGCAACGGTGCATAAAAACCGAGTCCGTCTCGGCCACCATTCTTCCACCAAACTGACCCGCCTCTTTGACTGGGCATCGGTTGACTGGTCAAAGAACAACGGAGAGATTGCCGCCGAACTTGGCACATCCATTAACAACGCCCGTAAATATCGGGCGAAAGCGGGTCGGAAGAATCCGTTTACAACGGATGCCAGCCGGCCACATCGGAAGGTGACCAAGGAGATGATTGAAACGGCCAACTGGCTGGAAGACCGAGACGTAGATATTTGCCAGCGGTGGGGCGTTACCAGAGAGCGCGTCCGTCAGCTGCGGATTGAGAACAAGAAGCCGGCGTGCATCTACAAAGATCGCCACGGTCTGCCAATGATGAAGGCAATTGCTGGCCTTCGCCATGAATTAACCGGCTTGGACTTGGCCGCCATCACCAACAGGCTGACTCCGGTGGTCGGAGCAATCCGGAGGCCTTCGCTTATCTCCGCGCTGAGATTCCTTGGAGTTGATTACGCATCGAAAAAGATTCGGAATAAGCGCATGAAGTATCCGTATGATGATATGAATTGGGAATTGCCGAACTGCATTCTCAGCATTATTTATGACGCTCCAAAAAATGTAATTGCCCGTGGCAGACATCTGAACTGCAAGCCTGCGCCGAATTGGACGATGGGCGGTGCATTTAACCGCAAGTTTGAAGACCGTGAATTTCAGGGGGCGGTCGCGCAGGAAATTTTGTTCGCCGAATCCAAAGGCTTCAATAACCGAATCGCCGCGAACGAATATCTGCTTGAAAGGAAGGCGGCGGCGGATGCTGTGGCAGAAAAACGCCGGCGAACCATCGCCGCATCATGAGCGAGAAGCGACACCTCTACGAGAAGCGGCAGAAGAAGCAGTTTGCCGAAATATGCGGCGCAACTGGCAAGCGGATGTTCTCCACACACGAAGGCGCGCTGCTATTTGCCGGAAACATGAACGATCCACGTCGAGACACTCCGATGGAGTGGCGTGCATATCTTTGTAAATATTGCCAGGAATATCACCTCACAAGCCAGCCGTTAAGAACTTATGCAAGAGTCAATTAAACAGCCAGGTGAACTGGAATTGCGGGCAATCCGCGACGCAGTATTTGAACATGGCTCCTCACAGGAGAACTGGGACGGGTGCATGGACAGCTGGATGCGTCCAGAGGAAACCAAGTGGCTTCAGGATGAATACGCCAAGCTGAAGGCGAAGGAGGCCAAGTGAAAAGCCCTAAAAAGTCATGGTTTATTGTGGCAATCAAGTCTGCCAAGTTTTCCTGCGACGACATCTGCCGCGATGCGAAGAAGGCTGGACTGACGCGGTGGTGCATCTGTGCCGAGCGATGAAGTGTTTAAGCCAGCGCGAATTGGACGAGTGTGTTGCGGCAATGAAAAATGCCGTGGCACGCGGAGATTATCCGGTTCGCCAGTTGCGGCAGGAAAAGTTAATCATAATGGACGCGAAACATTCAATGCAAAGAACCTGCATGCAGCGGCTGCGTGACTATCGTCGGTCAATTGGTCTAAACGCCCACGGTCTTCCCAAGAAGGATTTTAGGATTGGCCGTCCACGGAGGAAAACATAATGGCCTGCCGATACTGCATTGACGTTCCTTCTGGCCAGTATTGCGATGGTTGCGGCCAGCTTGTCGTTAAGAATCACGGCCAGCACCAGATATTTCCACAGGACTCGTCGCGGTTTGGCCAGTCTCTTGGCGAGTATGATTTAACAAATCCAGAAAATTTAAGACGGCTTATGGTTCACGAACCAACGCTTCATGCCGTGCCGAATTCGATGAGATGCCAAGAAACCGCCCCAAGACGGAACGAGCCAAGTTATGGCCTTCGATGTGCGTTTCATCGCGACCATTCTGGGCCACATTGCACCAACGCAAATACGGCAGACCACTCAAGGCAGACGTGGGAAGAAGTGCCGTTTTAATAGATGTTGAATAGGCACTGAATATGCTGTGAATATGTTTTACAACAAACATGGCTTGGCAGACACGAGACGTCAGTCCGTTTTCATTGGCGATTTATGAATTGGCGATTATTGCTTGTAAATCTTATGCACGGCTTATTCACAGCTTATTAAACTTCTGTTCAAATTTTCCACTTCTTATTTCGTTGAATTTCGGCCACAGAAAACGCATCATGTTTCATTGATATGTCCTGCAAATATTGTTCCGATGTCCCGCTTGGCGCGTTCTGCGATGAATGCGGAGAGAAGCGGTCGTCTCCACTTATTGGCGATTCAATTGTTGGCCGACTTAATCCAAATTTAAGTCCGTGCGGCGGACATCGGGCATGTCTGGCGTTTGGCAACAGTGCTATTTACGACAATGATGAAAGAATGTGCCGCGACCATTCTGAAGGATACATTTGCACGCTTCCGGTCGGCCATAACGGAAATCATGTAGGATGCTCACGAGTCCGTCACAATAATCATTCATGGCCGAGAGTCGAAGCCATTGATAATCTCGACCGCGAGATACGAAGATACAACGATGGATTGCCAGTGCGCGGAAATGGCCGATGCCAAGCTACGACCGCGAGTGGAATGATCTGCACCAGAACAGCCGAACACGACGGAAGCCATGCGTTCGCTTGGCCAGCAACGGCGGAGAATGTTCTGCGCGAACCACAACATCGGTGTCTGGCCGTTCACGCCGGTTCTGGAATGCAGTGCATCTTTGCACCGGGACACGAAGATTATCACCGAGTGGTTACGCCAGATGGCTCGGATTGGAGATGGCGTTAAATAGTTGATTATTCAAGTTGACAATAAGCGGCCATAGTGTATTCTGTTGGTAGCTGGACGCTGAAGAGGCGGAAGGCGAGAAAGAACAAAATATGAAGCGGAAATTTACAGCGGCAAGACAGGCCGAGCGATGCAATGCGGTTGTTAAACTGGCCGATGGCTCAACGGCAGACTGTATGCGCCGCGCAATCAAGAACGGCCATTGCCACCAGCACGATAAAATATCAATGCAGCGTAAAGAAATGGCGGTGCAATCGTGTGCATGACAGAACATCTTGGCGGAGTGAGGACGGTATCCGACAACTGGACGCCGTGTCTGTTTGGACAAGTCCTTATCGGCGCGAGAATCAAGCTTCAGCCGGACGGCATCGTTTACGTCAAGACCGGCTACGGCAAATACACGCGCGAAGGCCGCCATCCCAATTCAGAATGGCACTTTGGTTACATGGACATGGCGGTTCTGGTTGAAGGCTAAACCTATGAATATACTTTGCTCAATGTTTGGCCACCAGCCTCCGGTCTATGCTCCGAAAGGATGGTTCTCGCCGGGAGAGGAATACGCGCGGCGAGTTGTGCCAATAGCGACCGATGGCATTGGCCGCGAACACGCATACGTTGAATCGGAGTGTCCTCGGTGTGGCGAGACGTTCACATTGTGTCGGATTCATCTGCCGACCAGAAAGGATAAGCCGTGAACTCGCCACTTGAATACAGCGGTCGGCCAGCGGCGTTCAATCCGAAGTTTGGATTGGCCGTGGACGATGCCGGTGAGCCAATTTTAGCGCACGACGCAACATTGGTTCTGTGTGCTTGGCACGATGCGGACAAGTCGCTTACAAAGCAGCTGAAGGCTGCTGGCTACCAAGTATCGCATGGGATTTGCGCGGATCATTTGGCATCGGAAATGGCCACGCTCAAAGATGATGAATAAACCACTCCATTGCGGCAAGCTGTGTCAGCCGGTCATGCTGCGGCAGATTGTTTCCAAGCGTCCGTTCTTCAACTGCTGGATTCAATTCTTCCGCTGTCGGGTATGCGGCGAGCAGTTTGTGCCATATCAAACGTCAGCCGATACGTCCTACATGGACTCGCTTGAGCCATTGAGACTTGCGGCCATTGCCGAAGAAACCATACGCTACGGAACGTGAATGTTATATCGCCAAATCTGGCTGAGAATAAAACAAGGCTTGATTCACAACCGGAGAAATAGCAGGCTTAAACCACTATGAACAACAACACCAAGAATCGGAAACGGCTAGAGCGCAAAGACGCCAAGTTCCAGCCCAGACTTTCCATGAAGCCAAAAGTAGCCGCCAGCGGCTGCAAGGACGGTCTTTCTCTGGGCGACCAGAAACGCATCTTTTACGGAGTATGACACCCTGAACGGAACGGTGAAACGGCTTCGCATGGCGTTAAGCGGGCTTGTTGGCGAGCAATGTGGCGTTATTGACGCGCCAGATGCGTTGGCAAACATAAATGCTGTGGCTAATGCCCAATCGGAATTTGACAGAATCAAGCTCGCCTAGTAAATTAACTGCGTGCCGAACAACCTCGTAATTTGTCCCATCTGCGGTGAAGGCGATGCGGAGTGTCGAGTGGAAGGAGACGGCCAGATCATCCACTGCGAAAATCTGCGATGTGCTTCAAACGGTGGAACAAACGCCTCCAAGCTGCTTGCGTCAATCACACCTCAGACAGCCAGAGCCGGCAACCGCCCAATTGAGCCGTCACCAGACAGAGACATCGCCGAGGAACTTGGCCGCTTGTCCGCAGAACAGATGGATGAGCCGGAGATGTGCGGAGCTTGCTCTGCCAATCTTCGCATGGACGCCATGAAACTGGCCGTGGACTCGTTCCACGACACGCCAACCACACAAAAGCTGCTGGATAGGGCGGAGTCCATATTCTGCTGGTGTCTGGACGTTGACTGACGTCCGGCAATGGCAGTTAAAACGCGCCAGAAGGCTTTCTGCTGCGTTTTGATGCCAAAACCGCACGGAAACACCAGAAAGCGTCTCCGCACGGTTAAATGGCCGATTACGCCGGTTGATGCTTGCCAAAGTTAGACCGCCAGACCGTGGCCTTGCGTCCAGCTCCCCGACGAACCATGCGAACCAGCTTGTGCCGCCACAATGTTTCAATCGCGGCATTGATTGCGCCCCGATTAATGACCAACTGGTGGAAGTGGCTGTGAAGGCTGTGGATGACGTCCCCGGATGTGAATTTATCGCCCAGCTCGCCGGAGATTTGAACTATGCGATTCCTTAATGTTTTACGTTTTGTTTTCATATGTTGTGTTGGCCAGTTTTGACCGACATGAAGTAACGCAGCTAGTGTGCCAGTGTTTGGAGTGCCGGAATTTCAAAGAATAGGCCGTTTTTATCTATAAGGCCATTGCAAATGACAAGATGTTTAATTGCAATAGACAAGGTTTAATTCCATTGATTTATGTCGGGAAAATTCGCACCATGGATTCATGAAGTGCCGTTATTGTGAAGATGTTCCATCCGGAAGCTACTGCGATGGGTGCGGAGAGCTTCGGGTTTGCGACCGCGCGTCTGGGCACTCTGGCAATCATTCTGGCCTGATCCAGTGCGGCATGGATTATCGCTATGGAGATTACGCTCCGTGGCACACCTGCACGCTGCCGATGGGACACGACGGCGCGCATGGACAGAATGCCGATACTCCGTTAACGAACGCAGTCGCAGATATTCAGGCGGCATCTACTCGTCAAAGTTATTCTGGTAGTGGATCTCGTCCGCCACAGCCAGACCGCACCTATGGAACCCAGGAAACGCGTCACGCCCAGCTTGTAAGGGATTAAGTCCTGCCGAAGTCCTCGGCAATGCCGATCCAAAACGACTCCTCGTCCTCCTTTTTGCACGAGTCAGCAATGGCAATCTTGCGGACAATCACCTTCTTCTTCTGTTCCGGAGTCATGTCTTTCCAGTGAAACCACACGCCGGCAATGATGAACGGCTCATTGGGCGACAGATTGCCATCAACCATTGGCTCAATTAATAATTTGTTCATACGAAACTTATGATGCCAAATAGCCGATGGAACATCAAGAACCATCGCGCCTACCATTGGTCTTGCCATCCATCGCCGCCCACATTGACGAACGGTCGGTGTGGGTCAAGCACGTCCACCAAGGCTTTCATGGCTGGATCGACCGGTCTGTCCAGAGGCGGCACATAATCCTTGCGGTGCATCGGGTGGCGAGGATCACTGATTAACATCGGCCATTGGAAATCCGAAACCCATTCACCCGCATCCAAATACCGCTCGCGACCCGACTCCGGGTCGATGCGGGTTTCGGCATCCCGGCGTCTGGTGGATTCAGGCAAGTTAAGGCTTTTAAGGTATTCCTCATCGAAATAGCTTCCCTGAGAGCCAAGGTCGCTTGCGACCGCAGGTGTTTTGCCGTCGTTGTCTCTCTGTGTTCTCGTATATTCCGTCTTACCGTCTTCGTTAGTGGTCGGTTGAGTGTCTGCCGTTAGTCTGTCGTTAGTCGGCTGTCTGTCGTTTTGCCTGTCGTTTTGATTGTCCATCACATCCTTGCCATCTTCAGAAACCACGGTGAACAGGCGATTATCTAGCAGCCGACCGATTGTCCCTTTGTTAGTCGTTTTGAATGTCGCAAATCCCCGTCTCGCCAGATAGTCCTTGGCGGTTCTATACTCTCTCGAAGACATGCCGCAGTTTTCATAGTCTCCAAGGAAACATTCGCCTTTGCGAAGCTCGTGTCGGTTGTGTCCGTCCTTCCATCTGGATCGGATTGCCATGATGGATGCCAGTCTGAATGCGTTTGGGTGTGCCGCGATAAGCTCGAACAAGTCTTCAGTGCGACTCATTTTAACCCATCCGGTGTGGATGCCGTTTAATGCCATAGTGCTTGATACCAGTAAAAAGACCGTTGGAATGTGGTAATAAATCGGCGTCAAGCACTGCGCCACTGCCTTTCGGCCCACATCCGCAACGGTCTCAAATCTACTGAGCTTGATTTTAGAACGGTTTATTAAGCCGCGTCAATAGTTTTCCGCAGAAATCGGTTATTGCAACCAGAAGATTGTCCAGAAGGTCAGATTTCTTCCCACACGCCTTTTTGGACGTATTCCAAGCAGTCTGAAAGATTGTAGCCTAGTCTGGTTGGATTGTGTTCTCCATCATAGTGCATATTGTGTCCCTTGCTTCCATCTTTGGCTGGGAGAAACCTCGATGTGACTTATGTTGCTGCCGTCTGGGAATCCTCCAATATGCCTGAACCGCCGTTTCAACGTCGCAGACCTGTCCGGCTGGAAGGTCGGTGCAGTAGATGCAGGTCATTGGTCAGATTCCGCTTGTCACGACGTGGGCATTGGCCGATTCACACTCGTTGGCCGCGTCTTCAAGTATCTGTTCTGGTGATTTCATAAGAAAAGTGTGGCAAATCGGCCAATCAAAGTCAACGCAAGATAGCGGTTCTTTCGCGCGACGTTCGTTTATTGGCCATCAGAAGCTTCAGATTGGAGTTGCGTTCACGTCCATGATTTCGCAGACTGGTTGCCGATATGCCAGATGAACCGTCCAAGCTTGAAGTGAAACAGAACATCTCCACCACAGTTATCGGCACATCGCGCCGTAACTGCAAGATCGAGGTCAATGGTGGCAACGCCATGTTCTCGCTTAAAATCGGCCAGATGCAGCGGGAAAACGGATCAATCCAGCGGGAGTCGGAACACTATCTTTACATGGACGAGCTTGACGTTCTGATCGATGGCCTGACCGAGTTCCAAAGGCTTCAGCTCAAATCAAAGATTGTTCCACCAAATGAACGTGCCGTTTAACATCAACGATTATGTGCGCGGCAAGCGATCCGTGACCGCGTGTTCAATGGAACTCTTAAACGACTTCCGTGCGAAGTCTGCGGTAATCCAGAAACCCACGCTCACCATGAAGATTATAGCAAGCCGCTTGAAGTGAAATGGCTTTGCCCGAAACACCACAAGGAGGTTCACGATGAAAAATGATACGCCCGAAACTGACGCAGTTAAAATCCTAAAAGGATTACACGATTTTATTTCGGCGATGCCGATTAACTGCTTTGGCAGCGGTGACAACAATGGACAGGAATACCCGATTCGTGATGAAGTTTTAGACAACATTTGCAAAGCTATTGCAGACGCCCGCAAACTCGAACGTGAACGGAATGCCTTAAGGCTAGTGCGTAATCCAAACGGAACAGCAGCAGCCATAATGGATATGCAAGCCGAACTCACCCAACTCCGCAAGGCGTGTGATGAATTGGCAGATTATCTTTCAGTTTATGTCAAACACGACAAAGAATTTGGCAGTGGTTGGCCAACAGCCGAAGAAGTTCTCGGCAATTACCGCACCCTATCACACACCATCAAAGCGAAAGGAAAAGGACGGAATCGCTTCAATGCCTGTATCGCGGCGGGCGTAAATGCCAGATTCGAGCCATACACGGGAAATGACCCGGCTGGATTTGTCGAAAGCGTCAACGACAGAAGGCGGCATTCATCGGAGCCAAGACGCGCAACGGCAGCAGCTCGGCGCCCAAAAAGAAAGTCTTTCTCTCGCCAAAGCTAGCAAATCGAAGGATTCCAGCATTCCGTCGACCAGATTAGCCGCCAAAATTCTGGCCGCAGATCCGGCGGTCGCCAAGCTGGTATCTGATGGAGAAATATCATTGCCAGAAGCGGCCAGACGAGCTAAAATCGAAACCGTGAAACCAAAACCATCCAAATCCGCACCCAAAGAAAGTCAAACCAAGATTGTCCAACCGCTTCGTGAAATTTAACTAACCGCTTGGAGAATAATTCTGTAACCGCTTGGACAATATGCCATCGCCGGATTATACCAATCCGCTTCGCACCAAGACTGGCCAAGCATCGAGCGAAGGATAATGCGAAGAAAATCGGCCATCAGAAACCACCTTAAAGAGCCTTTCCAGAGCGGATAGACGACCAACAAAGAATGGCCAGAATAAACGAGAATCGGCCAACAATCAACGACGTCAGTGTCCACGCCCATCCGTGGCTATATAGCTAGGAATCCTTGCATGTTGCCAATACCAGATCTTCCCATGCTCATCCTGCTCCCACGGATAATCATCCATCTCGCGGCTACGCCACGTGCCAAACCATCGAGACTTGCGACGAATCAACTCACCACACCCATCGCAGAACTGCCCCGCCGGAACATATTTGCAGTAGTCGCACATAAGCTTAAAACGAATAACGTTGACGGCCATTATGAGTAATAAACAAAGCCACGTCAACGAACAACGGACAACTGCGGACGGAGGCGGATAATGGAAGCGGCCACGGAGCGGAGACAACTCGGCATCATGCGCGCACGAGCGTCCTGCTGGTTCGGTCGGCTCCCTCGGTTCTCGTCTTCCGCCATCGGTTCTCGTCCTCAATCACGTTTGTTCGCTTTGTCGGTTTGGCGTGAAAGCTATCGTAGCCATCTCTCCGCCTTTCCCTGCCGTCCTTCGTCCTCTTTGTAATGCTTTCCGCTACGTCCTTGTGGCGTCTTCGCCTAAACCGTTTGTATTTAACCAGTTTTGGCTCTTATGGTTGGCCGATTTTCTTGTGAGTTGTTTTTCGGATGTTGCTGTTCCGATTTTTGGCGGGTTTGACAACTTCTGGCAACACCGGTCAGAAGTCTTCTGCTGTGGCGTTGGTTCGGAACCGTCTTTCGGCAGCGGTCGATCTGTGGGCGCCTATTCTGTTGTTGGCCGATTCTCGCGCATCTTCATAACCACAATCGCAGGCCAGCAGACATAATCCGTCCGAATTAGTAATAACTGAAGCGCAGTTTGATTTGTGGCCGCTTGGATGGGTCTCGTTGCCTCCTGATTCCTCCGGGCTGAACATATCCACGTTCTTTCCTTGATACGTTCCTTTGTAACACCATCCGAAGCCTGAGACTTTCTTTAGGCCGATTTCGGCCAAAGCTGGCCACAGACCATCGAAGTCAATCTTTGGTGATTGCCTGATTCTGTATAAAACGATGTCGCAATCCTTCCTCGCTCCTTGTTTGTAGAGCAGACCTCCGGTCAGGGCGATGTGACAACCGAATCTTGGGCAGATCTTCTCAATCTCGACGCACAGGTCTATCGCGTCGCTCCATAGCCACATATCTTCCTGATTCATTCGTTTAACGGGTTTGGCGGCATCCTGAACCACGAGAATCCTTTATCGCCGTGTTTTATTGGCCGAATTTCTGATTCTTTGAAAAAGAGAACGAACGGAAGGTTGTGGAACTCAATGCCGAAAGGATTCTCCTGCTCCGGTTTGATTTCTTTAATCGTTCCGGTTTCACCAAACCTCACGCTCACCGATACTTTATCGCCGATTTTCATAAAATTTCTTTCCGATTCGTTTGCAAGTCCGGCATTTGAAACAGCTTGGACACAGGCCTCGCGCCTCGCTGAACACGAATCCGCACGAAGAACACGGCTTGTCGTATGGCATCGCCGCTCCGTTCCACATCCCGTGGCGTCCGTTGGTTGGGCAATAAGGTTTCAATTGCTATTTATTGTGCCGATAATCGGCGTTTTAACTATCGCCGCCCGCGCCGTTAATGTGGCACAGACATTGAATCGTCTGGAGCTGTATCCGCCAATCTCGCATAAGCACGCTCAAAGTCAGCTTTTAAATCGTTTCGTTCCGCAGCCAGTTCGTAATCAGCCAGAACCATTGTTTCATTTGGCTCCTCGCCGTCCCGCAAATGAAAGTTGGCCTCGTGGACGATGCGGGTGGCTTCGGCCAGATTGTATTGCCCGGCCTCCGGGCGGCATTTGGTGTAGCCGCAGGCCGATGGCCTCCACCACGCGGCGTGTTCGTTTGACCATATCAAGAAGTTCATAGTTGCGGATGGATGATTTGTTGGATTTGATTGGCCAGTTTTGCCGCCGGAGAAGCGTCTGGCGCACCGTCAAGGTAGCCGTCAATAAAAAGGTCGACTTCAGACAGTCTTCGGATTGCTGCCTCGCCAGCCAGCAGGATTAAATTAAGCTTGTCAACCGCGTTGCCGCTTATTTCTCCGTCTTTGGACGGTTGCAGGTCAGAGACAATCTTTAGCGTTCGCGGAGATGTTAGGACAATCATATCTTTATCGTTTCACGGGTGGTGGCGTGCTATTTCCACTAATAAGCGGCCACAGATAACCAGCGCCGAAAATAAAATAATTGCCACTAAATTTTCTTTCATATCTTTATACTTTCGCCAATAGCTAAACAAATAAACCGAGTTCTGTCAACCACAATATCAAGGTGTTGGTGGTGGTGGCCGAAAACCACCAGCTTTGGCCTGCGGGCTTCAATCATCGCCTGGAGCAGCTTCCGTGTGATACAGCGGCTAGGAACTCGCAAATAGGCTTCAGCGATTGATTGCGGGCAATCGTGGGCGATGATGGTCTCGCACTCGGACGTTTTCCACTGAAAAAGACAATCGTCGGCCTGCAACTGATTCAGTTCCTCGTCGCTCCACCAGCTAACGCCTTCCACCCTTGCCCACTGGTCGTGAGACTGCGCTCCAGATACAAAGAACACGTTCTCGAACTCGCCATAATCACCGAGGCAAGATTTAAGCTTCTTGGCCAGTTGCCTGTTATCATGGTTGCCAACAAAGAAATGAAAGTTCTTTGGCAGCTTCTTGACCACGTCAAATACAGGCCATCCTGTGTGCTTGAACGGAATGCCTAAAAACGGCGGGACATTAAATCCGATGCCCAAGTCTCCAATTTGAAGCACGGTGTCCGTGTGTCCTTTCTTCGTGTGCTTCTTTGCAACACAAAGGCAGGTGTTTATATCGCCATGGACATCGCCGAGAATTATCATCGCGGCAAATGATGAGATTTAACCGGCCAGAAATCAAGTCATATTGTGCCGGTTAAATCAAATTGGCCGATGAGCAGTTCGTCCTTCGTGCCGACGAAGCCGTGGGCGTTCAGCCGCTCCTTAATGGCGTCCACCAGCGGACGCGAGAAGGCTGCGTAGTTGTCTGGAATGTTAAGGCAATAAACCTTCTTGCTTGGGTTGGAGCATTTAGCAACCAGATGGCGCACTCTTGGCAGGTGTTCTTCATCTGCGACCACAATCACATCCGCCCATTCAACGAGAACCCTGTCAATGACGATTAGCGCGTATTCCTTTGCCACTCCGCAGTTCCTCGTGTTGCAATTATAGGGAGGCTGGCCAAGCACCCATGCTGTTGTGCTACTCCTCAAAATTCCGGCACTGCAAACGACCAGACACTTAAGTCGCGGCGATTGCCATGGGTTCTTGGTGTTTTCTAAACGGCCATTCAGGTCATCCATATCAGTTATCGTGTTTTGCGGTTCTGGCCGCATCTATTGCCTCCACTGCGGCGGTTAAATACTTGTCGCGCTCGTCATCGTCAAATCCTCCGTCTCCGTTTGGGTGCGCTTCATAAACCGTGACGGTTTCTCCCTCCGTCCAATCGGCGCGGAACCAGCCATGGCGGAGGCGCAGGTAGCCGACCTCCCTGTCGCCATCGAACACGTCATATTGTTCGGGACACATTCCGCCGCCTTCGAGTCTGTATTTTCCTATTTGCACGCCGATTACAATGCAATTTTCGTTCTCTTTCCGCAAGGCAATTCGTCGTTTTACTTGGCCGATTTTTAGTTTACGTTGTTTCCATGAAGTTCACCAAGAATTTTGCCAGCACAAACATTTTCGGCCACAAACCGAACGGAGCCATCACGTTCCTCAATGCCAAAGGCCAGATGGTCGGCAAGCATCCTCCGACCGTCAATCCACCAGCACCCAATAGCGAGGACGTCGGCCCGCTGGTTCCGACCCTGCCGGTTGTTGACTGGACGTTCGCTTCAAACTACAAATGCTATCCGATTGACACGAAACCAGTTGATGGCGGAGTTGTGGTTCGCGTCGGTGGTTCAGTGGACGCCTGCCGTGGTCTGGTGTTCAAAGACAATCCTTCTGCGATTAACTACGGAAAGCAAATCTGCGACTACTGGGAGACGGGAACGCTGCCTCCTGCACCAGATGGAGTTGTTTCTGACGATGAAACGATTCGGAACTCAAGAACCGCGTTGTTAAATGCCGGAACATCTGCTGGCGTTCTTAAAAGCTGGATTGTCCGCCGAATCGGAAGCGGTGAAAAAGTGAACAGCTTTCAGGCCAGAAACGCAGCACACGCCAAAGAAAAATACGAGGCGTTCCACGGCAAACCACTTCCGAAAGATTTAGAGGTCGTGCCACATTCAGAAGTCGTGGCCGAAAAGAACGATTACAAAGACTGGAAGACTGGATACGGTCTGCACAATTCAGAACAAGTTCTGAACGCCGGAACCAAGGAAGGCTTCAAGAAGGCACTCGACACCAGATCGGCTACAGGAGCCAAGAACGCCGCCTCCTCTGCCGTCCACTTCAAGAACGAGGCCAAGCGTCATTCATCGGGTCTGTTCGTCAAGGGCAAGAAGCCAGATTTGGAAAAGGCATCGAAAGCGGCGAACCTCGCAACCGGAGCCGCAGTAGTGGCTGATGCTTCTGCCCGCGAAGCTGACACTGCTCCTGCCTACGACCAAGCCATCATCGCCCACCAAGCGGCAGCCGACGCACACAAAGCCGCGCGGGGAGGCGTGAAGGGCGACCATCAATCACCGTCGAGAACCAAAGAGTCGGCGCACCTGAGGTCCATTGAAGACCTCAAGGGATTGAAGCAGACGATTTCAAACTCGGCCATCTTAAACGCTGGAACAAGTGCTGGCGTTTATGAGGCATGGCAGACTCGTCGCGGAAATGTTTCACAAATCATCAAGGCCAGAGACGACGCATCAAAGATGGAGGCATCGCCACAGCGGTTTCCGGCATATAATCGCTCGGTTGATGCGTGGAAGGCGACACAAAAGGCCGAGCAAACAGGAACGGCGGAAGACCACGGTGCGGCGGCACAAGCACACCACGAGGCTGCCCGACAGTTTGACGGGAGAAACAAATCACACGATGAGGCGTCTCTTGCTCACGAGGCCAAATTGAAAGAACTGAAGCAGGCCATCACCAACTCACGCATTTTGAACGGCGGGCCGGGCAGTGGCAGAAAACCGGGAGGCAGCCGTTGGTTTGACAATCGTCATGGTAGTGGGCCAAATCCAAATCTTTTTGAGGTGAAGGACGGAGAGCAGAAAGGTGGTCGCGTTGAATACGGTGGGCCGAAAGATTATCACCACGACCCCAACCACAGCGGCCAAGGCCGTCCAGTGCCACTAAAGTTTCTGGAAGATGGAGCGGCCAACGAGGGCCATCTACGCGAATTAAACCTTGGCCACGGGCCGACTCCAGAAGGCCTGTTGCGGCACATCAAGGAGAGTGACGACGCGATGTACTCATCGAAGACACCGGAGCAGTTCGCAGCACACAAGGCATCGCGCGATGCGTTTGAAGCGACGGATAAGCATGGTGTGTCGGAAGCCTCCCATGCGGCGCACGACTATGCTGCTTCGCTTCATGAAGCTCGCGGCAACCACGACCAAGCATCGGTTCATCGTGATTTCGCCAAGCTCCACATCCCCTATAACGTGGACAAATACGGTCGCCGAATCTAACATGAACCTGCGGCAGATATTCAACGCGGATGCTCCAGACGTTGTTCCAGAAACCAAAGACGCCAAGCACGAGCTTTCGCTTTTAGATAAAGCACTCCTTGCATTCGCTGCTGCCCTTGCCATTGACCTTGCCTTCATTCGTGACCGCGTAGATTCGGCCAAAACATCGGAAGATTATCAGAAGATTCACGAGGAGCTTCCGAATCTGCTTGAAGAAGCGTTAAAGAAGAAAGCGGCGCAGAAAGCATTGGCTGATTCAATGGCGACCTTCTACCACAACGGCATGGTCGATGTGAATGACAAGCTGGAAGAAGCAGACCAAGCGGACGCCGAGTTGATGGACGAGGTTCAGTCAGCTGGTAAAGTTCCGGGACGCATCTTATCCGAAGAGCTTCTAACCGACCACTCGCTAGTTAAGCAGGACATCAACGACATTTTGGACCGCGCAAACTGGGCGGCGGCGGCAACCAAGGCATCCATTGTCGATGAATGGAAGGGAATTGATGCGGAGAATAAGCCGTCAATCGCCGCATATTTTGCGGAGGATGCTCTGGCCGAGAATCCGAACGTTTCTATTGCCTCGGACACTCAGCACAAGATGGCCGAAGGACTTGGAGAACAACGCGAGCTTAACGAAAACATAAAAGCATATCCATGTCAGGAATTTTATAGGGAAAGCCCGCGCGAAGTGTGGCGTAACTGGCCCGCCAGATTTTTGCGCGGCGGGGGAACGCTATACCCAGACGAAGATGGAAGCGCAGACTACGCAGAAGGCCGCATGATTGCTCCGGTCGGTGATTCTGTGTGGCTTCGCATCTCCCGCTTTGGCACGCCGTTCGCTCCTTTTGATTACCGAAGCGGCATGAATCTTCGCCCAATCGCACTGAGCCTTTCGTCTGAGCTTGGCGTTCTGAACGACTACAAAGAACCGCCGAAGCCAGTCACTGAATCCTTTAATCACAATGTCCAATTCTCTGCCGCCATTTCACCAGCGTTAAAAGAAGTTCTGCTTGGTTACTTGGGCGATTCATTCTCCGATGCTTCGGGCGTCATTGCCAACTCAAAGCACAATCCAGACGTGCTGCTTAATTCAAAAGATTTACTTCCAGATGCGCTGGCCAGATGCAAGAAGTGTGGCGGAATAGCCAACCTAGCCAGAGAGCCGGAAATATCCATGGGCGCAGTTGCGTGTCCAAAGTGCAAAAGCCCGGTGACGCAGGCCGACCTAATGCAAAAAAATCCACGGACGGATTACTCAGCGTCCAAGGAAGTTTTACTCAACGGTGCGCCGATTGGAAACGATAACGCATCAAGAGACCACCATACTGCCATGCGGTCTTGGACAATGCGCGGCATTGGAGAGAAGGCTGCATTGGTTGGAAACTGCGGAAACTATGCGGAAGCGTTACGCGAGGCAAAAGGCGGAGGACAAATCGTTCAGTTGCAGCAGACGCACCCAACAACCGAATGGCATCAAGCGTTGAAGCACAACGGGAAGTATTACGATGCGGCCACTCATTCTGGTGTGGAAGATCCGAAACAACTTGGATTCTTCAAGCACGTCAACAAATGCGAAGCAGACGTTAAGATTGCTCCAGAAAGAATTGTAAAAGAATCGGTAGCCAACAGCCTTTCTTCCGTGTTCCTGCCGCCGGACAAATACGCACAGACCCTCAAGGAAATTGAGGTTGTGTGCAACAATCGGCCAAAAGAACCGCTCCCACCAGTCGGAGGACTGTTCAAATGATCCGTCTCATTCAATCTTTAATCGCAGCAGGACTTGTTTTCATCTCCGGATGCCACGGCGTTCCAGCTTACGGTAAAGTCGCAGTTGAGCAAGCGGTCAAACAAGCTACTTTGAACAAGTAAACATTATGAGCAACCTGAACATTTTCAAGAACGCACTTGCCGAGCGCAAGGCCGAACAGACGACCATCACCACGCCCAGCGGCTACCACTCGCTGCTCAACGCCATCAGGCACGAGGTGAAGATTGTTAACGGAGGGCCGGGAAGCGGTCGCAGGGATGGATTTTCTTATCATTCAGAATATGGTTCTGGCTCTGTGCCGCATGAATCAGAATCCGATGCGTTATCATACCACCAAAAAAAATATCCAAATGCTTCATTTGGTGACTGGGAGAACAATGGAGGCAATAGCGAGCGAAAATTGGTTTGGGAAAACAATAAAGATTCTGAAAACGATGATGGAAAAAAGGCCGTGGCTCAAATTGTAAGAAAATCGGCCAATGTTTCAAACTCCACCTACACCAACCCCGACGGCTCGTTCAAAATCGTGAACGGCAGCCAGATTGGCGCGGCGACCGCACTTTTCATGGAAAAGGGCCACAGCGAGGAATCGGCCACAAGGATGGCAAAATCACTTCTGAACGCCGAAACCGACAACGTATGTCTGCCCGGCACTGCTAATGGCCTCGCTACGGCCTCCAGCAAGGCCGCTGATGCGTCAGAAGCAGCAGAACGCACCGGAACGGCCTCCGACCATTTTGCGGCCAAAAATGCCCACGAAGTCGCAGGAAACCATGCCGCACGGCTTGGCTGCACAGAAAAAGCTTCCCACCACGCTAAAAAGGCTTCTGAACACCAAGCCAAGGGAGTAGCGGCTTATCCGAAGGGACAAACCGATAAGCAGAACGCTGGCTCACCGAAGGCTTGAAGCTTTCTTCGTTCCATTCGCAGGCAATCACATGTTGCAGTAGCTGACGTCCATCGGAAATGGTGATCAAACGAATCTCGGAAGATTTAACTGTTAGCTTGGCCATCTTTTAAGATAGCACAGTCTTTGGCCGATATTTGTAAAAGTGTTTCATAAACAGCTTCTCGGACTCCAGTGGTGAAAGCGGAATGATTTTGTCTGGAAGCGGTGGATACTCCTCCTGCAATCTCCAAGGATGGTCGGTCTGCGTGCAAATGTCCCGCCGCTCGGTCATCAATGCAGTATTGTCTGCTCGTTTAACTTCTGGATGGAACACAGAATTTATTCCAAACACATCGGCAATCACCAGCCACAACTTGTCCTCTGCCGCGCAATAATCAGGCATTGAAATCTTTAGCGGACGAACCATGTCGCCAAGAGCGTATTCTGTGGCGTCGTGCATCAATCCTTGGAATGTGGCTTGAGTGCAGATCTGGCTGACGATTACAGAATGTTGAGCGACAGAATAAAACTGTCGGCAATGACCACCAAATCTACAAATATTAGATAATGCATGGGCGATGTCCTCGATGCAGATGTCTTCCGGCTGCGGGTCGAGCGGATGAAACTTCTTGCCGGTGAACGTGAGAAACCAATCTCCGATTAACTGCTTATCTTTATTCATATTCGTTATTCTGGCCGTTGATGGTCTTCAGCAAAAAGCAAATAGGCCCGCGCATCCAAAAAATTGTCGCCGTGAAATACTCTGGCCGACCGCTGCGTCTTGAAATCCACCATCATAAGCTCAACCATCCAGCTTGGTAGCGGATGGTCAAGCCGGATGCCGTAATGCTGCTGAATCAATCCAGTCCACGCAAGGCCAATGTTCTCGTGCGAGAGTTTTGGGTCGCCGTAAATCTTGCCGCGTTCTTTGATTGTGTCTGAAACGACATCGTTATTTTTTGGCATATTTTTTATTCACACGATAGGCTGGCACGGTGTAGTTGCCAACCTTTTTCAACACCCTTTCCAACTCGCCGGACTCGACCTTGATTTTAACCAGCTCCCGCACATAACTTCCGCCGCGTCCTGTGGCCTTGGCTATTTCCGCGACGGTCTCGGCGGTCTGGTCGGTTTCTACGCGGCCAATAAGCTCGCTGGCCATCATGGAAGTCCAGTGCTTCATTTATATTCAACAATGTCGGATGGTAAAATCCAGTTTCCGTCGATGGATTCCGCCTGCCATGTGTGGTATCGGCCTGTCCGCATATTAACCACTCCGTAGGCAAAGCCATTTGCCTGCCGCAGCGTGTTGGGATTGCGTTCGTTATACTGCATATCAAGTTGACAGAGCGCGCCAATGTTTCTGGCAACGCGTCGGTCAAGCCCTCCAATTGAATGCTCATCAATGACGTGTGTGTGGCCGAACAATGCCGAACCATAGATTAAAGCAGTCTGACGAGCTGCGAATACACCACAGTGGAATCCATGCAAAACCTTGAGCGATCCAATCCTCATTACGCCATCGCGCTTGTGGTATGGATACATTTTGCACTTCATATCTCGCGCAATTTTTTCAACCTCAATCACGCCAAGTTGGGCATAATCTGATAATGCGCCCCGGTCGCTTTCTGCTGTCTCCCAAAGCCTAGAGTCGTGATTTCCAATTAAAAAGTGATGAGGCTTGAATTTGTTCATCCAGACAACGCCAGCATCGTAGTCTTTCCTCATTGATTCGCGCCGCTCTTCCTCGCTTGCACCCTTTCTTAAACACCTGAAGTCCCAAAGGTCTCCGGCGAAAACCCTGATGTCTGGCGCAAAATCGTCAACGAACTTAAAGAATACATTGTTAGACGCGATGTCCTGCATATCACCGTGGACGTCGGAACCAACTATAAACTTGACCCACCGTCTGGTTATGTTAGGCATGATTATATCTATGTGAACAACCTTCGAACAACTTTTAGATTATTGACTTGATTCATTGCGAATGCAAGCGTTATTTGAAATCCGACGAGCGTCATAGCCAAAAGTAAATTATCATCGTCGACATACTACTGCGGATAAACCCAATATACACCATTGCTGTTCCAGATTTTATATTCCGCCGCGCCATTGCTGTTCGCGAAGTTCGCAAAGCAACCCAACGCGAGATTGTTCGTGGCGTTGTAAAAGGCCAGCGGCCACGAATTCGACAGGCTCACGAAACTGCCCAGCGCACCAACCGTGGCCGTCAGATTTGAAAGGCCAGCCGTGTTTGCATCCATTTGAGCCGAATGCAGATTGCCTTCCACCTTCAAATCTCGAACCGTGAAATCGTGGCCGTGAAACGGATACGGCACGCCGATGTCTTTTTGATGTTTCACGTTGTAAATTGCCAGCGATTGCAGGCCGCCCGGAGGATGGTTCGTGGCCACCGTCACCAGCGCGACGTAAAGCTGGTTTGTCGTTTGCGTGTTTCCAATCTGCCAAAAGTTCGTGCCGTCACCGGACACATAAAGCACGCTGGGCGAATAAACATTCGTCATCGCCAGTGAAAAGGCCGTGATGTTCGTCACCGAGCCGAGCAGTGTCAGGCCGGGTTGCGAGAAGCCGGAATAAAATGCGTTTGAATTGAGGTTCACCGTGAGCGGATCGCCAAAGATTCCGTTCGTCGGGTTTCCATAAATCGCCAGATACCCGCTCACCGCGTTCGTATAACCATTGGTCAAAATCGTCAACGTCGTCGGGTCGGCATTCGTGGCGATGACGGATGAACTCCACAGCACGGACACCGTTGTATAGTTCGTGATGCTCACCAGCGAATTGCTCCAAATCCCCTGCACCGTGCCGAGATAGTTTGAGTCCGTTCCCCACACGTTCGTGAACAACGATGTCACCAGCGGATTCAACACCGGCACGTTGTTGGAAATCCATGCGGCATGATTTGTGATTTCAGATTGCAGAAAGGCGTTGTTGGCATTCTGCTTGATGCGCACGGTCGCCAATGAATCGCCCACCGAGATTCCGTTGGTATCAACGGCTGTGTATGGCGCATTGGTGGCCGCGCCAGCAATCCAGATATACGCCCCCGACTGGCTCTGCGAATAATTCGTGAACGTCGTCGTCGTGTCGAGGTTGGTGATTTGCGCGGACGCGGCACAGCAGAGCAGCGTGGCGATCAATGAGCTGATTTTTGTTTTCATAATTTAGGCCATTTGTTTTCAGGGCAATCTTCCGTCGTCAAAAAAGCCTTGTGCAGCATCAATCCATCCATCCAGCAGTTGCACTTGTTGCAAAAGCGCGCCGTGCCGTCTTTTGACACGGACATGAATTCACACTTCATGCAGACCGCCATCCGCGCCGCGATCTGTTCCGGCGTGCAGCGCGTTTCCTGTCCCGCCAGTTTCGCGCCAGCGTAACGCACGACGGCTCCGCTGCCATTGACGGCTTGCTTGATGATTTGTCCACAGCACGGCATAAAATCAGATTCCAAGTCCCCCGCCATCGGCACCCGGCAACGCGCCTGTGCCGGACGGTTCCGCCAATTGGCCGTTGCCCGGCGGTTGGATAAATCCGCTGGCGAGCGGCAGGACATATTGCACATTCACCGCGCAATGATCGTGCGTCATTTCACGCCAGTCGGCGCACGCCATATACTGCGAGTAAATCGAAACCAGTTGCGTGGTTGCGACATTGGCAGTGCAACCGCCCAGCGAACCGAGCCGTCCGGCGTCACCGGCAAGGGCAGGCATCGTCGTGCCGCTTCCGTATGGGCCGCCAAACGTCACGCCAACCGCCAATCCCGGCGCGCCGGCGGGAAGTCCGATCACAGGCTCGACAAGCGGATGAAAACGATAATAGGTGATCGGAACCAGCGTGTCGGTTTCTGACGGGCCGTCCGTGCATGGCGATGGCTGCATCCGCAAGAGCTTGCTGCCAGTGCCGGATTCAGAGGCCGAACATTGCTGCGGCGCAAGCCAAAACGGATCGGCCACGGCCGGCAAAAATGCGCCATGCCACTGGCTTGGATCGAAGCACGATTCGTAGGCGATGTTGCCAAATGGCAGCCGATAAATCGGAACGCCAGCGGGAAAAGATTCCGCATTCGGCGAACACAGCAGCACGCTCGGTTTGCCCGAAACAGGCGCGAGCGTTCCTTGAACTTCAGAATATGCCGTGCCGCCGTTTTGCCGATACGTCGTCTGCCACGTCTGCGCGACGAACTGGTGACGCGAACAGGTGTAATCCCATTGCGCCGTATCCTGCATGATGCCCGCGCTGGCGATGAAGCCGCCGCCAGTGTAGGGCTGCGTCACGTCCAATGTTCCCGCCACGGTCAAAGTGTTCGAGTCCGGCGTGGCCGTAACCACCGTCTCGCCGTCGCCAAGGCCGGCGATTTTGTAAAAATCAATCTTGTCCGTGTAACCGTGGCCATCGCCGTTGCCGCAAAGCCAATGTGGTTCGGTCGTGGTGAGCGTTATGACACCGGGACTCGTCTGGACGGCGGATGAAATTCCGATGACCGAACCAATCGCGCGGCACGTTGGAAACTTTCGATAGCCGTAAAAATAATTCGTCGGGTCGAGGCAAATTTCGCTCGCGCCGGGCGTATAATTGCGGGCATCAATGCCGTTGCCGCCGCCAACGCACGTCGGATTTTTTACCGCATCCGGCGGCGCGGCGCTGTAATCCACGACGAACCGGTCGCGTCCGAACGGCCGCGCCAGATTCACCGATGGCCACGCCTCCAAAATTTCCGCCCATTTGTAAAGCATCAATCCCTCTCCGGCCACAAGCTGGACCAGCGAGCCGCCGGTGACGGGACAGTAATTTCCGTCGGTCAGCGATGTCCATTGCGTCGCCGTCTTTGGCAGCGGCGCGGCAGCCCATTGTCCCCATCCGGTCTGGCAAACTCCGCAGCCGCCCGATTCGGATCGCAAATCGCAAATCTCCTGGACACTCTGGCTGAAATTGTAGCAATAGTCATTGTCCACAGACTGCGGCACGCCGATAAGCTTGCCGGTATATTGAGACCACGATGGGTTATATGTGATACTGCCGCTCCTGGCTCCGGTTATCACTCTCGTTTGCACCGTGCCGTCAGGAGAAGTGGTTGTCACGTCCGATGGTGTCCAAGGCGTCGTGCATTCACCGAGGCTCAATGGATAAGTCGGACCTGCGCTCACAGCATCGCGCGTTACTAGCGGCACGAGCCACGTCTCGCCGTCTTGACGCCACGGATAAACAACGTCATCACCGAGATTCCACGCCGTCGCGATTGCCGCCGCGTCATTGTGGACATCGGCAAAGGTGTGGGGATCGCTCAAGGAAACCGAAAATTCATAATCGTAGGAAACACTGTCGTTGAATTGGTTGACAATTGCGCCCGTTGAATCTGTGTCAATCTGTGTCCAGGTGGAACTGCCCGTGATTGTAAAACCAAATCTTTCAGTGTCACCAAAAGCCACCAGACTGCCGACACATACAAGGCTCAAAGAGGATGTGCCGCCCCATTGATTTGAGCGGCCACTGTAGTTAAAATCAGGGTCGGAATTGTAGGCGTCAAAATTAAACAAGCGCACGGCGTTGATCTCGTCAATCGTTCCAATAAAAGTGAAACCCCCGGATGGATTATTGGCCTGACTCGTAGGCGCCGGAACGATGTATCTTCCGCAACTACTGGACGACATCGAAAGCGGCACGGAAGGAAAACTGGGCGCGGGAAGGGATGTTTGATATCCGGCCACGCCAATGGCATCGCCCGGATTGAAACCATTAAGCCCGCAATCGTCCTCCAAATCAACCGTTGCGATGTTTTTGAAATTGTTGCTGACTTCGTTGAAAAGTGACGTGGCCTTGGTGCTTGACGAGATGCTCGCGGAATTGGTCGGATTTCCGAAAAGATCCACGGAACTTGTCGCGGTCAGATTATATTTCGCCGTGCCGGTGGAATTGCCGACGTTCGCCCCGCGCAGTTCGTAAAACTTGCCAGCATAGGTGACGCTGCCCGAACTGATCTGGACGGCAGTGCGGTATTTTGTCTGCGGATTTCCCAGCGTCGGGCAGCATTGTCCGTCGCCCGGGTCGTAAAATCCAAAAATCCCCGGCCACGTTGCCCGGACCGCCACGCCTTTCCAGCCGGGCAACTGGCATTTCTTTTGCGGCTTGTAAGCCGGGTTCAATGTCCACACGTTTTGACCCGTCAGGTTGCCGGGAGCGGTCTCAAACCCGCAGGAAATCATGGTCGAATCCGTCGCGGTCGGATTGTAGGATTTGCCGCAGTTCGGTCGCCCCAGCGGAAAACCGCAGCCGTCGGTTTCTTCGTTGCCGCCGCAGGATTGCCACGGTTGCAGGAAGCCGCCGAACGCCGTCCGAATGTCCACCGTCACGGAAGAGCCATCCGCTTTCTGCAACACCACCGTCGGATTGTCCAGATACTTCGGCGGCGGATTCGGATCGCAGCAGCAACATTTATTGAATCTTCCCATATCAAGTTGGGCAGCCAGAGAGGTTGAACCAAACCGATGAGGTATTATCTCCACCCTTCAAACACGTCCATAAATCAACTCCGGGAGTGGCGTCGTTGATATGCGTGATGTCGAGATATGTGTCTGGCGGCTGGGTGGCCAGATAGAATGTTGCGCCAGAACCGCCCCCGATGATGTTTGTGGCCGATGCTGGAATGGATGGGTAGGCAGAGTAAACACCATAATCATTGGTGCTAAAGTCCAGCAATGCTCCGGTCGGGTCCACATTGTCCGCAATTAGTATAAGTGCGGATGAAAATGTTCCTCCCACCACAATCATCGTATCGTCTTCTGCGTATCCAGAGCCGGAAGATGCGAGAGATGCACCAAGCACCCATCCCCCGGACGCGCCGCAGTATTTTCCGTTTCCTGCCAGCAGGACATCGGATGTTCCTCCGCTGGCAATGTTTGGTTTTCCGACACCAATAAACATTCTTTGAGTCAGAACAAACTGATCGGAAGGAATGCTGATGATGGCCGGCGCATTGCCCACCACCGCATGGGTTGGCCGGAACCTTGCAGTTGGAGTCTGTGGAAGGGTGGCCATTAGTTATTCAGCGATTGGTTGTTAATCAAATCTTGCAGTGCCAAATTTAACACACCATCTCCTTCTGGCAACTCCGACTGCGATTGTCTTCCGGTGATCCTTAATCCGGCGGTGGCCGTGTTGGAATCCATCTGCGCGGTTATTTTTTGTGGGTCTGATGGATCAAGCGAGTTGGGGTCTTTCACCTGCGAAGCGCCAACCACCACCGACACGTTGCCGTTGTGGTCGGCCTGTGCGACTGGCGAGTATATTCCAAGGCCCACGCTCTCTGTTGCGTATGAACCGCTGTTGTCGCTAAACCTGAAGGTGATTATTCGGTTGCGAATGACGCGGACAAGCTCAACCAAGTCAGATGCCCCAAGATTTTTCTTCGGGCCGAACGATACTTGCGTGGTTCCTTGGTCGACGTTCTCGTCAATTTGAACCACCATGGCGTTCATATCCTCCCAGTTTGGCGACATGTTAAGCACCTGCCCCAACTCAACTATTCCGCTGCATTCATCCTCCGTTATCGTTATCTCGCCATCATATTGCAGTGCCTCCACCGATTCGTAGAGCAGCTTAGCCAGTCCGACTGGAACCGGCTCTGCATAGGTTATTCCCTGCGAGTTGTTATATGTGCCGCTGGCAGCCGACGTGGATTGAAGTGTGGTCTGAATGGGTGCGATGATCTGCTGGCCTCCCAATGTGTGGTAAAAAATGGTTGCTGTGACCTGTTCGCGGGAAGAGTAAACGCTCATCCAGTCGGCGATGGAGCCGGATATAAGCTCGTTGGGAAGCAGCGTGTAATCAATCGGATTCCCGTTTTCATCCACCGGATTCCGGCCGTTGAGCGTGATGGAGTCAACAATGACATCCGACTGACGGGCCAGCGGCCACTCCTTCCTCCCCTTCCACCAGTTAAAGGCGTCTCCAGAAGTAACCGACAGTCCATCCTGCATATCCGGCAGCGGGCTGGTCACCAAGTCCGCGTATGCTCCGGAGCTGTATCCGCGCAGGTCGATGGTGTTTATCATCGCGCAGAATCCGTAGGTTGGCGATCCTGCGGGATAGACATCCACCACCCGCGTCATGTAGTTGAGACCATTCACGGTGTTGTTCTGCTCGTAATTAATTCTGACGAACGGGACTTTCAGGTCGTAGCGAGGATTGATGGAAACAGCGGACACGTCGGCCCCGCCCAATATCGGAACCAACTGGTCTGTTTCATTTCCACTTCCTGAAGTAAGCTCGATGACCCCGAAATTAAACAATCCCGGAATAAGCACGGCATCCAGCGAGCTTCTTTGGTTGATGTGGAATGTGGGCGGCGTGGTTGAATAGTCAAACCACGCGACGGCATCTGGAGACCAACGCAGCTGGTTTCTAATAACCTCCGCCACCGATATATCGCGCTGTTCGGACACCACTGCCGGAACTTCTGGAGAAACCGTGGCCGACCTATAATACGGCTTAGCCTGTGCCTGACTTGTGAGAACCGTGGGCGGAACCGTGGATGGAACGGTCTGGACTGCGCCCATCTGAAAAGCTGGCGAGCCAAGAATCTGGGTCTGGGCGTCCTGTGCATTCAGCAGTGCCTGCGTTATCTGCTGGCCAGTGTCCCTTACAAGACCGGAAAAATAAGTGACGCCAAACGAGCTTGTTATCTCCACGGTCTGCACCCGTCCATAGCTGTCGAAAATCCACGAGTTAAGGAAAACATGGCTGGTTGGCTGGAATCCGAATATTGCACCATCTGCCGCCCGAATCAAAAGATTGCCGTTGTTGTATGGAATGGCCGTCTTAAACCACGAAGGCCAGTTATGTGTGTGTCCGTCCGTGCCGACATACGTTCCGCCTACAATCGTTGACTGGTAGTCAGAGGATTGCGGGACGGCTGGGGGTGTCAGGTTTCTGATGTTGGTGATGAATCCAACATAGGTTTGCTCAAAAATCTGGTTCTCGAAGAAATACCACGGCCCGGATACCTCGTAGGAGTGTGACTCCTCCTGCGATGTTCCCTTCACCGGCGTCTTGGTTACGGTTCCTTGGAACCACGGAACTGTGTTCTTGTAAATGACGACCTTATCGCCAAAGTTAAGCTGGTTCGCGGCGTCGATGTTCTGGCCTTCGGCATCAAAGGTGCAAGTATCAACGCCCTGCGACACCAGCTTGCGATGCATGTTCACAAAGAACCACGACGCAAATGACTGGGCTGGATGACCGTTCTGTGATAAAGTCCAAGTGGCCATTATCTGAACATCCTCCCTTGGTCAACCGTCTTTTTAATTCCTGCAACTTCTTCGTTGGTAGCCGCGAGCGACCGCAATAGCGTGTTCATGGTGTCTGGAATGATGGCCAGTGTTTTTTGAATCGCCGCGAGCATGGTCTGAACAGATTGTGTTGCGCCATGAGCGGCGTCGAGTGCCCCGCTGCCGTGCGGTGTGTCGCGATGCGCCGGAAAATCACGGTGGTATTGAGCGTCCTCTGATGGAGGAGTTCCGTAAGTTTTCTTGTGATCCGGAGATGTCCATGTGCCATCTCCGTTATCGATGTCTCCACGATCGCGATGGAATTCACGAACGCGGACGGCTGAAGCCTCTTTTCTGGCTGCCGCTTTAGCCTGCCAATCAGCTCCACCAAACTCCTGCTCCCACTCCTTGTCACGCCTTTCTTTATCTGATGCGGCTTGAGATTTATAGAACGCATCCCTTTCAGCCTCCGTGGTCGTTTTCCACCCATTCTTGGCGGCATCAGCAGCGGCCTGCTTCTTGTAAAAGTCATCCTTTTCCTGACCAGACATATGTATATTCCATTTGTTTTTTACTGCGTCTGCCTCGCGTTGTTTTTCGTAAAAATCATCTTTTTCAGATGCGGTCGGATTTAGCCATCCATTTGTTTTGGCATCGTCTGATGCCTGTTTGGCGTAAAACGCGCGATTCTCTTCGGCAACCTGCGATTGAGACTTCCCAGAATCGTCCCTCCAACCGTTTGTGGCGGCGTCAAACTCAGCCCATTCAGCCGCTGATGAAGGAATCTTGTTCTTATACTTAGCCACCACATCCGATGGAACAACGATTTCACCCTTGTGAACGATTCCGGCCACAGCGTCGGGATGACCATCTCCTGTATATCCGCCGTCGGCGAAGCCAGGAAGACCAGAAGTGGATGGCTTTGTAACATCCGGACTAGCAGCACCCTTGACAGCCAATTCCAGCCTAATAGACTCTAGAATCCTGATAATTTGATACTGCTCGCCGGCCAGTGATTGCTTGTCCTGATCCACTGCAAGGCCAGGTGTTCCGGCGTTGTTGTCCGGATTAAACACGGCCGCGTGCTGGCGGATTATGTCTGCAATCGGCGCGCCCTGCTCGCCCAGCGCGCGAATCAAATTAAGCAGGTTTTCTCGCCCTTTTTCAAATTCAACCAGCTTCAGCTGCATCTCAATCATCTGGTTGTCACGGTCGGTGCGTATTTCTGGACGCTTCGCCAAGGCGTCGGCTGCCGCAGTGTCTATCCTATCCTTGGTATATCTGAGATTGTTCAGTTGATGAATCTTGTCGATGGCCGATGTTCCAGCCGCAACAATCTGCGGCACGGTCTCCGTCTTCAGCACCTCCTTAAGTGATTCATTGGCCAGCGTCAGCTGCGCCTGCCTGAACTGCTTGTCAAATGCGGTCTGGCGGGCGGCCATTTCGCCAGCATAAATCGGATCATTCTTTCCGCGAAGCGGGTCGTTGGCGTTGCCGTAAAGCTTGTCTTTTTGCTGCTGAAGGGCGTTTAAATTTTCAGGAGTGAGAACGTTTGCCGCATTTAACGCTGTTGTATTAAGACTGGCGGCGGCGATGTCTGCCGCTGCTTGCGCGTTTCTTACTGGTGCCAATTCCTCCCATAACTGAGACCTTTGCAAATAAAGCTGCGTTATCTTTGCCAAATCCTGTTTTTGCTCCTGAAGCGCATAAATCAGTTTAACGGTGTCTCCAGCGTTGCCAATCTGACCAGTCGCTCCTTGGTTTGATTGATTGTAAAGCGCCGCTGCCGCTTCGGGGTGGTCTTTGGCCAAATCTTGAACAGCTTGGTTGATGCTTTTTATAGGGCCTTCGCCCATGTTCTTGTATTTATCTAGCGCGTTAACAATTGCCGGAAGATTGTCGGATATGGCCTTTGGCAACTCGGCCTTTTTACTCATCATCTTGTCCGTCGGAGACTGCGTTGAATCAAGCAGTGACTGGATATACTCCTGTTGTGCCGCCGCCTTCGTCACTTTCTGCCCCTTGTTCGTCAGAGCGATTCCGGCACCCTTCATTTGCTCCGCAAACTCTGGCGTTCCGTTAAGCAAGTCGCTTATGGAATCATCTGTTCTTTTAAGGTTTGTTGTTGTGTTTTCAGCTTGGCGAGCCCTGTTCTCGGCAACTTTGTTGGCAGCATCATAGGCAGCTTCCGCCGCCGGAACTGCGTTCCTTGCATCATCAATCTCTTTCTGCTTGGCGGCAATGGCGGCCTCATCAGTTTTATTGGCCGCATCCATCTTGTTGCGGGCATCCTGTAGCGCTGTTTGCGCCTTCTCCTTTGCCGCCTGATCGTCGTTGATTAGTCCCAATGTCCGCATCAGCTCAATGCGCGTATTCAAAAGATTTATCTCGCCTGTTTCGTGGGAGGTAAGCTCGGCAAACTGGGCATTGATGGCATTGGTGGTGTTGGCCATCTGCGTCTGAAGCACGTTTGTGTCCTTCATTATCCTCTGAATCTCTAGATGAAATTTATACGCGCTCTCGGAGATCTTATCATTCATCTCCCTGACTCCGTTCAGGTCGCCAACCAGACCTGGAACATGAATGGCTTGCCCCATGAAGTCTTCAAACGCCTTGTCCGCCTCTTGGGTGCTTTCCTTTATCTTTCTAAATATGCCCTCAATCGCAAAGAATCCAACCGATGCAGCTGTAAGTGCCGGAAGAACCCCTGCGCCCTTCAGCCCAAGAGATGAAAGAAGGAGTCCAAGAGAACCGGGCGTTCTTGAAACATTGCCCGACATCAACTCGCGCGTAATCACCATCGCCTCGCGCATGGCCACTGTGTTTCCGTGGGTTGCGCCGGTTTCAGCGTGTTGCCCGGCTGCTGCTGCGAGCGCCGCTTCAGCAAGTTGTTTCTTGACAAGTGCCGCCTCGCGTTCCGCGATGGTATCCCTGATCTGAATCGCACTGGAAGATGCCAAAACCGTCGCATACTTGGCTTGCGTCGCCTCCAGTGCCACAGTTTCAACACCCGCAGCCTTCATCACTGGCAGCTTGGCAGATATTGCATCGTGCGCCTTCTTGATGGCAAGATACTCGGCCTCGGTGGAAATCGTGAACGCGGCGGCAGCAGCCGTTGATGTGGTCTGTGCCTCGGCAACAGATGCAACCGATGTCGCCAAAGCCTTGTTGTCTGCTATGGTCATCTCGACATATTTGTCGTAGTCCTCCAGCGCGCCTTCAAGCTGCTCAATGCGGGCTTTCTGCACAACTGTGGCCTCTGATGCCTTGGTTCTCGCCGCCACTAGCTTGGTTAACTGGTCTAATTCCACCAGCGCGGCGGCCTGTTGGAATTTGTTTCCAATGGCCAGACCTTCTGCGTTCGGCGACGACGGCGGAGGATTTCTATATTCTGATAATGGCGTCCTTGGACTTGGATCACCCATTGCGATATTTACCGGAAGGCCATCTCCTCCAGCGTGCGACCCAGTGATTTTGATGTTCGCTTCACGCTCCGCTTTTAACTCCCGCCAAGCAACCAACTGTGCTTCCAGTGATTCGGTGGTCTTGGCGATGGCCTGATCCTCGGCTGCACTGATGGTTAACGAAGAATCGGCACGCGACTTGGCCGCAGCTTCAGCCGCCTTGTTTGAAGCGGCAAGCTGGTCGAGCGTGGACTTTGCTTCCTTAGCCGCCGCTAAATCGGCAGCTGTAGAAACTTTAATGATTATTTCATCTGGCATCTGGCCGTAAGATTAAGCCAGATTCAGCCAAGACACAACCAGCCGATTACCGCGAGAAGATTAGAACGGAGCCTGTGGGTCGGATGAAGATGTGCCGGATGAAGTCGTGTAGAATGGACGGACTGTATTGTTGTTAAAATCCACTTCCTCTGCCGGATTGTAATTCGGAATTGGCTGAACTGTCGGCCAAGGCGATCTCGGCACAATTTGTGGGCGACCTGGCGGGATGTTTCGCGCCGCGTTGGTTTGTCCGGCACGACGAATCAATTCTGGCTCTGCAAACGATGGTTTATTGCGCTTCTTTGGCCTCTTTTTGCCGCACTCATCGCAATAGTGGCCGGGAGGCACGTCTGGACAATAACGGCACTTCTCGGAGACTGGGGCTTCAACCGAAATGTTGGCGTCACTTGGCATCGAGGTCTTTAATCTTTGGCTTCGGCACGGTGAAGCACTCGAAGCAATGAGCGCATCGAACCCGTTCTCCGGCCTCAAACTTCTGGGCGTCGACTGGTTCCATGACCAGCGTGCAGTTGGGACATTTGATTTCACTCATAATTAAAAAGGCGACTGGCGGCAAACACGAACCTTACTTAAGATTTCAGGTCGCAATTGGCTTGCAATCACCAGTCGCCAAACTTTTACCGCATCCGCGCCCATTCGTCAAGTTGATTTGAAAACTTGGCAATGGTTTCATTTCCGGCCAGACGAAGATTCTCCAGATCTTCATCGCTTACACCGTCAATCGGAAACGGATGCTTCAGCACCGGCTGGATGCGGACGTAATCCTTTCCAATCATCTGCTCCATTTGATAGTCCACGTCCTCGCTTCCAGCCTCAAACAGCATTTGAACAGTGGCAGCGGCGGCTCTTATCGCTCCGCCGTTTATCATCTTTTCGGGATTGATGGATGCGGAAGACGAGCCACAGCCAAGCGAAAGGATTTTTACATTAAAATCGTCTCCCCAGAGCTTCACCGCATCGGCATAGGCGCACAGCGAAGGATTATTTGCGACATTCCCACCGTCCCAGAACACCTTGTCGCTCCAAGCATCTGGGCAGGAAAATGCGGGAAAGTAGGTTTGCGCCGCGCTGGTGGCTCTTGCAACCCGCCAAAGGAAGTCGTTCTGACCATCAAGGTAGTTTTTGAAGAAATACGGCTTCTGACTCACCAGTTCAAGTGATGTCACCAATAGCTTTGTTTTGCACCCATTTAGCTTCTGGTGCGCCAGACGTGTCTGAAGCACCCTTTCCAGCTGTCTGGCAGGATAACGCGGCAGAATCAATCCAAGAGCCCTCCACCAATGCTTTTTGAAGATGACCTTGCCGTCGACGGTGAAGAACTTGATGGCTTCGGCAGCCGGAACGCCAGAGGCAAGCAGGCAGGCGAGGATGCCGCCGATGGAAGTTCCAGCAATTAAATCAAACATCGAGGCAATCGGCCTTCCGGCACGTCTTTCCAGTTCCACGAGAATGGCAGCCGGGATCATTCCACGTTGACCGCCGCCATCTAAACTTAAAACTCGAACGATTTTATTTTTCTTTTTAGTTGCCATAGCTTCTTGCCGGTGTGGCTAGCGCATCTTCCTGAGACCATCTCTATCATTTTCTCGCCATAAAATTATGCGACCGGAAGGGTCTTGCGACCTAGCACCATGGCTATCGCGCGTCCACGATGTGTTCTGGCGGACTTCCGGCCACTGCCAGATTGGTTAAAATCCCTTGTTCACTTCCAGGCCGCCGCAAATGTATTTGGCCGTCCAGAATCCCGCGCCGATCCGGTCTTCGTAAAATCCAACCGCGCCCAGGTTCCAGCCGCCGCCGAACGTGACGAAGTTCAGCTTCGCGCCGGCGGTGACAATTTCCGAAACGGAACCGTTGCCCGTGGCCATCAGCACATTGGCAAACGGCGTCGCCGCCACGTTGGTCATTCCAAAGTTTTTAAGCGGATAAATGACCGCCGAAAGCGTGATGCCGCCCTTGACCAGGTTGGCCTGGGCTGGAATGCCTGATTTTTTCGATGTCCAAAGATAATCGTAGCCGACGACCAGCCCGACATTTTGCGACACATTGTAAATGTAATCGGCGAACGCAAGATTGCGGTTGCCGGTGGTTGCCCGTCCGCCGCCGATAGCGATGGCATAATTGGTGGAGACGGTCACGGAGTCGTAAAGTTCCTGCAACCCGGAACTGAATGACGGCATGGCAGGTGCGGCATTGGTGACAATGACCGGCTGCGCGTTGAGGTTGCTGGTGATGCCCACTGCGACCAGTGCGGCGATGGCAACTACTAATCTAATGCTAATTTTGTTTAATTTAGTTTTCATTTTGTTTTTTATTTCGGTTGTGCCGCATCAGCGGCGGGTTGTGGTTTGGCTGCGGGTTCAGGATTTATTTCCAGCGCGGCGTGCTTTAGCACCGTGCCGACAATGCCGGTCTGCATTGAGTCGGGAACGCCCTTGCGGAGCAAGCGGGCGGAAACCCACGCGATGAATCCGGCGCTGGTCAAGCCGCTCAAATTGATTTGGTCAATGCAGTCCACGAACAGCTTCACCAAGTCGGCCTTGATGTTCGCCGGAATTGGCGCAGATGGTTGCGAAATGGGCGCGGTGGCCGCCGGCGCATTGGTGTTTTGCGCCATGACTGCCAGTGAGCAGAATATGACGCCGACCGTTATGATTGCGATGGTGGTTTTCATTGGACTTCTTTTTTTGGTTGATTTACCTGCTGGACTAAAACTGGCTGCGCTTTGCAGGTGGTGGTGACGGCGCGGATTAGCTCGTCGTGGTATGCCTTGTTGACCTCTACCACGGTCGCCAGCTTCCCGTTTTGCAAATCCTGCCCCTGCTTGATCTGGCGCATATAGTCGCGCTGTTCTTTCTGAATTTGCTGGGCAAGGTCTTCCCTCTTGGCATCGTGAATGCGCGTCCACAGCATTCCAATTGCCCCTAGCACAACGACAATGAGGGTAGCCCATTGTCCAAGGGACGTGTCGCTGTGAACATTGACCGGAACTTGGGCGAACATCATAAAATCAATTCAGTTGACCGTAGGCGGAATAAAATTTCGCAGCGTTGGTCATCGGCAGATCGCAGTTGGTGCAAAGGAGACCGGTGAATTCCACCGCCCACTGGTTGCGCGGCACCGTCAAATCAGTGCTGCTGACGATGACCGCCGCGTAATTCGTGGGCGCATTGGCGGGCAGGTTCCAAGCCAGCCCGATATACGGCGTGACGGTGGAGAGCGCGATCACATTGGCGCGCGCCGCCGACACCGCGTTGGCACGGCTCGCCGCCATCATCTGCGCCGCGACCGGATTCCAATTCGTCTGCGCGGCCAGCGACAAGGCGAGCGTCAGGAGCGAGAGGGAAAGGAGTTTTGTTTTCATAAATTTATTTTGTGGCTTTCACATCTTCATCCCATGAGCGAACAAGCCCGCGCAGAATCGGATGAAATCCGTGTGCCAACATTTCTTTATATGCTTCAGATTTTGACCAACCTTCAGCTTCGACGCGATATGCTCCGATGATAAGTCCAGTGCGGTCTTGGCCGTGTTCGCAGTGGACATAGACGCCCTGATGGTTATACTTGCTCAGTGCGATTAAATACATCGCAGCTTCAATGCTTTCCTTATTCGGTTTCCCAAGCGTCTGCTGCTCGAAATTTATTGCACCTTCGGTTTGGAGGAACATTCCGTTAGTCAAAGCGTCAGCATCCGACGCTTCATTTGGTGTGTTCAATTTTACATCAACAAAAACACCTTGAGATTTCAACCATGCCCAGCCTTCCGCGTTCGGTTGTCCGCCCCGCCACACGCCAGGCTCGACCAGCGCCAGATTTGGAATGCCGTGAGTTACCGGTGCGGTTTTGCAGCCGGTCAAACAAAGCACCAGCGCTGCGGCGAAAAGAATGACGCCAACCGTGCGCTGAAACATAGCGCTTAGCCACACCAGCGCAAGGATGAGGAGCGTGGGTTTCATTTTAATGGGCGAGACAAAATAACCAGCCGGCTACACTGATCGCGGTGATGATGCCAAGCGAAAAACTTTCAAAATCAAATTGTCCTTTTTTCATAAAATTGGTTTATTTGTGAACCACAGCGCCTTCAATGGTCTGGCTGGTTATTGTGGCGGCGGTGAATCCGAGTGTGAAGTTCGTCGGTGTTCTGGCGGTGACGGTTGCTCCCACCAAATCATTCGGCGCGGTTACGGTGTAATTTGTCGTCAGGTCAGGAAACCCGGAAATGTTCACCACCAGCGAAGTTGCCGCCGACAGGGTCGCGTTTGTTGAATAAGTCTGCGCCGATCCGGTGTAAGCCCCGACCGCCGAATACAAACCCGCAATCTCTGCATCCGACAACGCGCGGTTGAACATCTTCACGTCGTCTTCCGAACCGTTGTAAAATCCGGCGGCAGAATCAATGTAGCGGCCAATCGTCACACCCAGGCCGGAGTCAGCGTAAGTGTCAGTGACCGTCGCGCCGTCGCGCGCTCCGTTGATGTAGAATTGCATCACGCCGTTGCTGCGTTTCAGCGCCAGATGATTCCAGGCCGCGCCCGTCAGCGTGTTGCTGCCGGTCAGTTTAAATCCGCCGCCCTGATAAACCTGCGGATGGCCGCTGGTGTCGCAGGTGATCAGCAATGAGACCGTCCGCGCACCGCTGTCGCCGATCCTTGCCGTTTCCAGAATGGCCGGTGTCCCGGAAAATGAAGCCGGATTGAGCCAGAGCGAAATTGTGAAATCGCCCTGGCCGAACGGATAGCCGTCGGAACCGAGCGAATAGCTGCTGCTGCCATTGTAGGACAGCGCGCTGCCGGAACTCGTCGGATTGACGATGCCGGCCACCCAGGTCGTGCTGGTGTTGGTCAGAGTGTTCCAACTGAAATTGTTGTTGGCAGAATCAGCGTCAGTCGAGCCTGAACCCTCATCAAACGTCCAGTTGCGGACAGGCGTGACAATTGGTTCAAGCGTTTGCAGATAATTGGTGACAAGATACGATCTTTTGCCTTCGACAAAAAGATTGCCGATGCTCGTGTTGGTTCCCGCCAGATAAACCGGCTCACCCGCAATCAAATTGTTTGTGGCAATGTTTGAGAGCCTCGCTTCATCAAATTTCGAGTTCATCACAATTAATCCGTAGGAAAGGTTCATCAATTGGGAATTGTCAACGTAACTGAAATGCTGACCACAGTTCACATTGTTGATGATGGCGATTCCTACATTTCCACGCTGACCGTTGGCGTAAAAATAGTAGGGATTAAAATAGACGGCGGGCAGTCCGAGATAGCCGAACACACCATTGATGGTAATGCGCTCCAGCCGGTTAGTGATGGTTAGGACGCGCACACCCGAGCCCGCATAGGCGTAATGATCAACATTGTTATTTGTGGTGGCGGAGACAAAAACATCCTCGACCAGCACGTCATTCATGCCGCCCCATGTGAAGGCTGGAATGCTCGTGTTGGTAACACCGTTGAGATAACCAAGCTGCTCATCCGGCGCGATGGTCACAGTATCATCACCGCCATTTCCGTGCATTCTGGCGATGTGAAGGAATCCGGTGTTCGGCCCCCAATTATGGCTCAAATCAGTCCCAAAAGAATAGTAAGTGGAATTTTGCCAGATGTCGTGTTGGTAAATGTTTTCTGAGTGTGAAGTCGTTATTGCAAAATTTGGGTTGCCATAAAAATAAATGTCATCGAGTTCGCAGTTTGTAATTGACGAAACAAAAACGCCCGCACCACCCCCGGTATAATTGCCGGCACGATATTGGTTGGTTCCGTTTGCGTTTAGTGCAAAATTGCCGATGCGGATATTGAAGTTTCCGGGAACTTGGTTTGACCAGTTCAGGTTGGCAATTGCCGGGCAAGGAATGTTATTGTTCGTTCCCAAGTTGGTTGCCACAAAAAAACCAGAGCCCATCCCAACTCCAAGGAAGGCCACGTTGTTTGGAACAAAGATTGTTTTGTCAATCAACTCTGAATTGGAAATGGTCGTGTCATTCCAAAATGTGCCGCCGCCCGCCGCAGACAAGACCAGCAGGTTTGAATTGATGGCGGTGGACGCGCCGGTGCCGCCGCCGGTGTAAAAATTGCAGTTCTGCGGCACTCCGCATTGCGAGGCAATCATCCCACGGCCAGAATACCAAGCGTTCGTCACCGCGCCGGCGGCGGCGATGGCGGACACCGTGTTGGTGAATCCGGGCGTGTTGACCTGTGAAACATCAAACTTTCCAGACACGTTGTTGGACGTGACCGTGACCGAGGTTGGCAGCGCGCCAGCCGTCACGCCGGTCGCTGGAACGACATCCGCATTAGTCGCGTGCGTGGCCTGCGCCACCGCCGTGCTGACCTGACTGCCGAGAATCGTGCCGGATAGATTCGCGGCGGATGTAGCCAACGGCACCGTGCCAGTCACCAGCGAACCCGCCACAGGAGCGGTATTGGTCGTCGCGGCGGATAGATTTCCAGAACCAACTCCAGCAGCAGGCACGGATACAGCGGTCGCCGCGCTTCCGGTCGTGCTGTTCGTCAGCGTGCCGATGAGGTTAGTGCCGTTTAACGGCGACCCGTTCGTGAGCGTTCCACCAATCGGAAGGCCGTTTGTGCCAACCACGGAAGCAACGTTGGTGATGGTCTGGCCACCGGCGTCCAGCGGGGTCTGAAGCAGTCCGTTGGCGATGGGAAATTTCGCAGCGGACGCCGAAAGTGCAAATGACGCCAAAAACATGGCGACTGTAAGTCTTAATCGCATTCCGCCAATATAATGTCTCAAAATCATTTCACAACTCCGACTTTACCGCTTACGGTGCGGCCATCCAGTTCAGGACATAAAGACCTGAATCCGTTAATCCGTTCATGGTGAACGTCCAGCCGTCACTGGTCGGTGAACCGGAAAGCGTGGCATATAAAACCAGTCCGTTCGCTGGCGACTGAACAGTCATTAAAACCTTGGTGGGAGTGAACGGCAGTGCCAGACCGGTCAGGGATGCGCCCTGCGAACTGTTGGGTATGGAATATGCTCCTGTTGCTGAATTGATGTAGACGACTGATCCTGTCAAAAGCTGATCTACAGAGTATGTTCCAGTAGACGGAACCGAGATGTTGATGGTTGATGGACTGGATGAATTATTGTAGCCAAATGAAATTGTGTAAAGGCCAGGCTCAAGCGTCATCGACCAGTATCCGGTGGACGGATTGGTTTTGACCCTGGCCGTGAATGAGGCAATCAGAATCCCGCCAGCCATCGCGGTCGGTCCGGATGAGGAGATGGCCACCACCTCCGCATAAAGCGGGTCGGCGTCCACATCAAGGAGCGTTCCATATACTGTCACTGCCATAAAATCGCGTTTGTAATCGTGCCGCCGTTAATTATGAATGTGTCGTTCGTTGAAATCGGCTCGCAAAAATTATTCGTAACCGGAATCCAGTATCCGACTCCTGAATTGGTGTGGAAAAGGGTGCCGCCCGTTGCATATCCCCTCCAAAACCCCTTGCGCCCAAGATTTGTGTAAAGCACCCCGACAGAATATTGATTTGTCGGGTTTGATGTTGTTGTGAAAGATGGATTGTTTGTGGCTGGCTGATAGCCAAGATTGACGCCTACCGTCGGGGTAACTGTTCCATCAGAGTTTGTCACCATTGAATTGGTCAATGGAGCGACGGATACAAACCCCTTTAGCACTGGAGTGTTGGTTGAAACCGCCCCTGAAAAAGTGCCGCTGAATGTTCCGGAGAGGTTTGCATTGGTGTCGTTGTTGGCAATCAGTCCGGTATTGGCCTTAAGCTGAGCAATATTGGTGGAGTTCACTACGTTGGTTCCGGCCCAATCCTGAATGTTCCAGTTTGCGGCAAACAGGCTGAATGCCAAAAAACAAAGCGCGAAAGATAGGGCAATTATTTTCATTATGACCAGCCTCCGGTTGATGGAACTGAATATGTTCCGGTTGTTTTAATCATGGTTTTTATGTAAACGCCGCCTGTAATCATAACGTATTGGTCGCCAGCCTTGCCTGAAAGCAATGCCGAATTCGGGTCTGCTGATCCAGTGTATGTGGTCGGCAGCTGCGTTAACGCCTGAAGTGCCGCGATGTTGGCCGTGATGGTCGCCAGACTGATGCCGGTCGGATACCTTGCGTCACCAGCCGCCACCGTCAGGTAGGTCGGCGTGAAAACCGATGCTGGCGCGGGCATGGCAATGCCGGTGTCGATGATGGATGACTGGCCGTATCCGACCTGCTGCTCGGTCGAGTAATTCTCGTAAATCGTGGCCGTGATTGCGCTTGTGCCAGATCCGTTAAGCGTCGCCGTGGTTGCCGTGGCGGTGAACTGGCCGGAGGTGGTGAGCGTGGTCGAGCCACAGACAATGGATGTGTCGTTTGCTCCTTTTGTCCAATAGTAGGATGCTCCGACGACCAGGCCGGCTGCGGTCGCTGCGCCGGCCACATAGCTGCCCGCTGGCGCATAGTTGGTGTCGCCGATGAAATTGCTGGTCGCAACCAAAGAAGCCCAAAGATACGCCTGCGATCCGGAGACGTAGATGTTCGTGGCCGCTCCTGTGAAAACCACAATGCAGTGCTGGTCAGTTCCAGCGCTCCAGTTGTTTATGGTCAATCCAGTGTTCCATGCCACACCACCCTCTGGAAGATAGGAGGCCGTGCCAGCCACGGCCTGCGTCAGAATCGGGCCATTCTGACCGTTGATGTCCATGAAGTTAACCGTCATGGTCGCCCAGCTGGTGATGTCAATCAAAGCCCCATTCAGAAAGAATCCAAGCTCGAACTGGATGTCCGCGCCGCGAACCAGCGATGGAATGCCTCCAGTGATCTGGTCAACCAGTGTTCCCTGCTGGGCAAGATCAACGGCGATTCTTATTCTTTGGCGTTTCTGGCTGCTCATGGTGCGATATTAACGCTTGAAATTAACCCACCGCTGATGGAATACGAGTGGGAAGTTGTCCGTCCAGTGTGCTTGGACTCGGTGGTCTTCACCACAGCGTTCGTTAAATAGTAATTTGTGCCGCCAACCGTCTGGAAAACTACGGTGCCTCCTCCCGGAATTGTTGATGCGTGAAGCAGGATATATGATTCGGCCAGTTGAACCGTTGAAAAATATCTCGTAACACTGAACGAAACCGAGGTCTGCATATTTCCACGGTCGCTATCCCTTGCCGCCATCGCCCTTAACGCCTGCCGAACCTGTGTATTGCGTTCGGTGTGGATGGCCAGGCCATTGGGCGAACTTATGCCGCCGGGCGCGAGAATGAATGTGGCCGGATTAGGAAGGGGTGTGCCAGCTGAAACTACTGCGTTGATGGTGACAATCATGTCTCATCGCCGTCATTAGTTCACGGTGATCGCGTAAGCCGGTTGCAGCACGTTGGACGTCAGATAACGCAGCGTGGTGAACTGAATCTGTGGAACGCGGTTTGCAATCAGGCCGTAGTCATATCCAATCTGGAGTATGGATGAGTTGCCAAGGGTTACGTTGGCCGAGCCGGACGGAGTTCCATTGGACGGAACGATTGAAAGCAAATTGCCAGACAGCAGGCTCTGGCCGCGATCGGCTCCGGTGTTCTGCATGTTCAGAATCGCAGTCAAAGTGGTTTCGGAAACAGTCAGAGGCGAGCAGGTCGCGGTCGCGACGTTATCGCCGACCGTGAAGTCCACGATACCGTATTCGTCGGCCTCGACCGGCGTGGTTGACACGTTAAAGTTCACCGAAAATCCGTCCTTGGTATCATAAACCGCAAGGCTCGGAGATCCGGTCAGCGTCCAAGTCGGGACAGAATAAGAGGCGGTCGCTCCCCAGCCGCCAACGTAAGGCGTGGTTCGGATGGATGAAGGACTGAAGGCGTAGGAGCCGAACGAAGCTGTGGCCTCGGTATAAAGACTGTTGTTGGTCGACCACAGAACGCCTTCCTTGCCAATCGCCGTGAATGTGATTGGCCCGACAATGGTCTTCACTGCGGAAAGCATCATTGATGGCTGCTTGGTCACCACTGCACCGTAGAACGTGTATTGATAGCCCGTCTTTGGGATGATCTGGATTTGCGGGTTTCCTGCGCCAATCAGCGAGTCTCCTGGATTCTTGCTGCCGTGCGGCCAGAGGACTCCGGCCATCGCCGTTGTAAGCTCGCCGGTTGGAGTCCATGTGATTTCAACTGAACGCTGGTTGGTTCTCTTGTCCACGACGCCATAAAGCGAGGTGGCGATGTCGAACGTCTGGTTGGCAAGACGAACCTGAATGTCGCCCTGCGAGTAAAGTGTGGTTGGCGAGCCAACAGCCGGAGTGTAGATAATTACGGCTGGCCCACGGATGATAGATGCGCGTGTCAATGACATGAAATTAAAATAAGCCGATTATCCGGTCTCGCAAACGAAAGATTACCGCGAGGTTATGGTGCAGTTGCCTTGGCCTCTTTGCTCGTTAATTGTCCAGCCAGCCATGCCGATGTCCTGATTTTAGTCCCGCTTGAAACAGTGGACATCGATGATGGCGAAAAGGCCGTCCAGTTCAGGACATAACTTGTATCGTCGGTAAAGCCGTTAAGATTGAATCCCCACCCGTTACTGGTGATTGACCCGAATTCAGAAGCATCTAGAATCAAGTCTCCGGTCAATGTGGAAACGGTCATCACAGCGGCAGAGGGAGTGAATGGAAGTGCAAGACCAGTTAGCGTCCCGGTGTTCACCCCGTTCGGAATTGAGTATGTGCCGGAAATCTGGTAGCCAAGCCAGACGGAGGCAGAGGGATTGCCCGGAGACGGAGTTGACCCGTCGGTGGTGTAAAAAATGGCAGCACCTGGAGTGGAGCAGGAAAGCGCAAAAGTATCGCCGCTGAAGGCAATGACCGGAGTGGCCACTTGGTTGATCGTGTAGTCAAAGCCTCCGGCGGTCTTGAATCGGACATCGTAGCAGAGGAGCTTGCCAACTGTGCCTCCGGGCGCGATTGTGATGCTGGGAGTATCCAATACCACCACCTCACTTATTCCAAGAGGTTCAAACTGGTGCAGCGTTACGGCGACCATCTCGGCAACTTCAGAGGCTTGCTTTCCGGTTCCAGATGTTGACCGATTAAGAATGACGTTCTCTACTGTGCGGCAAATTATTTTGATGTCATTAAAATACGGCTTTAGATAATTCGGGAAAGCTGCGTTGGCTGTTGGAGTAATCACAATGACGCAAATGCCTAATTTCGCCAAGGCCGTCTGGATCGCATTTTCAATATCTCCAGTCTGCTCCGTGATTATGGTCACGTTGCTGAAGTAGGGTGTCGCGGCCAGTTGGTCGGCGCATCCCTGCTGGATTCCTTTTAAGATGCTGCTCATTGCCTTAATGTAAATGGCTTTTGTTTAAAAGCAATTGCATCGTTGCCGCTCCAGTTTATCTTGTATCCTTTTTCCATATTGTGAATCCACCATAGAGGCTGAAAATTTTGTAATTAAAACAGATGGCCTGTTGCATTGGATCGCTCAAGTCGAATGATGCAACCGGGCGGATATGATCCAAATTCCATTTTCCGTGTCCGTTTCCTCGGTTTGCCCAAGTCATTCCATCTTTGAATTTACTTTCAATTCTCGCCTTAAAATCGTCCAGCGAACAGCCAAGAAGCTCGCGGGCTTTCTTGCTCTTGCCTTTCCCTTTAATGAAATCCGCAATCCTTCCGCGCAAAGAAATTGCAATTCTTAATTTAATGGCACCCGGAGTCATAGACTTCCGATATTTTCTTGCCCTCTCGCGCTCTTTAATTCTTGCCTCCGGCTTAAGCCGAAATTTTCTAGCTCTTGCTAAAATATTTTCCCTATCTCTCTTGTATCTCTCGCGATTGCGCGCTTGTATTTTTGCTTTTTGCAGTTCAGTTGGTGGCTTTACAGGTTTTCGATAAATCACGCCACCCTCATATTCCATTAAAGTGATTGCATTGGTGCAGTTTTCAAAATCGTCGGCGGCGTGTTCTGCGGCATACTGGATGCGTCGTTTAGCTAGAATATCTTCACCTTTTTCCTCCCAGTATTTCGGCGCATATTCCGCCAGATACGCCTTCATATACGCGGAGTTCTTCTCCTTGTTTTTGCCGCGCCATTTCTGTTGCTGTGCCGCTCTTTTAGCCCTCACCGCCTCCCGCTGTTCCTCTGGATAATCTTCAATTCTCTTTGACATGCCACACATTCTGCCTCACACTAAAACGAACGCAAGTGCCACATTGCCATTAGGTTCTGGTAGCACCTCCACGTCCGCAAACAAGCGGCAGATTGTCCTTGTGCCGAAATGAGCCTTGCGGTAATCTTCCACTTGCCACGCGATCCAAGATGGATTTTATTACTGGCGTTAGATGCTGATTAAAATCCAGCTTGGCGGAACATAGCGGTCGAATTTCTAATTTGCCCGTCCGTTTGACCGAAAGGTCATGCTCTCTGCCAAGAGTGATTTTAACCGGACGGGCATTTCTTTTGCCGTCATTCATCGGCTAATGCACGATGAGCGGCCAACCAAATCCAACATCAAACCTGCCGAACCCACGGCAACGCTCCCGTTGAGCTTGGGAATGTTTGGTGTGTTTTGCGAAATATAGAATAATGTCGGTAGGATGGCATTCCCCGACCAACTTCGAGACCGAGGACAAACTCGGCCCAATACACAACCCCGCCTTCGGGAAACCGGAGTGGCGGCAGTCTGATGCGGTAAAAATCACCGCCCGATACAAGCTGGGTGCGAAGGTCGGAAGCAAGATTGTCATACGCGAAAGAGGACAGACCCCAATCCTATGAAATGGGGCGGTCAGGCGTAGCCAAAGCAAGAGTCCGCAAGATCGGCACACTAAACATTATCGGCCAGCAATCGCGGTCGCCAGCTAAACGAACATCAGACACTCGTGATAAACCATTAAAACGGTGCGAGCAGGCTCTAACGCGGCGGATTGCGGCAGAAACCAGACCTGAAATGTCTCTGGCTAGTGGCCGCGTGTATTATGGCCGACGTAGGTGTGGTTAGGCAGTTAGACGCTTAACCGTTACCGATGTTCTTCAGTTTCTGTTTGAAATGTTAAAGATTTAACGGCATACTCCGACCAGAATTTGTGGCAAAAATCATCAAAATCTACTTTGACGGAGGATGTTCTCCCAATCCCGGCCAAGCCTACGGGTCATTCCACATTTTGAACGGCGACCAAGAGCTTTTCTACCGCAGTCGAGTTCCTTTCGGTTTCGGAACGAATAACTTTGCCGAATTCACCGCCCTGACGATGGCGTTAAAAACATTGGCAGACGACATGGCCGAACATGACGCCGATCCGAAAGAATACAACCTCTTTATTGAATCCGACTCCAGAATTGTCGTCAACCGCCTGACCAAGAAGAACAAAATCCACAAGAAACCCAGAATGGTGGAAGCCAGCACCAGAATGTTTAATCTGGCCTGTGGCTGCTTGGATTACATGAAGCGGTTCAAATCGGTTGAAGTCGTCTGGAAGAAGCGGGATGCCAACGTCGAGCGTTTTGGCCACTAATAAACGTCGGTTGCCCGGATAAACGCCGGATCTTGGTAGATGCTTCCGGTTTCTTTAGGCAATGTGACGTTGTGCAAATACGCCTTCAGCGAGTTAATCGCGGCCTCCGTCATCGCTTCCTCCGATGGCAGCACGGTCGGGTCGGGTTGTTGCGTCACCGATTCCACCAGCCAGTAAAACACGGTTCCTTCACTGTGCTGAATTTTACGTCCACGAGGCTCGGTTGGCTCGTATTCGCCCTTGTAAAATTTGCCTCCTCGTTTACGTCTTCTCGATGCCGATCCGCTTCGCGTCTCCGCAAATTCATGGTTCTGCCAGTGTGCGCCAGTAACGTCGTCTGAATCATCGTCAGAGGCTTTAAGTCCTACGACGCCGATTTTACCGGATTTCTGTCGGCCAAAAAACGGAACAAGATTTGCGAATTCGGTCGGTGAATGGCCGTAGGCTTCGGGCGTTGCTGGGATCGAGAGGTAGTGTGCGAAAACGGGTTTAATCTCTCCGCCCAAAAGTCTCTGACGCATTCCGGTCTGATTGATAACGACCGATGCCTCGTCCTCGCCATACTCCATCGTTATGCCATCCGCCGCCTTCTGGTAAAAATTCGATTTGAAAGCCTCGCCGAATGGATTGGTTCGGTCAAGGTTGAGATTCGACAAATACGCGCTTAAGTAAGCATGGACGCCATCGGCTGCCGCTGCGGTTGCTTCAGAGCGGTCGTCGCCTAGAGAAAGAAGCGCGCCTAAATTCGGAAGGTCGATGGTGTATGGCATGGTTAAGCCTTGTGTGGCCGAATTTGCCAGTCCACTTCAGAATGCTGTGCCAGATGTTTAATCGGAATCTTAAAGCTTGTTAAATCACGGCCTTCGCCCCAGTAGCTCGCCGCGTGGCTCTTGTCCGGTGAAACAAAGATGCCTTCTGGATATTCTCCTGCCTTAATCTTTGAAATGACATCCGATGGCTGGCTGGTATAAACGCGCACCTGCTTGTCTCCGATACCCATCGCCTCATTCACCAAGTCCATCGTTTCCGGAGTTGCCTCGTCGTTTCCTTCAAACATCTCCTTTTTGCCGTCCTTGCTTAATAGCAGTCCGACTGTGTTTGGGTCGTTCTTGGCCGAAATATAAACCGGAACCGGCCAGACGCCGTCAGGATTGTCGTCAAACAACGCCTGACTGGTTACGAGCCTTCTGGTTAAGTCTTTTTGATTGAATGGAATATCCCCCATCAGTTTGTGAACTTCGTCGTTCAGGTCATTGGCCAGTTTCAGAACGTGGTCTCCAGCTGGCTTGTTCTCGAAGTCGGCCAGAGTTTCAAGATGAATCTGGTCGTCACTTTTCCTCCCACGGGAGAATCTGGACTCTCGGTCAAGGTTCTCCTTCACGTCGTCCCACGTTATCGGATGCGGTGATGATTCGCCTTTCGGCAGGCTTCCTCCAACTTGACCCACCCGTCCTTCGTGGCCTTCAAACGAATTGAGAAGCCGTTTTTTAAGTGCGGCCTTTCTGGTTCGTGAGTTGGCGAGTTTTACAACTGGCTTCGGAAACTGGCCAGCAACCGGCTTGCTTAAATCACCGCCCTTGATCCACTGCTCAAACTGGCCGAAATCCAATTTTGTAACAGCACCGATTCTCTCATGTCCCCTTCCATCGGAGAACGCCCGCTTGTAGCAGTCGGTCGCCTGCTTCTCGTCTTGAAAGCCAATCATGCACTTTCTCTCGTCTGGATTTCCAGTCTCCGCGTCCACTTGATCGATGACAAACACGGAAGCGGTGTCGCTTGGATTGGTGGATAAATAGCAGTCCAGCAAGTCTCCATCTTGGGTGCCTTTTTTCGTCCCCTTCACCCCGCCATAATCACTCGGCATGACCACCGTCCAAACCTTGCCGTCTTTGCCGATTCCAGAACGGACACTTCCGGCCAGTGACTCAATACTAATTCCGAGCGTTTTGTAGGTGGTGTGGGTTTGGCGATAATTTCCGGCCTTGGATTGTTTTGGCGTGGGAACGCGGCCAAGTCCTTTGTGCGGCAGGGCGTTGGTGATTTTTAATTCTGGCCTTTTGCCAACAATCACTTCTTCGTATGTTCCCGTTAAGCCGACGTTGACAGCCACAATATCGTCCACTGGAATAGACTTGGTGATTATATTTCCGCCGTATTGCTCTGCACCAGACTTGGTTGTTGCCCAGTTCTTTGTGGCCTTCTGCTTCTGCAATCCTTCCGACCGATACAGCGTCATTGAATCTCCAAAGTTGCTGCGAAGCTCATTTCTTGTTGGCGTGAAGCAGTCGTATAATTCAGATGCGGAAACCCGGCTGTTTCGGCCATCCATTATGTTGTCAACCGCCGTGTTTGTTCCCATGCCAACTCCGATCGCAGCCTCGGTGATTGCGTTGTAAACATCCCGATTTTTCATCAGGTCGTTTCTGGCCGTTAAAACAACCGAGGATGGGATTGCGCTTTTCCGGTCGGCAGGAGACTTTATATCCTCGATGGTCTTCGGCCTTGCCAAGTCGTAACGCAGCGAGTTGGCCTCGGCGTTCAGTGCGATAAATCTGGACGCCTCCGATGCTGTTAAGCCGCCCTTTTGAGCCAGCGGCATGATTTCGGATTTGATGGCGTTTAATCGGCCAATCATAGTCGGCCTGTCGGTGACGTGGCCTTTTAAGCCAGATCCGACCCCGCCGTTAGCCACCACAACCACCGGATTTGCCTTCCAGCGGCCTATTACGGCGTTCAGAAGCTCGAACTGCGGCTTGGGGGACACCGTTTTCGGCAAATAAGCGTTTAACAGGCCGTGTAGCGTTGCCCGGATGGTCTTGGGCGAGGCTTTGGCCTTCAGCAGGGCGGAAGCGGTGTTTTTAATGGCCAGAGGAAGCGGAATGGCGAAGTTTTTAACCTTCTCGTCCATGTTTACATGATAAACATCAGCCGTCTTGTCTCCGAGAAGTTTTCTGGCAGTCAGCCTATGATTTCCATCGGCGATGTATTGCTTGCCTCCTTTTTGAACCACCACCGGCTTGTCAAGCTGGTCGTCTGATGGCTCGGATGCCTTTCTTGAGTCATCTCCGCGTTCAATGATGTCTTTTACTTTTGGCTCAAAGAACTCGTTGGTTCCGGTAAGATCGTCCAGATTGACGGTTTTCACTGTTTTTGGACCGCGCAGACGACGCCTTAATTCTTCCGTATCGTAGGGTGCCGCATGATCGCCGGATTTGAATATACTGTGCGTCCAGTTTTTCTCATCTGGAAGCCGTGGCAGTTTTTCAAGAGATGATAGCGCGCCAGCCTTTCGCACCTCCCACGCCTTCTTGACGCCCACACTTGTGCCTGCGTTGAGTAGCTTCCGCTTCATGGCGTTAATCAGAACTCCCGTTCAGCACGTCGGCCAAACCCACGATGGAAACCGCATGTGTTGAAGCTCGGCTTGGAATAGCCCAGAACTGTAGTGTCAAGGTTGTTTGGGTCTGCTGCCTCAACAATTAATTTTGCCTGTGCCACATCGTTGAATATCTGCCACGCCCGGTTCGCATTTACCCGACGGAAATTCTGCTCGTCGATGACCGTTCCGGCGGCACGGCTCATGATGGCCAGAATGATGATGTCCACTGCCGGGCCAATGAGTGCTTCCGGCAGTGTGATGCCTGCGCCCATCGGGACATTGTTCAAATTTCTCGCGATCAGCGACCTTGCAGTTGTTACCACCTGATTGATAACTCCTGCGATGGGATCGCCCTGCGTCGGAGACTGTTCGAGCGCGGCTCCGCGAAACCCGTCAAGCTCAGGGCCAGATATTTTCAGAAGCAAATCATCGGTCGTTAAATTGCGCCATGCCATAATTGAATCAAGATTAAGCCACGTCTCGGCCAAACACAACCACGACATTTCACTTGCCAACCGGAAGCGGAATTGCCAATCTGATGGCCGATAATATATGAGAAATCCGAATGGCAAACAGGCAGTTGACAAACCGCAGCGGTGCGGTATTCTGGAGGCGTGAAATGCGAAACAAAATCAAAAATCCAGCCGCTGTTGCCCTTGGCAGGCTTGGTGGAGCAAAAGCAAGCGAGAAGCAAAAAATGGCAGCTCGTGAAAATGGCAAGCGGGGAGGTCGCCCAAGGCATCACCAGAAAGGCCGGAATTTACGCGATCATCAACAACAAGACGGGGAAGCGTTACATCGGCCAGACGAATAATTTCAGCTTTCGGAAAGGCAAGCACATCGGTTATCTGCGGAGCAACTCCCACATCAATCCACACCTTCAACGTGCGTTTAACTTGGACGGCGAGGAAAGCTTTGAATTTACGATTCTTGAAGTAGTGGTGGATGGAGACATTAATGCAGCCGAGGTGCGATGGATTGCTATGTTTAATTCAGACAATCCTGAATTTGGATACAACTGCACTTCTGGAGGCAAATATGCACCACTCAATCGTGCCGCACTGGATGCAATCAGTAAGAAGCTTTCTGGAAGACCGCTTGCTCCAGAACATCGAGCAAAAATAAGCGCATCCAACAAAGGCAGAATTATTAGTGCAGAAAGCCGAAGAAGGCTGTCCGTTACGTTAAAGGCCAAATACGACAGATGCGAGATGCCTTGGTTTGTGCCTACATATTTTTCTGGAGAACAACATGGAATGTTTGGCAAAACACACACGCCAGAAGCACGCGCAAAGATTTCATCTGCGAGAATGGGCAAAACATATTATGAAGTAATGTCAAAAGAAACGGCAGATAGGTTGATAGCACAACGGAAGGCAATGGTCGGCGATAAGAATCCAAATTACATTCACGTCGATTTAGAAGCCGTGATTTCAAGAATACAGGGCGGTGAATTCGTAGAAGATATTGTTAAATCACTTGCTATTTCAAAGACACAATTGCACTATAAGTTCAAGCGAAAATACAACTGCCCGCCGGTTGAATACGTCAATAAATTAAAATATGAAAATTGCGACAATCGAAACAATTAAGTCAGTCCGCAAGCATCCGAACGCGGATTCCTTGGATATTTGCTCGGTTCTGGGTTTTGAATGCATCACCAAGATCGGCCAGTTCAAAGAAGGCGATGTTGTAGCTTTCCTGCAACCAGATTCAGTGCTTCCGCCCGATAAGGAGTGGTCTGCGTTCTATCGCTCAAAATCAAACAGAATTAAGGCGATTCGCCTGCGTTCGTGCTGGTCGGAAGGCGTCGCTGAATCACTCGCAACCGTTGGCTATACTGGGCAGATTGAAATTGGCCGAGAAATCTCGCAGGACATCGGAGTCACCCACTACGAGCCACCACTGCCTCAAGACCTGTCGGCCAAGGGACTGCTTCCGTTCGGCATCCCGCCCACAGATGAAGAGCGAGTGAATAATCTCGAAGCGATTCCCTACGGCGAAATCGTGGACGTGACGCTCAAGATTGACGGACAAAGCTGGTCGGCATACAACGCCATGGCGCGCGATTCCGATGGCAACTTCATGCCGCCAGTCTCCGGCGTGTGCGGGCGGCGACTGGAGTATAAATTGGACTGCGACAATCACTATACGCGCAACTTCAAAAAATACGCGCATATTTTTGGCAAAAACCACAATCTGGTGAACGTCTGCTTTCGTGCAGAACAATATGGCTTTGGAATCCAAAGCTCGGCCAACAACCCGCACAGTAAGCTTCCGGTGGATTTGGCATTTTATTCAGTCTGGATGATGAACGACCGCAGATACGCACGCAAAGGAGAGTCTTTTTACGCTTACGACTTCTTCCCCAAATTCGGAATTCCAACAGCGCCAGTCATTGAGCGGGACGTTGTTCTGACACCGGAACTGGTTGCAAAATACGCGGATGGCAAAGAGATTAACGGGCAAAGTTATGAAGGAGTTGTTATACAATGGAGTGGCGGATCGTTTAAGGTTTTATCAAAGGAATACGATTCAAAGAAATGAGAACGCCGGCCGACATGGTTAAATTCACCAAGCAGTCAGAAAATGATTATCTGATCGTTTTCGAGAACGGCATCTGCCTTGGTCATTTGCTGAAAGAGGTTGACGGCTACTTTGTTTATTATCCAGAGACTCGCGGCGGATTCATGGAGTCTTGGATTATGCGGATTATCGCAGATAAAATGGATGACCTGAACCGCGATTGGGACGAGACCGCGAGGCGCGAAATCGGAGGCCAATCATGAGCGAACCCGCCAACAAGAAGCATTTCGTGGTCATCAAGCCGTATCAATACGATGGAGATGTTGCCTTTGGTTTCTGGAACTCATCGTTCAAAGCCTACGAGCTTGGCGATGGGGATTGTTACACGATTGACCAGCTGAAGGAATCGTGGTCGGATGCCAAGTTTCTTTCGTGGACTGAAATGGAGAACAAATTCAAGTGACATGGAACAACAGAATCTTCCGCCGCGTGCGGATTGCCGATTAAATGTCCGCAGTGCCGTGCCGTCTCGGTGCAAAATCGGCCCAAACGGAAGCTGCGAAGGATTCTCGGCCAATAAGGATACTGGAAAGAAGGATGGAGACTAAATGGCCTGTAACGACGCGCTCTGCGATGGCGGCGGAGACAAGCGATGAACGTGATCCAGACATTTGAATTTGAAGCGAGAGGCGAGCGCACGGAACAGCCGCCATTCGTCAGCAGCAACTTGTTCCACATCACAACCAAAACACACAATGAAAAATCCACATATAATCGTAGGCGCTGGACACCGCTGCCTCTGCGGGACATACGGCATACCGGGCGGCACACCAGATAAAGCATATCCGCTCGGCTGCTCGTCCGTGCTGGACGCGCTCGACAGAATCACTGGCGACGGTGCCAGCATCCTCAAGGCTGTAATCGTGCCGCTCGTAGAAGATAGACCGATGCCGATGGACGACAATATCGTGCTGGCGGGACACCTCTACGAACAATACTGCCAAGCTGTCGGTGGCTTCGCGTTCAACGGCGACCCGCTGCCGAATTGGGAAACATTCCGTGGCGACCCGACAAAACAAAAACAGAGTGACGCATGTGTGGCTGTCGCCTCTTGCGCCTCGAACCGACTGTTGGCGGCGCAGTGATGTGGAACTACTGCATCGACCTGCCCGATGGCCAAGTTTGTGATGAATGTGGCCAGCGAAAGACGCGCGATATACGATGCAAAGCGGCTATGTTCGGTTATGCTCGATGCTCGCAGATCGCCGGACATTCTGGCCAGCATTTCTCCATGCACGGCGGAACGCCCCACCGCTGGGATCACAATAAACCAACCACGCCACCATCGACGCCTCCGTGACGGCCAAAGAAAACCAAATCATCAAGGATTGCCGACGATGGCTCTGTCGGGCCGTGGTGGTTACTTTCACCGATGAAGACTACGACTGGCGTTATTTTCGCATCGAGCGGGTTTCCGGCCAGAAGATAGCCTTCACCGGCATGACGGACGCGGATGGAAACAAACACGACGGAGATTTCTTCTGGGTCAAGGCAAGCGAGATTGAAAGCGTTACACTGAGGGAATGATTTACGTTGACCAACTTCGGATCTGGCCTACCAAAATTCGATGCTTCAAGAAAGGATCGTGCCATCTATTTGCGGACACCGAGGAGGAGCTTCACGAATTTGCTGCTGAAATCGGCCTAAAGAAATCCTATTTCCAAAATGGACGGAATCTGGCCCATTACGACCTTAATAAATCACGGAGAAAACACGCGCTTGCTCTCGGGGCAAGCGAGCTTGAAGGACGCGAACTGCTGGCCAAATGGAAGGAAATAAGGACTACTTCAATTGCTGGGCCTGTTGCGAGATGTTTGGTTGAAAATACGGGCCTGCCGGATAACTCCCAAGTCCGTTGATGTGATTCCACATAACGGCATCAATCCTTTGCTGGTCTGAAAATTGGACGTTTCTTAACTGACTATCTGCGTTGAATTGGGTCTCGATCTCGCCCTCCTTGGCCACGCGTTCGGAATGATCCGCCGCCACCGAGGCAAGCAACGCATCGTATTTCTCCTGAAGCTTCTCAAGGTTGTCAATCTTGTCTTCCAGAGGCTTTAGCCTGCTCTCGGCCACCGCAGCAACCATGCCAAGGATGAGAAGAATGACAATGACAAATTGTATCCAGTTTGCGGCAGTCAATGCCTTGGCCTCGCTATTTCCGTTCATGGTTACAATTTCTGCCAGTTCAAGAAATAATCAAATATAACATTGCCACGGCTAACGTCCGGCCTGTGAATTGTTTGTAATAATCACATTCAGTCGAAGATCGCTACTTCGTCAATGCAAATTCTCTTGTGTTTACGGACTGACGTCCTTCATTGAATATCTGGCCAATTTATGCTCCAGTCGAACTTTGCTGATTCGGCACGTCCGTCTCCTGTGACGTAGAGCGGGCAGCTAAACGCTCGGCCTTCCTTCTAGCCTTGTATGCTCGGTTGTATTCCACCAATGCGGCTCCGGTCGGGCCGTTTCTGCGCTTCACAATTCCAAAAGCCTCTTCAGGAGTCCAGTTCAAATCTCTAATCCTATTGCAGATTTGTATTAAATCACCTCCGCGAATTGCAATGTGGTTCGCAATCGTGTCTGATTGTCCGGCAAGCGATATATTGGCCGATTGTGCATAGGAAGCGCATTCATTCAATTTAGCTAATTGCCTCGCCTCGACCTTTTGTTTCCGATAGCTTTTGTTGTAATCGCGAGATCTGTGCATCCTTTCCTCCGGCGTTAATCCAGCGTCATTCCAAGCCCTTCTTCCGGGCGGAGGGTCGATGCGTAATGCCTCTTTTAATGTCCAACCAAGCCGATGAATCCTAGCGTGAACCAAAGGATATTTCTGGTGAAATTCAGATGCTAAACTTTTTAGGGATCGTTTCTCGCCATTCCAATCCACTGCCTTATCTGTTGGATTTCCTCCGCGAGATGAAAGCGGTGTGGCTACCGCCTGTTCTGGAGTCATTCCGTTCCGGATGCGCTTCCGAACGCACACTGGAGTCATTCCATTTTCTTCAGCAACCTCGTTTAATGGCCTTTCCTGTCCTTGAAACGTAATAATTTCAAGCAGTGGATATGTGTGCGGCTCCAGCCCAACGGCCTGTTCCGGTGTTAAACCGCTTCTTAATTTTGCGCGAATGGTGGTGTGCTGAATCCCATATTCTGCGGCGACATCCATCAGATACCTTCTTTGTCCAAGAAGCGTGATGTAACTTGAAACACGGCGATTTCTGTTCTGATCGTCAGGAGTCGCCCATCGGCAGTTTTCTGGCGAATAACCAAGGTTATTGTTCTTTCTTTCAAGAGTCATTCCATCTGGTCTCGGCCACATATCGCGAATAAAATCTACAACGGAAATCCTCCACCTGTCACAAACGGTGATTCCACGGCCTCCGTAATCTGGATATCCACCATTGCGAGGACTGTAGCACCGGCTAATCATATTAGACCAGATGCCTTTCAACTCGGCGACTTTTACTATTTCACTATCCGACAGCGGTATTGTTTCGTTTGGCATGACGACACGATACCAGTATAACAAACTATTTCAAGTTAAATCTTCACATGAATATAACAGCAAAAAACCCGCTCAAACACAATGTTTAAGCGGGTTATGAAATTGCTACTGTTACGGCCCTGTCGGATTCAAACGCACGGCGGCAGCACTGTTAGTAGTGTGTATGTCTTCCGACCAGTCAAATTTGGCAACCTCTGCCCTACCGTCCTCGCGGACATAGCTACCCGGCACCATGAAGTTGTTGATCAGGCGGAACGTCTTCATGAAGCTAGGGTCGCGGCGCGTTGGATTTTCCTTGCGTGCGAAGATCAGGACGCTGGTGTCGAGCAGGAAGTTCATCGATGCTGCGATGCCTTCGCTGGCCGAGTCGTAAACCATGTAGGACACGCGGGTGTCAGGGTTGCCCAAGAACAGTCCAGAGGCGGTGTCCGGGGTGATGTTCGGGATTGCATTACCACCGGCGGTCACGAAACGTGAACGAACCGTTGGGTGATTCTTGAAATACATGTAGGCTGTGGCACCGAACAGAACGCCAACGCCCATCAACGAGCCGTATTTGGCGATCTTGATGACCGACAGGATGGCGTTGTCGATGTCGGAAACTGGGTCGCCTGTTCCGGCGCGAGTCCAGTCAACCGATGAGCCGCCTCCGACCGCAACGAGAGCCGCGTCAATGACGCTCTTTTCGTGGGCGAGGCCGGCGACTTCGGCGATCAGCGTGGCACCTTCCTGAAGGATGTTCTCCAACAGGTCTCCTTCCAGCTGTTCAAGATTGTCAACTGGAAAGTCCAGCGCGTGGGGGACGCAGTTGTAGGTCTTGTCCGTCATGTTAAACGAAAGCTCCACGGCACGTCCGCCGAGGCCACGGATGGTCTGGGGGAGGTGGAAGCGGTTCTTTTCGTCGTATTGCTTGTAGCGGCCAACAGAGGTCGCCACCGGCACGGTTGGCGCGAGGAATTCGGCCACGGGCTGGATTGAGTCCTGCGCCGCGCCCTGCGCGTATTGCTTCAGCATCGGGCTGCTGGAAATTGATTCGAGTCTTGATCCCATAATGTTTGGTTATTTGGTGGTGGTGATGTGTTGGTTAAATTTGACCGTTATTTCTTATACGGCCCAATGGGGCGGATAAGCAGGTATTGGCCTGCGACACCGGCCTCTTCGGTGATTCCGAATACCCAGTTGCCGGAGGAGGCAGGAACGGCCTGGCCTGATGCATCTGATTGAACCTCGATGCCGCCATTGATGGAGCCGGTTGAAATCACCCTGATTTGCTGGTCGCTTGAAAGCGGCAGGCAAGTAACGATTTGAAGGTCGTTCGTTGATTCGTTGGTGCTGGCCGAGTCGCCGACATTGGTGCCGCCTTCGAGCAACACATAGTGGGGCTGTGCGCCAGCGCCGGTGGTGTTCACCGTGGTCGGAGACGTGGATGCGTTGAGTGAAACAAGCGTTCCCTCAAGTCCCGTCAGGTTCGCCGACGGAAGGCGAACGATGCGTCCCTTGGTGGTGTTGGATTGAATGAATGAGCTGGCTGCCATAATTTTGTTTTAGTTATGTTTGGTTGGAGATTGGTTTAGTTGACGATCTGCTGGCCGGCGACCATTTCAGCGCGGGCGTTCAGAAACGCCTGATTCCAGCCCATGCCCTTGTTGGTGGCCTGAATTTCGCGGGCGCGGTTGGAAACCTTCACCGAGAATTCCTCGGTTTCGCCGCTGTTCGCGTTCAAAATGGGTTCAGGCTGTGCGGCCTTGCTGGAGTTGTGCAGCGGAGCCTTGCGGGTCGGCTTCGGGTCAGCCACTGGCGCAGGTGCAGCCGCATTGGTCAGCTTGATGCCCTTCAGGAAGGCAAGACCGACTTCGCGGTTGTTCATCAGCATCGCCTTCACTCCGGCTTCGTCGCTGATTACATCCTTGAAACTCGCAACGTCGTTGTTCACGAGTGACTCAAGCATGGACTTGTTGGAGTTGGTCAATTTTTCATTGGCCGCAGTCAACTGCTCAACCTGCTTGGTCGAATTCATCAAATTTTGTTCAGCCGAAATAAGCTGACCATCGGTCAACTCTTTGTAGGCGACCATGCTGGAAGTAAACTCGTTTACGGAATTCGCCAAAATTTCGTCTGAAGAACCGGCAGGAACACCCATCAAGGTTTCCAGTGTTTGCTTGTAATCAAGAGCCATAATTGTTTCGTAAATTGGTTTGTTGTTGTCTGGTCGCTACTTGCGGTTGCGAAAAATTTACAATGTGTTCTTGGCGTGTCAAAAATGACTTTACACACTAGCTATTTATTGGATGGCAGAAATTGGCAGAAACCATTGAGAATAAATGGCGGAATAAGCGTCGATGGAGAAGTCGAGAAACTTTACCAAAAGGTCGGTCTTGGACAAACCTCCACTTGCTATTGACTGGTCTGGCATTAGATTTTGGCCAGAAAAGAATTGTGTTAGTCCCACAATGAAACTACCATTACATCGCCGCTCAAGTGCCGCCGGATGCCGCAAGGCAACTTACCCGTCGGGGACTACACTCTGGGCGGCATTTTGATTATTTATGAAGCAATACACGATTAATGGCAAAACACAGTCACTCGAAGAATGGTCTGCGGAAACAGGATTAGGAACATTCGCTTTGGCGTATCGAATTAAAAATTGGCCAGAAGAAGATTGGATGCTCCAGCAAAAGAGCCAGTTTAAGATTGGAAGCAACAATGCTTTAATTGGATTGAGGGTTGGTAAATTAACAATTGAATCTTGCGTTGAGCCTCCCAACAATGTGAATCGTGGAGAGGTATTTGGACGTGTCTTTGCGACTGCGGAAACAAGAAGGACATTCATGGTTACAGCCTTACAAAGAAAGTTCCAGTGAGGAGTTGCGGATGCCTTCGGTCATACGACAGGGCTCTTGCCAAAAAGAAATCTTATTCATCTGAATACAAAATCGGCCAGAAGTTTAATGCTTTCACTGTTACAGGATGCGTCGAGCCATCCAACGGCAACAACGGTGGCGGTGTGTGGACTTGTGTTTGCGATTGCGGGAAAACAATGGCTAGAACCGGAAGGCAGCTAATTTACGGCAAGGGACATCGCGGATGCACCCGGCCAGATTTGTATCGAAGAAGCAATGCTGACGACAAAAGACAGTTAACCATTAGCAATCAATACACACAGCACAAAAAGCGGTGCAAATTGAAGGGAATTGAACATCTTGATTTTACAGACTGGGAATCTGTTGTTTTCAGGCCGTGCCATTATTGCGGACTGATTGACGAGCGGTCTTACACCAATAAATACATACAATCTTACGGCGAAGAAATCATCAATCTCTATAAGGTTAAGATAAACGGTGTGGACAGGCTTGATTCATCCATTGGATACACGCTTTCAAATTGCGTTCCGTGCTGCTTTTTCTGCAATACCGCAAAATATGCACACGAAGAAAATTACTTCCTGTCTAGGATAAAGCAGATTTATGAATTCAGAAGACTTGGGGAATTTACACCGACAGCGCCTTGACGGGTAGGTTGGGCTTGTTGGTCAGCGCCACAGCCGAGAGTTCCTGTGGGATTAACCTGTCCGGCGTGCCGTCTTGAAGGCACATCGCCCTAGTAAAAACGGGACTCACAAAGCGGTATGTGCCGGAAGAAACAGCCCTGTCTCCTTCAGGAGTCAGCTTGGCGTGTCCCCACAATCCTGAAGCATCGTTGCGAAGGGCATCAATCCAGCCAGCGGCAGCCGTGTTCGGCGTGGTGTCTGAAGAATGGTCGAAATCCAAAATTATCATGTGGTTGGGATCAACCGCACGTTGTGAATTGAATGCTGCAACCATCTGTGAGTGGCTGGAAGGAGAAAGAACTTGTGTAACGCCTGCGTTGGCATTCTCGTATTCACCAACAGGGCTGAGATGCATCCACCCAGAAGGATCTGCCTTGAAAGCACTGTTTGACAGACGCTCTCCTTTTATCTCCACCGCCTTGCCCACAATCCTTTGCGCGTTGCTCAATTTTGCAGACCCGCTCCAGTCCGCTCCCGATTCCCATTGAAGGGTTTTCGGTGTCTGCACCTTGATGGTCTTGCTCTCTGGGTGATACGAGACAGTTGGAGGCGTGCGGTCTTTTCCTTCGGCACTGCGGTCGAGCTTTTGGTCAAATTGGGATGTCCGGTTGCCGCTGTGGTCTTCCGAAACGATTGAAAGATGGTCGGTGGCCGCGTCGTGGTTGACGTGGATTTTGCCCTCCGGCACATTCATTGAACCGTTGCCTTTGCGCGTAATCCACTCTTTATTCACGCCTTCGCTGGTTCCGCTGTTCACAATGGCCTTCTGCTCATCCGCCTTTTTCAGGTCGGATTTCTGCTCTTCCACCGTCGCCTGCTTTGGGTCGGTCACTGGCTTGGCCAGAGGAACGTCCTTGTTCATTATCTCGGTGTCTGGAGATGTAATGGGCGCAGGCATTGATGGTGCTTGAGGTGCTGGCATCGCATCATCGTTTAGCATAGCATCGTCTGAGGCGTCGATGGGAGACGTAGAGTCGTTCTTTAATTTGGCAGGATTCGGCGCATTGTTGGCCATTACAGGGCTTTTCTTGAACCGCTCGATGGTCGACGCAAACGCTGGCTTGGCCGCGTTTAAGATTGAAGCTGGAATGAAGTTGGTTATGCGTCCCTGATGGTCGTAGGTTATCTGGCCGATTTTCGTGGACGAATTTCTGAATGAAGGGTCGCCAGCCTCCTCCGAGTGAAGCCGCGCCCGGCCCATGTGGTAGGCAATGCGTCCCATTGCGTTTGTTTTGCTTCCAAGCATGGAGTTCATTTCATCGCGATAATGAGTTGCGGCGGCCTTGTGTGCGTATTGTGCGGCAACGTGGTCTTTTGGTTTGCCGGTTTTGAAAGCCTTTTTAGTCAGTGTTTCTGCATTTTGTCCGGTGGCAAACGCGGACGATTCTTTATGCCTGCCAGAACCCGGCCCTCCGTTCAGCATAACGTCTTCACATTCTCCGCTGTTTCCAATGGAGGGATACTTCTTGGCCGCTTTTGCGCGGACTATTGCCTTCTCTTCTGGTGTGCCGAATTCAGACACGCGTGAAAGAGCTGCTCGTGCGTGACTTGGATTTTCGATTGGGTAGCGTCCGCCAGAAAGCGCGAAGTTTTCAGGCTTAATCTTTGAGCGCGCCTTGGCCGTCAGCTTGCCGTTCAGCATCGCCCACTTGTTGACAAGGTCGGTGAACATTGGAGTTATTGCACTGAAGGTGCTTGGGTCGTTACCACAAGTTCCGCAGCCGGAGTGGTCAAATCTTGGTCGCCGTAGATGATCGTTGCTGCTGGCTGGTTGTCTTGGCCGGAAGGTGTGTTGGCATCATCGTCGTCATCGTCAAGGTCGATGTTCATAATCGCATCATCGTCGCCCATTTCGCTGTTGGCCAGTTTCACCCTCATGGCTGAAAGTGCCGAGTGGTAGTTGCCGCGAATGGAAGGATAAACCGAGTTCTTCACCTTTTTCTTGGCCAGCGCGTCGCCATTCTTGGCATCAATCTGCTTCTGAATGAAGGCCGGAAGCGTCTTCTTCGCGTTGGTGATGGTCTTTCCGTCCGGCCCGACCGCAGGAGTTCCAGACTTTGGATTGGCCGTATCATGGCCACATTGACACGGAGATTGGCCGCAGGTGCATGGAGTCTTGCCGTCCATCATCTCAAGGTCGGCGTTCTGCTTCGCCACTGTATTTTCACCCGCCTCCTTGGTGGGCGGGTTCTCAATGGTGGGCTGGGGCACGTTTGGAGCGGTGTTCGGGCCGCTGGCGTTGCGGAGCTTCGCTGCGCCGTAGACGGTCGATCCGTTTAGGGCGGCGACCTGCGCGGTCACCTTGGGTGAAAGTCCGTTCTTGAGTTTGCGCTTTTCGTCGCGCAGGCCATTGTTGTTTCGGAAAGCAATTTTCATTGAAGGAATTTACCCCTTCAATCGGCCTGTGCAAATGCAAGATTACCGTGAGGCTTACTCGACTGGAGGAACGACTTCTCCGGCCCTCGCCTTGCGCTGCGTCAGTGGAAGATTATCCTCCTTGTAGGCGAACCACGCTGCGTTAAACTGCTCGATCTCGTCCTTGGAGTTCAGTGCGATGATGCCGCCAGTTGTTAGGACTTCGTGGCTGCCCTGAATGGCTGGTCGGCTGCCGGTGACGTAGTGGAGGGAGATGTCTTTTGATCCGATTTTGATGGATTTAAATTTTTGGCTCATGATTTATGTTATTTGTAATGAACTGAAATTATAGGCTATTGCCGGCCGAACACAAGCCAATTCTGCTAATTGGAAAGAATTTCGGCGTAGATGCCCACGATGGTCATCTTTTCTATGGCCGTCGGATGCACGCGAGACTTCTCGGAGATTGAATCAAACCCATCGCCTATGTCCGCTGCGTCATCCAAGTCTCCTCCCTGCCTGTGTTCCGACCAGAACACCAGTGCCGTGGCAAACAAGAGCATTTCATTCGATGTCATGGCTGGCGCATATCGTCGTGGTCGCCGTCGCCTTGCGTTGGCGTAAGCGAATCTGCCTCGGCAAGAATGGATGCACGAAGCGTTTCCTCGGATGGACGCGATACTCTGGCGGGCGGCCTTGGAGCAATGGTTCTCGCCGAGACAATCTCATCCATTTCGTTTCGCAATGCCTCTCTCATGGTCTCTGGAATCTGGCCAGTAGGAGCTACACCCGCATCGGACTCGCGTTTGTATTTAACCACTATCCCTTTCTGCTTCAGGTGAAATGGAACCGCGCGAGTGAATGACAATGCCTTCTCAAATTCTCCGCCGAACTTGTCCACCACCATCTTGGCGATTTCTCTGGCCGTTAATTCTGCGCCACGGTTAACCAGCAGGTCGCGGATGAACTTGGTCTTGTTGATGGCTGATTCTGTCGCAGGCCTGGCCACAGGAAACGCAGGAGTCTGCTTCTTGGCAACTTCTGCCAGCTGCTCTCCAGTCATCGGAATAAAAGTGAAGTTCTCGTAGATGCCGTATTCAACCGGCAGATGCTCGTTCATCCAGCGAATGCCTCCGGCAGGAAATACCTCCTCCATGCCGTCCTTGGACTGGCGGGCGTGACTTGCTCCAGATGGAAAAATGATTGGTGGCATATCGTTGCGAAATAGTTTAGGAAACAGTCTCGGCGTTGGCAAGAATTTGTTTGTTCTTTTCGGTATCTTGCGCCCAAAAATCGTCTGGCATTGCCTGCTGCCCTGCAACATCCTCTGTAAGATTGATTTGCAGACGCAATGCTTCAGTAAGTTTAGCGATGTGCTTTGCGGCATGGGTCATTAGTGCTGCGTTGGCCTTCTGCATCTCATCCCATCCTTGCGGAGCAAACTGCACCCACTTTTCATAGCCGAACATCACGCGGATGTCATTCGGAGATTGCGGGTGTGGAGTTGGATTGTAAGAGCCATCGCGATAACCGCTGACCAGCGTGAAGATTTGCTGTGTTCCTGGACGCAACTTATGCTCGACGTGATTGGTGACTGGATCTGGAACGTCGCCGTAAAGCTGAAGTCCTGCACCAGAATCATACTGCCATCGAAGATTCTTGCTGGCCTTGCTGACGACTTCTTGCAAATTCATATTGAAATCAGCTTAAGAATTTATGGCCGCAGAGTCAACTTTATTTATAGGTGCAATAGGCGAACGACGAGGAAATCGGCCACATGACCGACGGATTGCTTCTGGCGTATTTGATTGCCAGTTTCCTCGAGTGGAAAATCCGGCAAATTGAGAAGTGCGGTTTGCGGCTTACGGAAGGCTTCAGGTGCAGCGAATGAAAATGATGGTTCAGTGTTCTTTCCTCCGCAACCCACCTCTGACTCTTGTAATTCCAGATTCGGTTCGTGCGCGAATAAACAATCCACCGATCCTTGGCCGGAGGCCATTTACATTCTGGCGGCTTCCGATAATTCGGATTCAATGGATTGTCGTTGTCGCGCATTGTCAGACGAATAGCTGTGGATTCGGATTGACGGTTGGAATGTTTCTGGACTGGCCGGTGCAAATCAAATGCACATTAGATGTTGATGCGTTAAATTTCCTCGCAATCTTCCTATATGACAATCCAGTTTCTTCTCTCATTTTGCGAATTTCACCCACTTGTTTGTCGGAAAGCTTAACCGACCCGTTGTTTTCTCCAATCTGGTCGTTTCCGTGGCGCACACGATCCTCCTGATTTTCGGTTGGCGTTGCCCACTTCAGGTTGTCAAGGCGGTTATCTGCTCTGTTCCCGTTTTTATGGCATCCGTAATATCCGTCTGGCCGAGGGCCAATGAATGCCAGAAGCACCAGCTCGTGAACACCATCGTGTTTGTGAGGCATTCCATCCATTGTCATAGTTACATATCTATAACCATTTATTAAGCCTCCCCACAATATATGCGGCTCATAGTTTCTGTTCGGAAGCTTCTTGCGGACGCGATCAGATGCAAGACTGTGCCTGCGGACTCTTCCCATGTTGGAGACATCGTATGGATAACCTGCGTGAGGAGATGGCATCCATATTTCTCCTGAAATTATTCTCGTGTCCCACGCCGTCCTGTTTGGATGTGACTTCATAATGTGAACGTCCCGCCAACAAACTCATACCCAAGAGATTTATAAACTTCCAGCCTCTTTTGGGAGTGGCGGCTTGCTAAACTGTGGAAGCCGTCAGTCCAGTCATAAATCAGACCATATTCCTTGCCTGGGAAAGAACGCAAAACACGACCTGTTCTTTGGGTGACGCGCGCCGAACTACGTCCTGCTGAAAGCATGATTAAAACATTGCTCCGTGGAAAATTTGCGCCCTCATCTAGGAGTGATGTAGAGACGATGGTTTTTATTTCTCCGGAGTTAAACTTTTCCAATGCGGATCGGCGCGCTTTTATTCCCATCTTGCTATGCACCACCACCGCGTCTGGAATCCTATCTGCGAGTTCTTTTCCATGTTCAACTTGGTTCACCAGCACAATCACGCTGTCGTTCTTGTGCCTGATGGCCATTCCAATCGCCTCCTCGTTCCGCGTCCGGTTTTCAACGATTCCAAGCTTGACCAGAAATTGCCATGCAATTTGCCCCTTCATTTCTTGCTCCATGCCGTAAAGCTCGCTGGCGCATTTATGGATTGATTCGGCGGACGCACCAGCAGAGCGAAGTCGGCCAATCTCCGCCTCCTTCTTTTTTAACGCTCCGGCCATCCACCAGTTCCTGCGCTTCTTGCATTCCATTATTATCTGAATGTCCATCATGTCGCCAATGCCTCGGTCTGTTCCGTTAAGCATAATCACTTTTGCAGGAGCAAGGTTGGTCTGCACGTCTTCTCGCGTGATTGTGTGGTGTTCTCCATCAAAGAAAGACATCAGTGTTTTATATGCTTCCTCGTCCTCTGGAATCGTGGCTGTGAATCCCCAAAACGCACCGCGACAGGTTTCGACTTGAGACTGCCACTGGAGTGCGGTTGCCAAATGATGAATTTCGTCCCCAATGAGGACGTCGCGATCTGACCAGTCGGTGTTCGCTGCTGCACACGCAACCTTCAGGTCAATCTTTGCACCATCACCTTCGTGGCATCGTGCTTCCCATTCAGCTTTTGCCTTGGTTGGTTCTACTTTTATGCCGTAGAAGATTTGAAGCATGGCCTCGTATGCTTGACCACATTGCTCTAATGTATTAGCAAGCCACCCCACCATTGCCTTTCTGTTGCGATTCTTTGCCATCACCACGCGATGCAAAGCTCCTGCGGCAATGCAGGTCTTTCCAGAAGCAGCCGGGGCCTCAATTATGCCCCTCGGCCTCGACGCCAGCCACTCAATGGCCGGAGGTTGATAGACGCGCCACTGGAAGTCAGTGAATGAACTCATCGGTTACAAGGCGGTGGTTCTTTGTGGCAGCAAATTTCACCGCACTTTGGACAATAGTAATAAAATCCAAACGCACTCCATTTGGCAATTTCTTTGCAGCATTCGCTGGTTAGAATATCCAGCTTTTTAAGTTTTGGCCTTTTCACGGTCGCTTAATATCGGTGTGGCGGATGGTAAGCGTTGCGCCTTCCGATATGCCTTTGCCGTCCACTTTCACGGAGTAGAACTGCCAGCCTTTCGGCACGATGTTCTTTTCCTCGACGTAGGTCAAGATGTCCTGCGCGGTTAGCTCAACCGTTATCGTCGTGGCCAGTTCGGTGGATATTTTCATGGTTAGCACCAGCCGAATTTGTCTGTGATTTTATTAAACGCGGAATACCGACGCTCTTGGTGGTCATCCATTAGCTTTTGCTCTGCATCCGTCCACTTCATAAAATCAGACGAGACTTTAGGAGGCTCAAAATACTTGCCGGTAAATACGTTTATCACGATGTCTTCCACTTCCATTTTGCGAATAATTCCATCGCGACATTTGAACTTAACGGTTATGTCCTGCTTGCCTCCCGAATCAATGTCCATGTCTCGGTATGGCTCCATTAAGTCTGATAGAAGATTTTTATCCAATACTCCTCGCTTGGCACACGCCATGACTGAAGATTCAAAAGCTGAAAATGCGGCATTGTTTCCCATAATTTTACACGTTTTTACTGATTTCAAAAATAAGTTTGTTCGGCGATCCGGCCTCCACCAGACACTTCATGTTGGCGGCCAGCAGCGCGTCCTTAAGGTCTTGCGTCACCTTGGTCGAGGCGTCCTTCGGAAACACCAGCACCCAGTGCGTGCCGATGTTGGTGAGTGACGACCTCCACTTGGCGTCCCTGATGCCGATTTTAGCTCCTCTGGCCACGTTCTCAATCTGCCTGTAAACCAGCTGCTGATCTTCATCGGTCTGGGTTGATTTTTTGCGCCACTTAAACGAGGCTTTTGCGGAGTTGGCCGTGCAGAGGATGTTCATCGTCCACAGACCGCCGGTGATTTGCTGAAGATCTGGATAGCCGAATCCAGCTGCGTAAAGCGCATCGCGCATCTCCCGACGCTCTTCCTTATTTGGTGTCTCGTCAAAGACAACCCGCCATCTCAAGGTGCTATTTGGCGACCGCTCCCATTTCAATTTGCCGGCGAATTTCGGAAACTTGGCGTTAAGATAATCCTGAAGCACCATCCAGATATAGTTCTGCGGATCAATCTTTTTCACCGTCTCTTTCGGCTTCGTCGGCACAGTGGAAACCGGAGGAATGGCGTCGTCAACATCCTTGGCCTCGGTCGCCAAAGAATCAAAGAACTTCGACTCGACTCCGAGTGAATCCTTGATGGCATTATAAGTTGTCAGGGAAGATTCGGCATGGGACTTAACTGTGGATTCCATCCGCTTTACATAGGCTTCCACTTCCTCGTCGGAATTTGGCAGGAAATATCCATCTCCATCTGAAAGCACTGGAATCTTGTATCGCACGCGGAGCGACCTGATTTCCTCCCTCACCACCCGGCACATGGTCTCGTAGAACTTGGCATGGAGGTCTTTGGCGTAGGCTGGATGAGATAGTTGCCAAGCATCGTTCTCGGCTATCTCCCGCTGGCCGATTCTCAAGCCTTCGCCCCAGTTGGCCTCAAGGATGGAGAGCATGACGACCTCATTGGGCTCAAGCATCTCGGTCGCGGTTTTAATCCGTTCCTTGACGCGGTCTTTTACTGGAAGCTGGTCGCTCATTTTATTTACAACGCTTGCATTTCCGTCCGCTGCGGTCTCCGTCGCGCCACTGGCTTAACTGGACACCACAGACCATCGTGGCGACCATCTGCGGGCCGAACCACCTCGGACGATGGATTATTCCGCCATGGCGGTTGGTTAAATTTACTGGAGATGGTTTAGCCATTTCATATCGTTGCACCAGTCTGCGAAAAACGGACGGACAAGTCAACGAAGCATTTTAGCGTTTTTCTCGGCATAAAATGCTTTCCAGTGACGCTCGTCCATGAATGGCGAATAATGCGGAACGCCATCGTCCAATATCAGCCTCCATTCTCTCCAAGGAGCCCAAGTTTCTTCTGGCGGCAGATCCGGCTCGCTTGGCAATCCTGCGGAAGATAGAATTAGTGATCGATGATTTAAAACAGCACTCTGATACTTACTCGAATAAACACCATCGTCCACCATAGACTGCAATCGGTTTCTGTGAATTGCGTTATGGCAAAAATTACAAAGAGCAACCACTTGAGACATTGTAGCCACTCCTTCCTCCCAATAAAAATTATAGCATTCATGCGCTTCGAGCCACTGGCGGAATTTTGCATCCTGCTTCCTAACACCACAGGCCATGCACCGATATTCGGCCACCGAATACGTTTTCTCCCTCTCTTTGTCCCACCAAGTTTTGCCGTAAATCGTTCTTGGATTTACGCCGTGCAGTGGTTTAGGAAGCGTGGGGTGCAGTAAAAGAGACGGGTTTGGCACCACGAAAAACCTCCGCAAGTATTATGTCAATGTTGTTTAATTCGGTATATGGGAAATCATCAAATCGCACTCCGGGAGGGCCAGTCTTAAATAGCTTTTGAACCATGATTTACTTTAATTCTTTTACTATTAAAGTCAACAGCTTCATTGGCTTACATTCCCATCGCTGTTCTTGCCTTCGCTAAACGAGCTTGGGCCATGCCTAGCTTTATTCGTATCGGCTTAACCTTTTCCATCGAAGAACCAGACAGCGCAGACAGTTGCTTCTTGAGGCTGGTCACCGTCTTCTTCTGAAACTCGAACTCGTCCTCCGGCGACCTTGCAAGGCGATACTTTGACCGGAAGGCGACGGCATCGGTCTTGGCGGGCATGATGATTGTCCCGTTGGCAATCCCCTTGGCGATAATATAGCGGCATTCATTTATGAATTCGGCATCCATTAGATTGGTGGTTCGGTGGCTTCAACTGGCTGGAAGATACCCGCCAGGTTTTCATGGACTTGGGGGGTGGTTTTGCTCTCCTGCTCGGCCAGTTTAACCTCAACGCAAGACGTGACCGAACCGTAGACGGCAAATGCAACGAGCCGAAAGGCGTCGACCAAGTTCGGCGCAGCCCCAACACTTTCCAGTCCGATCGGAGAGACTGTGAACACGAACCAATCGCGCTTGTCTTGGTTCTGGCGGATTACAAAAGCATCCCCCCCGGTTGGACATGGATTGCTTCCGGTGTGCCGGATTGAATAGCTTCCGTCGGGAAGCTCGTCAATCGTGGCGATGTAGTTAACGAGCGCAAGCGACTCGATGGCAAACTGTTTTATGGTTGCTGGTTGCATGAGATTAAAGTGATTCTAATTCGGCGTGGATTTTCTTGATTCTTTCGGCCAAAATTGCAGAGCAGTCTGCCTTGAATTTTAACAGAACTTCTTTAGGAATAAACTGAAGACTTGGAGAGCCGCCTGTGGATCGAATGCTGGCGCGAAAATCTGACGCCGCATCATCAGGCGATAGTTTATCAAATTGCTCAAGATCGTATGTTGCGTCTTCGGATTGTTGGATTAGTTCGTTGGCTCGTTTCAGTGCGTCTTTGGTCATAATGTTAGAATTTACGTTTGATGGTTCATCGGGTGAAATTATTCTGGCGTGATTTGTTTTGGGTCTCGCTTGGACTTCTCCCATTCAGGGACGGTCTGCGAAAGGTTTTTCTTGTTGGCGTTATACCATTCCGATCCATCAACCTCTGTTATTTCTATCTCCGTCCTCTCCTCTTCTTTGGTCTTAACTTTGACCTGCTTGACCGTTCTATTGATTTCTGTTTCTGAATCGCCCTCCACGCATCCAGCATAGACAAGCGCATCTTCCAGAAACTTAATCCCGGCTTCAATGTTGGTTCTATCAAGCATGCGTCTGCGGAAGCTTGTAAAGCGGACGCGAGTGCGTCTTGGGCGATCTTCTTTTCCTTCGTCCGTCCCCAATGATTTAGGCTGAAGAGGTAGTTGAGGCTTGGGATTTTGTATTTTACGACTATCTTCATTTGCTATTTGCTCCTCTATTCGTTGTCGAAGCTCTGGTGTTAATTTGCCAAGGTTGAGTGCCATAGGTTACAGGTCGTCAATCTCGTCGCGGACTTCTTCTCCATCGTCCATGAGCCGCTTCAGTCTCAGGACAGTATATGGCCCATCTTGGTCGGTGCAGGCTCCGCCGAGTGTTGCGACGTCTTTTACCACTTCGATTGGCGATGTGACGACATCGAACCCAGTTTTAAGTATTTTGCCTAATAGCCCCATAACGTTATTGTTTTAAGCCTTGAAAGATTCGACTGCGCTTTCTGGCCGATTTTCTGGCCAGCGATTCCTCAACCACCTTCTGGCGGGCGTAATAGATCAGACAGGCCGCGATGTGCTTGCATTCAGACAAGATGCCAAGCTCCGCCTGCTTGTGCTTCCGATATTCAAAGTCCGAACACGTGCAACTTCCATTCCTGACATCGTTGCCGAACTCGTCGGCCACCGGCAGCGTCTCAAGGTCGACGCGATATGCATGGTCAAGCCACGTCTCACCATCGGCAGGGATGGCGTCCTCCTTCTCGACGTGGTAGGAGAGCGACTCGTGGTCAATCGGCTCCACTCGAAGCGGAACCAATCGCTGGGCTTTGTCTGGATGGTCTTCAGGCATTGGCTGTAAATATAGAATAGCCTTTGTTTTGGCACAATAAATACTTGATGTTTTCTTTATAGGTGCGACAATTATCTGGATGAAAGATACTAGAATCTGCCGATTTTGCGGCACCGAATTTGCTGCGAAACATTACAACGAGCATCTTTGCTCGGATGAGTGCAGGCGCAAGATTAATCACAAGCACTCGCATCACTGGGAAGGCCGATGTGAGCGCTGCGGCACAGGATTCAAAACGCACAGAAAGTCTCAGAGATTTTGCTCGAAGGAGTGCTTTTACGCCACGAGGAACGAGGTTGTTTACAAAAACAAATGCGTGACGTGCGGATGTGATTTTGTAGTGGATTCCGATCATAGAAGAAAACAGACCTGTAGCCGCGATTGCCAGTTGAAGTTTATGTCCAATATTTCAAAATCCAATGCCGGATGCTTATCTGGCCTCGTCGCCGGAAGGCAGACACAATCAAAACGGCGAACCACAGTGCCAGAAAAGATTGGCTTTTCAATTCTGGACGCCATCGGCGTTAAATATGTGCCGCAGAAAATCATGTTTGATAAGTTTTGCGTTGATGCGTTCCTGCCAGAACAAAACGCCGTGGTTCAGTTTGATGGTGATTATTGGCACGGGCATCCAGAACGATTTCCAGAGCCAGACAAACGCCAGAGGAATCAGATTTCAAAAGATAAATCACAGGACGCATATTTTAAGAAGTGCGACGTTCGTGTTGTAAGGCTTTGGGAATGCGACCTTAAGAAACGGCCAGATTGGTGCAGTAATCATATTAGTTCCTCGCTTCAGTTGGCACATCTCCAATGTCCGCAATGTTGAATGGTTGGCCGTTTCTGGTGATTTGATATTCAATGGAGTTCTCTCCTGCGAATCGGTGAATGCGCGAAATAATCCGGTCGACGAACTTCGGGTCAAGTTCAATGCCGAAGAAATTTCTCTTGGTCTTGATACAGGCGATTGCTCCGCTGCCAGACCCGGCAAAGAAGTCGATGACGTTATCTCCTTCGTGGCTAGAGTTCTTTGTTGCTCGCTCGTAAATGGCGACGGGTTTGGCAGTCGGATGTTGAATTTGTGTTGTCGGCCTGTCAATATCCCACACATTGTTTTGTGTTCTGTCCTCAAGGGGACAAAGCCGAGGTGCGCCCTCCTTCCACCCGTAGAAACATGGTTCCATCTTATTGTGAAAATCGCCCCTGGACATCACGGCGTGCGATTTATTCCAGATGATGGTATTGCTCCACCAGAAGCCGCACTCCGGAAGAACCTGCATCATTATTCCCCACTCCTTCGTGGACATGAATGAATAAATATGCGCGCCGGGAAGCATTGCGGCGGCGAAAGATGTAAACGCATCGCGCATGAATTGCCTAAAATCCTCCTGTGACATGGAATCATTCATTATCTGGCCAGATTCACCAGACTCCTCGACCGCGTTAGAAGACTGCGTGTAGCCAACATTATAGGGCGGATCTGAAACGGCCAAATGCGCCAATTCTCCGCTCATCACCTTGTTCACCACGTCAAGGCTAGTCGTGTCTCCACAGATAAGCCTAACTGTGGAATGGTCGGTTTTTATCTCATACAAATCTCCCACCACCGTCAGCGGCGTTCCCACCCCGCCTTCCGGCACGTCGTCGTCTCCTGCTGTCTGTGCGCCGCCGCCTTCGTCAATTCCAAATTCTTCAATGTCCACTCCCCATTCCATGAGTTTTTCAGAATCCCATGCGTTGTTCAAAATGTCTGCGTCAAAAATTCCATTTTGCACATTGTCTCTAATGCAAATTTCGTTTCGACGTTCTTCGGAAATATCCATGACCGCAACAGGCACCTCTTCCATGCCGATGTGTTGGGCTGCTTTTAGGCGCATATTGCCGGCGAACACGACGTTGTCTGGAGTTATCAGCAATGGCCTCACAGTGAGATAATCTCTGTTGGCCCGCAGCGAGTCACACAGGATTTTGAAGCTTGGCTCGTCAATTGTCCTCGGATTATTTTCGAGAGGAATCAGCGTATTGGTGCGGACGTATTTTACTTCAAGTATTGGTTGGCGTTCAGTGGGCATGATTAGTTTCCGTTAAATGATTTTCTTGCGGCGTCCATCTTGGCCAGTGGATCAGCCAGCTCTTGCCGGATAGTTTTCAGAAACGTCCGCAGTCCGGCTTCGTGCTTCCGCATATAAGCCTCGCCAAGAGTTTCATAGAACGCTTTAATAAATGATTCATCGCCATATCCAGCCATCGCATCAAGCGCACGGGCTTCCTGCTCGTTCACGGTAAATTGAATGGCGATGTCCAGCGTTGGTTTTGCGGTTATTTTTGCCATAGATTTATCTTTCGTTCAATTCCACTTCCACGTCCCGTCCGTTGCTCTTGGCCACGACGCGGAGAATTCTCGTCAATGACTGCTCCACGGTGTCGAAGGAGAGTGGCTCGCATCGTCTTTGGTTTGACGAGTGGGTTGTGCCGTCAAAGCCGTCGATCCAGAGACGGACAACCATCGTCTCCTGATTCACTTCCTTCACATCCACTTCGCAGGCCGGAAAAGAAACGTCGAGGATCGGATTAAGAACCTTCATCAGGTCAGCCGGCTTCCATTCCTTGTTTAATTTGAACAGCTGACGGGGCGCGCGTTTTGATGTATCTGGCGTGGAAACGTGGACAACGCCGTCTTTTGCCTCGCCTCTCCACACGGCCATAGCATAGAGAACTTCCAGTGCGTTGACGTTCTTTCCGCCGGAACCGACGAGCTTCGGGTAGTCAACTTCAGAACACTCAACGCAGAACAGCAGCTTGTCACGCATCTCCTCCTCGGTGATTTTCAGCTTCTTGTGGTCGCTGGAGATGGACTGGACTAGGTTTTTGAAGGCCGCGAATCTTGGTGAATCTTTATCTGCCATACGTTTGTTGGCAGTAATAGTAAGCCGAGGATGTGTGGTCTGTCAAACCGTTTCTGTTTCAGCGATGATTTGCTCCACCAATTCTATGCGCTTTCCGATCCAGTTCATAACCGGAACCGCCATGCTGTTGCCCAGTGCTTTATATCTTGCACCGTCCGATGACATCTTTTTGCCGATTTGAAACAACGTAAAATCATCTAAAATCCCTGAAGTCTTTCGCACTCTCGGGGAGTCAATCTTCTGACTGCGTATCCTTTCACAACTCCGTGACGGTCTGCTGCCGTTAAATTTGGCGCAACCTCATTCATTGGCTCGGTTGCATTTCCTCCGTTCTCTGGCTTCCGGCCAATCCACGTTCCGGGTATGCCAAGCGCAGGAGTGATGATTGCCTTGCCTTCATCCACCCACTGATTGCCTCCCCACTTGCATCCATCGTTAGCGTTCAGTGTGGACATTAACTCCGGAATATATGCTCCGTGCCCATCGAGTTCAGTGGTGCTTCCACCGCCTTTTCTTTCACGCAAAGTTCCTGCCACTTCTTGAATCGCCACATAGGTCTGCTGCTTCATTCCGGGTTGTGCGGCCAAGGCTCCAGATACTTTTCCTCCTATTTCACGAACCTCGTCTCTTGAATTTTGTGCGAAGGCAATGACATCGCAATTAAACGAGCCTTCATACTTGCTCATATCCCGTGTGCCAAGACAGGCCGCAACTTCGGTTGGTCTGGCCTTGATTGATTTTCCAGAGTTCTGGTCTTGAATGTTGAATGCAACCGCCACAGCCACCCCATCTACTTGGCCGGACCGGATTGTAAATGCCGGATCGCCATCATCGCCAATTCCGCATCCTTTTTTGTCCAAATCCAATCCAGAAATAGAGGTATCTGGCTGCTGTATTGGAATGGCGATTACTGGGTCTTGGCCTCTTGTTTCTCCGGTTCTTTCAAATCCCCTGCCACTTGCTCCAATGCACGGCGCAACGTCAAAGGCAGTGTCTTGCCCCGACGCTCTGCTCGGCGGAGAATTCCAGCACAGGCTTTCGCGCTCAAGTAAAACCGCTGCGGCACGATGCCAGAGTCCTCCAATATGTCCGACAACAAACACACGGCGGCGTCTTTGGGCCACTCCGAAGTATTGAGCGTCCAGAACGCGCCACGCGACGCCATAAGCCGATGGATGTCCGGAGAGGACGCCGCTGTTTGACCATCCTTCGGCGGGAGGCTCGACCGCTTGGCCAGTGATGAGTCCCAGAAAGCTTGCAAAGTCTTTTCCTCCGTTGCTCGAAAAGACGCCGGGCACGTTCTCCCAGACCATCCACTTGGGCCGATACTTGGCAGCAATTGCGCCAAAGGTAAGCATGAGGTTGCCACGTGGGTCCGTCCAGTCCTTTTCGCAGTCCTGCGACGCTGAAGGATTGGCACGGGGTTCCTCCAACGAGAACATCAATGTCTGTTTCATAATTCCAATCGTTAAATTTTGTCATGTCGCCCAGATTTGGCACCTCTGGATAATGGTGTTTTAGAACGGCACACGGAAACGGCTCGATTTCACTTACAAATTGACATTCCCAGCCAAGCGGAAGCCAAGCGGCAGAAGCGGCCTCGATACCAGAACAGACAGATGCAAATTTGAGTTTCATATTTTATCTTTGCGGCACGTCGCCCTCAAAGTTGCTACACGACTCGAAGCGGGTGCAGTTTTTGGCGAACACCAGCTTAATCCGTCCGGTCGGCCCCTGCTTGTTCTTTCCCACGTCCAGACATACGCGGTAAATCGGCGCAAACTCGTCGGCCATATCTTCAGGGTCGCGGTAAAGCAGCCATGCTTGGTTCATGTCGTATTCAATGTCTCCGGAGCCTCTGAAGTCGCTCATCTTCGGATGCCAGTTTGCACTTGCATCTCTTGGCTTCGTGATGGCTGAAATACACACTACTGGAACATTGGCCTCTTTTGCAAGACGTTTCACGGCGTGGGAAGCTGCTGTTGTGCGCTCGTAAATCTCACCCTTGGCTTGAAATAACTGGAGGTAGTCGAGGAAAATAATCTTTGCACCTCTCTGAATCATCCTTCTGGCCTTGGCGTGCATAGTGAACTCGTTTAATCCTCCGGATTCGTCAATCATCAGGCAATCTTTGGCAGCGTTGATTTTAAGCATCGCCACACCCAGTTTCTGCATATCTCCCTCGGTCGGTCTGCCGCGTCTTATCTCTGCGCCGTTAACGCGGGCATCAATGCAAGCAAGACGATGAATCACAGTATCTGCCGGATCGTCCAACGAGAAGTATCCAATCGGCACTCTCTGGTTGACGGCGAGATGCGACATCATGCAAAGCGCCAACGAAGTTTTTCCCGAACTGGGACTTCCCCCGACCATAATCATCTCTTGTCCGAGCATTCCTCCAATCAGGTTGTCCAAGTCTTGAAAGCCTGTCTGGAGGCCGAAATGCTGGTTGCCATTGAACGCCGCCTCATACTGGCCGATGACCCTCTGCTGCACCGCGCGTATGTCCACAAGGTCGGCCTCGCGGCTCACTGATTCACGGATGCCAAGAATTTCCTTTTCCACCGAATCCACCAGCTCATCCACGTCGCCCTCGTAATCATAAATGCGCCCGACCACCCCGCTGCAAGTCTGGATCAATTTACGCAGCAGATATTTTTCCCGGATTTTTTCGAGATAATACGATAGATTTGCCGCGCTCGGCACCGCATCCTGCAACTGACTCAAGTAGGCAATCCCACCGACCTGTTCCAATAACTGCCGGTCCTTCAAATTCTGCTGCACCGTGATGAGGTCAACCGGCATCCGCGCATTGAACATCTCCGCCAGCGTCTCGTAAATCGTCTGGTGACGCAGATCGTAGAAAGCCGACTTGCCGTCGTCCTTTAATTTTTCGATGCACTCGCCGATGCACTGGTTTGGATCCAGCAACGCGCAGCCGAGCACGCCCATCTCCATCTGGAGGTCGTGCGGTGGCAGCCGGCCTGTAGATGATCGACCATGAGATTGTCTCTGACGCCGCGAACGGCGAGTCGCCTCGGCATCCGCCATCTGGTCTTCTGCCGCAGCTGATACTGAATCTATTTCAGGCATTAGGATTGTGTCCTTCGCCATTCAAAATAGGCCGACTGGTAGGTTTCAAATTCACCACCAGAAGAGAAATCACTAACTTTGGGCGGTTTGGCAAGCGTGAACTCCCGGCCAGCGGCTCTAAAAACGGCTTCTCCAGCGGCATTGGTGGGTCTGGCGGTTAAAACGCGACCAATGGCGACGTCGTGCGATTGCGACCATGCCCTAGCCCGTTCCACCTCGCCGTTCCAGTTGTTCAGCATCGTCAGCAGGTCTTTGCGGGCATAAGTCTGGCTTTGCGGTGCGGCGTAGAACTTCTCCATTGAGAGCCAGTCAGCGTCGTTGGTTGCTCTTATGGCTGGAAGAATGGCAGAGTAAGCCTTCTGCTCCTTGGGCGTCATTGGCGTCTCGGCACGTCTCCGGAACAGCTTTTCCACACGAAGCTGAAGTGTGTCTTTCTCTCCCACTGGTCGTCTGGTGATTGGCCGACGCAGATTCACTTCACGCAGTCTCGCGATCCAGTTGTTTCCGGCCAGTTTTTCCAGCACGATATACCCGCAGTCTTTCAGGCGTCGAAATGACGCATCCACCTCCGTTGGCGTTGAAATTGAATTTTCGGCCAGAACTTCCTTTGATACCGGAGTCCCGTTCACCGTCTGGGAGAGCATCAGGTAAAGCCCGCGATCCGCCCAAGAAAGCCGCGCATCCCGCATCACCTCATCGCCCACCGCCAGTCTGATTGGCTTGGGATTTTCGATGACAATGCTCATGAGGTGGAGACTTTACAAAACAAAAACGATAGCTTCAAGTTAATAAAGAAAGAAAAGCCGGAGGCGATTAACCTCCGGCCTGAAACCAACCGAAATCAATCAGTCGTGGTCGGTGTAGGAATCAACCGTCACGCCGTCCTTCTTGGCAGTCACATGGCAATGGTCGCCAAACATGGCCAGCAGGCAGTCCTCGCCGATTTCACCAAGCAGCTCCGACACCTTGTCGTATGCGGCGCGCGGCAGCTTGCCATCTTCCTCATCATCGCCACGAATGCCGTTAATTCTTATGCAGTCAGCATCGGTGTAGGCTGTGAAATAAAGCTCGTCGCCGTCATTGAAGTAGATTGTATATTGGTCGTATCCGAAGCTTTCCATTGCTGGATACTTGTCGAACAGTTCAGCGGCAGCGTCTTTGAACACGGCCTTCGCCTCCTTGGTCATCTCCTCCTTGAGATCGGCCATCTTCTTTTTGAGTTCTTGAATTTTAGTCATAGGTCACTTGTCTTGTTTTGGTTATGGTTGGTTTGTCCAGCTTCTTGAATGAAGGCGGCGGTTCGCCATTGCCGTTGTTCATCCAGTCCTTCATTTCAATCTCGGCCAGATAGTCTTGCGCCGTGGGAATGTATCGGCCACGGAAATCCTCGGAAATATGGTTTTCCGCCAAATCGCGGGTTGACACCATTTTCCCATCGCTGTTTTTGATGCACGTTCCGTGAGTTCGGCTGTTGTTCAAAAATTGAATCATTTCATCTTCAAACTCCTTCGGAAGATTGTATTTCTTGCGGAGCTTTTCAATCGTGTCAAAGTCCACGCTGAACAACTTTTCCATGACGAATGTGCCAAAAGAGTGGTGGAAAATTGCGCGATGTCTGTTATCTCCGAGCGATGCTTTTGACGAGTCCATCATCGTGTGCAACGGCTCATAATCGGAAACAACTCCGCCGTAACGCTTGACGCTGGATTGAGCGTGGATGTGTGGCTTGCTCATATTAGCCAAAAGCCGATTTAATTGGAATTGAGGATGTGTTTCCGCCGTTTTCAAACTCGGCGAAGTTCAAATTCAAATACAGGTGGTCATCGTGCGGGTGAACTGTCACGGATACTGGATTGGCCAAATAATCACTGCCTTTCGGCCTGAATTTAATCTTAACCGAATTTAGGTCGGATTCAACACCGACGATTTGAGTGTATTGCACTTTCATATCTTTATCATGCAAACAGTCTGCGAAACCATGACCTGTTAGTCAACCGATTAACTCTGGCGAATCTGAATGTCCGTCTCCTGCCAGCACCTGATTCCGGCACACTGGAAGTTCTCGCCCAAGTCGGCCTTGATCGCCAGCTTGTTCTCGACCAGCGTGAAGTAGGAAGGATGATCGGCGTAGGCCGCAGCAGCGTCGGTCACTTCGTATCGCCACGGTTTCTTGTTGATTAACCCTTGCGGTTTGGCGACCGCTGGTGTTGGCATCATTGCCACAGAGATTGCCTCTACGGCCACGTCCTCGGCTTGGTTGCGAAGGTCGATGGCCTTTTGATATTCGACTGGATGTGTTATCTCGGCTACGGCCTCGGTTGCCGGAAGGGTGGCCTCAACGGTTATTGCTTCTTGCTTAAGTGCTTCTTCCTCGGCCTGCAATCGGCGAAGCGTCTCGGCCTTTTGCCGTTCTTCCTCGGCCACACGAATCTCTTCTCGGTCGTTGAACTCCTTCAGCTCAAGTTTTACCAGTTTAATCTTGTTTTCAATTGGCCGGTTAAACCGCGTCTCAATGTCGAGGATGTTGGCCGCGATGTCCCTGACTGGTTTGCGGATGATCTGGCCGACTTTCTCCACCTCTTTAATCAGAGCGAGACCGTGCTGGCAGGCGAGAACGGCTTTGGCCTGCTGTTCCGGAGTCCTGACGTGAGTGGCTAGAACGGCGTCCAATGCTTCACAAATGGCTCGCTGACGCGACGGAGCGTCTGGAGCAAGCGAAACGCCGCCCCCGACGGTTGAGAGTATTAGGCCGCGAGTTCTCGCGTCTTGTTCGTTTGGCATATCTTGGTTAGTTAAAATCCTTCAAACTCTGGCAGATTATCGAAGACCTCTTTGTGCATTTTGATTTGCTCGACCACCATGTCTGGTTCGTCGCCACAGCAATCTTTGGCATCTGCCTCGTTAAGATTGTAACGATGTGATTCCACCAAGTGTTGCCTTCCACACATCAATCAAAGAATCGTTGTAGTGCGGACAGTTCGGATGGTGGTTTGGAATCAGAAGTTTTCCTCCGATGGCCAGAGTATTCATTCCGTCCTGCGCCCAATTTTGGCTATATTTCACACATAAATTAATTATGAAATTAACGAGGCTCGACATCAAGAGTTTTCACTCCCCTGAGAAGGCCGTAGGGACGTAAGCGGATAACCTGCAAATGTTTTGACGGAAATTGCCTTCTTCCTCACACTTGCACCCCGCGCCTCGTTAAAATTTAGTTTACAGACCGTTCAGGAATGTAGCCGGAGATGTCGTTCACCGGGAGTCTTGCGCCCAGCCCCTTCTTGTTGGCCTCGATGAACAGGCACGCCGTGGTCTTCTGGAGTGTCTCTGGAGTGAACTTCTCGCCTGTCTCCTCCATCAGCTTGCCGTCGATGTAGTTCGCGGCCATTCCGCAGAGGATGTAAAGGTTGGCGATTTGGGCAATTCCACCGCGAGCCTTGGTCACGTCCTCGGCAGTCGGCAGAGTGGTTGCAGTCAGTGTCTGCGTTGATGGAAGCTGTGCCGGTGTTGGAAACGGCTGCGGAACAGTTGCTGTCGTTACAGCCGACTGCACAATCTGGCCGGGAACGATGGTCGCGTTTTTGCCGTCAATCTTCAGAATCTTTTCCAGCTGATGGCTGCGGTAGTTTTCCTTTTCAATGACGGAAACGCCGCGTCCGGTGCGGCCAAGCATGAAGGTGACTGACTGGCCGTTAAGGTGCGCCTGATCCGGCAGATTGCCGAACGTGAGCGGGATTGAGCCGCTGGCGTCGGTCAGGGTGGCGTCTTGGAATGAATACGGCCCGTATTTGCCGGTGCCTTCATTTCTACGGCCAATATTGCTGATGGTTCCGGCGATGGAAGTCACCTGGGTGTCTTTGGCGAGGGTTGCGAGTTGAGCGACGTTGGAAACGGTCGCAGGTGGAATTTGTGGTCTGTCGAATGGCATGATGTTTCTCTGGTTAATGATTTTTGTTCTTATTCGTTATTAACGATGCCGAAAATTTACACCAGAGAGGTGTGGTCTGTCAAACGGAAACTAATCGTTGTCCGCAAGTGTCACAAACGAAGGCGGTTGGAGCTACTTTACGCTCGCCTCGTATTCGGCAAACTCCGGCATTTCAACAATCAATTTTTCCAGCGCGTTGATGATTTTATCATCGCCCGTTTTCGCCACGTTCATTATCGCGTCCACAAACTTACCTTGCGCTCCACGAACGGCCAGTTTCTGATTGCGAAGCGACTGTGCCCAATCACCGTAAGCGGCATAAGGATCGTTCGGATCGGGCTGTCCGTCTTGACCTCCGCCTTGCTGGTTCGGATCGCCGTTCGGATTATTTGGGTCTTGCGGCATCTCGGCCTCTTCCAGTGTGTAGCCGGTTTTTTCTTCAAGCTGGTCTTGGTCAATCTTGTAACCAATCTGGTTAAGCTGAACTGCGTCAAGGATGACTTGGCTTGGCTGCTCGTTCTCCATGTCGTCAAATGCCAGCTCAAAATAAACCATGTGATCCTGGCCGGGGAACTGCTCGTCGAGGATGTTCTTGTCGAACTGCTTCTGAAAACATTCGGAAATCTCGATGGCCTCGCCCATCGCGATGTCGTAGAAAGCTCCCTCGTGGGCAGAAGCCTGACCAGAACCTCCAGAACCAAGTCCGGCGTCTGACGTTAGCGACGTTAATAGACCTCCGGTGGCTGCAAGGACAATCTGCTGGTCTTGATAGTCAAGGTGGTCTCTGAAAGGATTCTTACCCCTCATCGCAGTATCGAGAGGAACAATTTTAGCTCCATTACCAATGACGCCACGTCCATCAGAAATAACCTTGTCGGCCATCTGCTGGTATTCCTCGGTTCTGCCTACTCCCGCAGGAAGCTCGATGAAGATGGGCGGGATGCCGAACGTCTCGATGAAGCCGTCCCAGTCCTTTTGAGAAAGATTCTTCCGCATGAAGCAAATTGTGGCGATTTCGTTAATCGGGTCATCGACTTCCCGAACGATAAAGTTTTCTGGGTCAATCTCGACGCCAAGTGTGGTTTGCAGAGATTTCGAGTTGTAGAGCCATGCTTTTGACGGAAATCTGCGAACCCAATACCATTGTGGGACTGGCTCTAAATGGCAAACGTCGCCGTTTTCGTCGTAATGTTTTTCCAAATGGGAGAAGCCCATAAAATCGGCGTCAGATAAAAATTCTATGGAGTTCTTTAGGTTGTCGATGTTATCGTAAGCCTCGTGAAGAGCCTCTTGCTGATTCTTGGCCTTCTTCTCATCTACTCCGGCTTTGACTTTAATCTCCCAGTCAAGTTTGGCGAGTGCGCCCATGCGACGCTGGCGAACGGCGCGCAAGGTGGCGTCTCTTTTAGAAACGAAGCGGAACAACCAAGCCAAATCTGGATAGTATCCCCTTTCAGCCATTGAAAGGTAGTTTGCTACCCTGTGCATAGTCAGTCCGGCGAGAGGATTGATCGCCACTCTACTTGGGAGAATATCGCGAGCATAGAGAGCCGGTGTGCCATAACCGTTTGACACCGGCTGCGCGAACGCCTTTTTTCTATAAACCTGCTGCATAGCTAAACGTAGTGCTCGAATCCTTTCCGCACAAGTGGAAGATTGCGCCACTTAATTATTCTCTGTGGATTTTGACAATGCTGCTGTGCGAAGTGTTTTTAAGAAATCACCATCTGTTTCCATGTCGAAATGATCCTTCTTTGAATAATTATCCTTCGCCCAAAGCGGCTGAAGGTTCATCCAGAAAAAGCACACCTTCGCGTCTTCGTCTTTAGTCATATCAAAGTATGAAACCGGCACGCGATGATCTATATGCCATCCATAAACTCCATGATTGTCCCATGTCATTCCGGGCTTGAATTGTGACTCAATGTGGTGCACGAGATAATCTCGCGAGCATCCTACCAGTTCATTAATGTGATGCTTGCTCCCGGTCTCCTCGAACACCTGCCTCAACCTAGCACGGAGCGATCTTGCTATCTTGTGCCTTGGAGATTTTTGGGTGCGGTAATAATACTCTAGGCAAAGAGCGTTTAACCGATCCATATTTTCACTTCGATATTCGGCATTTCGTTTACGGTCGCATTCGATGCACTCAGACATGCGGCCATCGGCGTGGCGATTGCTTTTCCTAAATTCTTCCAGAGGTTTTAATTCTCCGCAAATCTTGCAGTTCTTCGGCAATTTTAACGCGAGGAATTTCTTCTTTTCGGCACGTCTGGATGCAGTGAGTGCAGTGGCCATTGGGCCAATCTTCTGGCGGTATCGTTCCCTAGATTTCTCGGTTAATCGCACACTATTCTTGGCGCGAAATTCTGCATCTTTTATACTCTTGCAGCTACGGCACTCTCCGGCCAATCCATCGCGTGCGTGTGATGAAGTGCATTTGTTGAACTCTGTTGTTACCTTAAGATCTTTACACGCATAGCAAACTTTGGCTGGTAATCCATTGATTTCAAGTTTTGGCCGCTCGGCATCCGTCCGTTGACGTTTCAGCAGTCCCTTGCACTTCATTGAGCAACACTCGTTTGTGTTTTTCTTCTGCCACGGCGTGAATACTGTTCCGCAAAAAGCACACGGCTTTGGGATTCCCTTGCGGGTCGTTAGCGGCTTGTTTGGATTTCTTGGTCTTCCCATGCCACAATACTGCCTTCACCGCCCACTAAAGCAAGTGCCACATTGCCATTGCCTTGCACGACGAAAAAGGCCGGAAGCGGTTAAGCCTCCGGCCAGTGATTAAGAGCAAACCGACGGAGCGGCATCGCAATGCTTTAACGAATCATCGTCTCCGTCATTCCATCGGATTGTTGCAGCGGTGTCCACCACCGGAGGCGCATTGAGAACCGTCCATTTGGTTGGCCGTTTCCAGAATCCAAACAGGTTGTCTTTCTGCGATGGTTCAAAGCTGGCCGAGAATTTCACTATCTGGCCTTTTTCAGGATGCTCGTTGCTTGGGCCGTTTCCGTAGACCTTCGCGCCGTTTCCAAGGTCAACCAGCACCTTGTCAATCGTGCCGCCATATCGCGAGTATTCATTCGGCACTTTCTTGACGTTCAGAATCGTTCCGGTGACTTCCTGCTTGCCGGTCGGACAAGTTCCGGTGGCCGAGGCTCGCTTGGCCTTGTCGTCCTCGTGCAGTTTGACCAGAAACTCGATCTGTTTATCCGAGAGGCCATAGGAACGCAGCTTGCTGGCGATGTCTTGGGCGCAACGATTGATGCCCGTTCTCGCCCAGTCCAAGGCTGGAATCGCTTCAGGATGGTCGCGGCGGAACTCCTTCTCGCGGGCATTGCAAAGAGCGCGTTCGGCCATTGCGACGCTCGCATTCTCAATCGTGGAACTCTGGCCGCGCAGGAAGTCAATCTTGTTGGCGCACTGCCGACCGACGTAGTAAATCTCGGTCGTGGGCTTATGCTCGACGATACAGGCGTATTTAAGCTGCTGGCCGCAGCAGTCGCACCGGCAGCCATCGGTCGGAATAACCGCACGGTCAAAGGCCGCTTGGTCGTAAATCTCATATTCGTAAACCGCCCGGCCTTCTTCGTCCTCGTCGCACTGGTAAATCACAGCGGCAACGGAAAGGTCTTTGATTGGCAGGACTTTGATTGTTGTTGGCATATCTTTCATACGCCACCATTTGCCACCTATGCCGTGAATGTCAACCGTAATAATCACAATTCGCACAAGTCTTTGACACGTAAAACAATAAAAGCGCAGAAAGATTGCTCCTTCTGCGCCGATTGTTTGGATTATTGGCTTAAAACTCGAATCCAATGCCAAGGCTGTAGCGAAACCCGCCGGAGCCTTTGGAAACGAAGTCGTAGTTAAGATTCGCCGCGATGTAGGAGTCGTCCGAGATGTAGTATTGTGCGATAAACTCCGGCCCCGTGCGCCAGAAGTCTCCGTCGCCGTAGACGTTGCCAGCAGACCATCCGGGTTCGGCATAGAGATTGCTGCTCTTGATATGCATCACCCAGTCTGCATCCACGTCGGTTGATCCGGCAAGCTTTGGTTGCCAGTAAAGGCTCTGGCTTGCGCCCACCCACAACGCCCGAGCGGATTTGATTGGGTCGGCTGAGATAGAAACGTCAAATCCTCCTTCTGTGTGGCCGCGAATCGTTGTTCCGTCGGCTCCCAGCGTCAGGTCGTATTTGGTCACGTCGGTCGTGTTGGTTGAATCCAGAGTCACTGGCTCGACGTTGGTTATGGTCTGGGCGTTGGCCGGGCAGCATCCTCCAAGGACGGAGGCGATGAAAGCCGCAAGGATAATTGTTAGTTTCTTCATATTGTTATCGGTTGGTCGTTTCTGTTGGTTGAGGTTGTTAATTTACTGCATTCAAAAGAGCGAACTCTCCGAAATGTTCTATTGCTGCGTTGTTGTATGCTATTGCCGCGTCACTCTCCAAGGAGAAGACACCAAGATATTTTCCCTTCTTATTGACACAAATTGCGGCCTGCCATTTTTGAATTCTTCCAATCCACGATACACCTTTGAATTTGCTTTTGCAGCCCGGCGCCTTTCGTCGGTTTTGTCCGTTCTGAGCGCGTGTGGATGGACGAAGGTTTATTCGCTGATTGTTCAATCCGTCACCGTCTTTATGATCCACCACATCAACGCCAATTTCAGCCGCAATCAGTCGGTGCATTTTAATGTGTTTTTGAATCGGATTTGCCTTACCACCGCCAAGATATGCGTTTCTGGCGGCATAGTAAATGGTTCGGTTTTTTAGTTTATAAGTTTCGGTTGACCATCCCCATTGATTAAGCCATTCAAAATCGCAATCATCAACCAGTGCGACCTTGCCATGCGTTAGTGGAATTTCCTTCATTATTAATCGCTATTGAACGGTATCACGGCAGTGAATATAAGAACCTTGGCAAGCACCATGGTCTGCTCCTTGGTGATGTTGTTTCCTGTCAGGTCGATGGTCACCGCCGAGTTGAGAGTGTCTCCATCAGCGTTCAATGTGTCCTTGTAATTCATCGTTCCCGTGAGGCCGGGAATCGTGGTGTCGGTGGTGAAGAACGCTGAATCATCGGCTGGTGCGGTAAACGCGGCATTTTCATTTGGTGGCGGCTCGTTTAGACGCATATCAAAATCATAATGCCCCAGTCCGTTGGCCTTGCGATTCGGGTCTTCCACCCATCGAATGGTTCCGGCGATGCGGTCAATCTGGACACGGCCTGTCGGGTCGGTGTATTGGGCGGTCATGTTGTTAAGCAGCCAGCAATTTTTGTCGTAATCATAATACATTTGGCCATTCATCGTCACCGGCTGATACCTTTGAGTAGGCCCTGCCGCAATCACGGTTTGCGAAAAGTCCATTTTGTCATACTTCTTAACCACCACAGTTGAGTTCTTGCCGTTGATTGACCGCGTGATGCTCACAGCTTCGCATTGGAATGTGTCCATCCAGTTTGATGGTCTGGACAATGGATGCCCGATGGCCACTCCGCCAAACTTGCTTGCGAATCCTCCTGCGTTTCCCATCGGCAGGATATCCACCGAAAGCGAGCCTTGGTCGTAATGGTAAACGCCATCGGATGAAATTGGCACCATTCCATAGAGCTTTCCGATGTTCTTTGTCTGTGCCGGATTCCGTGGATTGACCACATCGCACGCCACGTCGTAATGAAGCGTTCGTGGCTGCGTCACTGCCTTTGAAATCCAGCCATCGATGATTTGCGGTCGGTCTGTCATCTTGCCGTGAAATAGGGCGGAGTTGGCGACGTTGATGTTGATGTCATACACGTCCTGAATCCCCTTGGTGTTGGGCGGACTCTGATGGGTGTTGAACACGATGCCCATGGTTCCCTTGATGAAGGTGGGCGGGAGGTTGCTCTGGGCGAATGCGCCGACCGCAAATGCGAGAATCAGGAATGTTGCGAATGTTGTTTTCATTTTCGTATCGTTTTTGTCTTTCGTTGGTGGTTGGTTATTGCTGCGACGTTTCTTGGCCGTCGTTAAAGCTGTCCGTGTTGTTTCCATGATGGGCGATGACATACACGACCAGCAAAATCACGATGACCACCACGCTGCCGATTATTTTGTATTTCATGTTGTTATTTGATTTGTTTAATGTTTGTTCTTGGGCATGGGAGCGTCAACAACCACCTCTGCGTCCGTCACCTGTTCAGGCGTCTTGCCGTCGTCAAGCGCCGTGTCTAGCGATGCTAGAGCAGTGTTGTAGTTGTTCTGAATCGCGTCAAACGCCGTGTCAGACTTCAGCTTGGCGTAGAACTCGCCTTCGGTCAGGCCGGATGATTCGCGGGCACTGGCTGCCGCAAGACCTGCATCCCAAATCATTTTAGCACGGTCAATCTGGTCGCCAAAAAGGCCAAGCTGCTTGTGCGCCTCATTCCACTTCTTGCAGCGGTCGACATACACGCGCTTCAGATCGGCCAAGTCGCCGCTTAACTTGACATAGCTTGGGTCGTTCTTGCCATACTTGTCTGCAATGGCGTCCACGCGGTCAGAGAAAGTTCTTATCTGGCCGTTAAGGTTTTCAATGGCGGTTTTGCGGTTGTCCAATGCGATGGTCTTGTCTCGCAGGTCGCCCTGAAGGGTCTGGATTGGATTCTTTGCGGCTTCGGCTGTAATGAGCCTTAATCGCAGGTTGCCAGCCTTTTGTGCAACCCATGGTGCGAAGAAGATGACGCCGCAGCCGATTGAGCCAGCCACAATCAGACCGACCAGGCCAGTGACGACGGTGGCTGCGATTGGAGCGAAGAAGAAGGCGGCGACACAAAGGAGTCCGACCTTCACGAGGGTTTCTGTCCGTTTCCGTTTTTTATCAATATCTATTTGATTCATGTTTAGTTGAAGGATGAGAAAATAATCGGCTTAAGTCAACCGAAATTAATAATTAAATCAGGTCGCCTTGCGTGGACTTCACTTGGACTGGTGCGGAGATGAGCTGCGGCTGGTCTAGCTCGGCCTGAATGCGGTCGCGGCCAATCGCGCAGTATTCTTCGAGCAGCTCGCAGCCCACGAATTTTCTTCCCATGCGGACGGCCACGGCTCCGGTGGTGAAGCTGCCGCCAAACGGATCGAATATCAGGTCGCCCGGCTCGCTGCTAATTTCGATTAGTTGGGCAATAACGTGTTCGGCCTTTTCCGTTGGGTGCCCAAATTGCGGAGGCTTGACGTCAACGAACTTCACCTTCCGGTAATGGTCGTATGGGCTGATCGGAGAAAAGTAACAGTCCTTTCCCCTCATGAAAAGGCAAAGCTCGGTGTCTGGCAGATACTTGTTGTTCTTGGCCGGAATCGGGTTTCGTTTCGCCATGATAAGCAAATCCCACGATTCGATGCCTTCGGCCTTCATCCACGTCAGGTAGTCCAGCAGGTTATTCTTGGCCGCGAAGAAGTAGCCGTGGTTGCACACGCTCCAGATTTGCGGCATGAAGTTCTGCGGGACGAACGTGTCAATGTCAATTTTCCCAATGTTTGCCAGACCAGACCGTTCTGCGTGGATTCCACCGCCAACGACGTTAATCGAATACGGAGGATCTGCACAAATCAATTTAACGCCAAGAGTCTTAATTTGGTCAATGAATGTTCGGCAATCTCCGTTAAGGATTTTTGCGCGTCCACAGGAAGATTCCCAGAAATAGTTCACGTCTCAATGGCGGTTAAAAGGTCTTCCCATAACGCCCACGGAACTACCGCCCGTTCCGCACTCCCTTTGATTCCTTGCGTGCCAGTCTTTGCACCTCTTGGCGCAGCCTCATGATCAGGATTTCCGTTGTGGCACATCGGTCTTGGATTCCAGTTCGGAACAGCTCCCCACAGGTCGGTCGGCTTCATTCGTTTGTCACCATACCGGCAGTAGGTGATGGTTGTTATTGGCAGGTCGGCCACGCAAGGAAGCTTCCTTAACATTCCGCGTGGATTCTCAATCAGATAGCCTTTTGGAGGATTCAGTTCAAGAATCAGGTTCTTGGTATGCTCGACCAGTTTCTGGTGAAGAACAGCCTGTGCTGTTTTAGGGACATAAGCTTTTGCTCCGCCACCCCAATGATGTCCCATTGAGGCGACCGAGAAACTTTCGCAAGGCGGGGAAGCCCAAATGAAGTCAAAGCCAACGAAGTCTGAAGCCGTGCATTTAAGAATGTCCGCAGTGATGTCGCAGCCGAACTTCGGATTATTGTCGAGCGTGACGTAGGTGTGGCCGCGAGCCTCAATCTTGCTTCGGCGTTGCGCTCCACCAAGTCCGGCAAACAGGTCAAGTATCCTCACTCCGGCCTTGCGGCCATTTTCTTGGCACGCTTAAGTTTGCGAATCAATGATGTTGCGGTGATGATTCCACAGCAAACCAGCTCGTCAACCTCGGCAATCAAATCCTCAATCGCCTTCTTTTTGGCCGCTTTTAATTTTTCGTTTTTGCTCATAATTATCCAGTCTTTGTTTAAGTTTTCGCTCTTTTTTCAATCGCGCCTTCCAGATGGCCTCCAAGTCAAATTTTGTCATTGGCCGACCCTTGTGGTTTCTCGGAGTGTTGGCATCCGGAATTTCCATCACGTCACCGTTTGAAAGCGGAATGGAAAGCATCGTGGTCGCCAATATCGCTGCGGCCAGTCCTGTTTGCTTCATTCTCATTTGTCCTTCTTGGTTGGATTCTCGTCCTGAACCTGCTCGAAAATGTCCCAGAAGATTCTGGCCGCATAAAGCAGCTGCCAGATAGCCATGTCCGTCGATCCGTCGTCTGTTACATCGCACTGGCGAAAGTTCTTATGAAACCGCTCGTCAAGTTCCGGCAGTTTATCCTTCCACCGATTCAACAGATGCCACAAGGCACGTTCCGCAGGAATGTTCTTGTCCTTCGTGGCCTCGTCGTAAAGCTTAAGAAGCCTTTCGATGCGTGATTTTTCTTTTGGTGACATATCGTTATTGTTTCAACGCGGACAGATTGCGAAATCGGCCAGTCAAAGTCAATGTGAATAAGGCGGATGCTTAATGGCCTCCTGCGCCCGCTCAAATCTGGACGTGTTTCCACCTAACACCATGCACCACGTTCCATATTGCTCCGGGAACAACGCCAAACTCTTTAGCCAGCGCGCGGCCTCCGTTAAATGGACACCGCTTCTTAAAGCGACGTTTGATTTCACGGACTTTTTCTTCAGTTAAGATTGCGTTATATCTGTCCTCTCCGTTTTCCTTATGTGATCGGCCTTTGGCAATCATATCTAGCGCATTGTCTCGCTCTGTTCCGGCGAATAAATGGTTTGGATTGCAGCACGGAGGGTTATCGCAAGTGTGGCAAATATCCATTCCTTCTGGAATTGCACCATTGTGCAATTCATACGAAAACCGATGCGCTCCGATTTTCCTATCTCCGATCCACATATCTCCGTAATGATAAAACGGTGGAGGCCCGTGGCGACTTCCTTGCCACTCCCAGCAATCATTTTCTCCGAGTCGCTGAACGTTGGCCCAAAAGTGCTGAATTAGCTCCTGCCGGTTTCTTTTTATGATTACGCTCCGCATTTTTCCATCTCTGCAAAGACGCAGCTCGCGCCTGACTGGTGGTTCTTGATTTAGATTTACCAACTCCCGCGCTTCCGCCCTTGGAGCCGATTGACTTAAGATAGTTTGTAATGGTTGCATTCGTTGTCATAAATATACGCAAGCGGCTTGCGGATGCAAGTGCTAGATTTCACTTTTGTTCCATTGTCCCGCTTCACAAATCCAACCCCTCTGACGTGCCTCTGGAATATTTGAATGCACCCAGCGATGGCCTGCCTTGCTCATCGCGATCCAAAACCGCTGGTCGCGCAGCAAAGAGCCAAGGCGACCTCTGGAGTGGTGTATTTCAGTCAGTTTATCCGAAATCGGCCATCCGTAACGATTGCCATCTCGCAAATCGGCTATTGAGGCCACTACAGGACACCGTTCTCCACGCCCCACAGCCTCGCTGACGAACTTTCTCGCTTCTTTGGCGTAAAGACGCCGTTCGGATGCTTTCGTGTCAGAAACCGGCTTTATGCGCGTTTGGGTGCGTTTTATGGGAGTCCGCTTGATTGACTTGGCCGATTTTGGCTTGTTTGGCCGAATCTGGTCTGGAAACGCAGTTTGCCAAAGCGCAGGACGACCTTTCTTGACGTAGCCTCGCAGTGCCACTTAACCGTTCCCCTCAAGCTCCGCCGGAAGCGAAGGTAGTTCCACGTATGTCCACCACGACCCTAATGTCTTGATTGGCTTCACATCCTCTTCCGACCATCCGAACAAAAGCATCTTGGGCTTTCCTTCGTCGATGTAAACCACCGGACGCCAGTTCTCGGTCGGGTAGTTCTTCTTGTCGGCCCTCTTCCACTTGTCCTCAAAGACCTGAACGTCCACCACATCCTTGAACTCCCTCATCGCCCTCTGTTTCATTCGATAGTGCGATGTCTCCTCCTCGGTGAACAAAGCCTCGATGCGCTTTGAGCCGTCGGTGAATTTTAGCTCCACAAAGAATTTCATCTGGTTAGGAAATAACGTCGTCAATGGCCTTCTTCAAATCCGGCGTCCACCACGGAACATTCGTCATGTCCTGCTCGGAGATGAATCCCAAGAGTTGTGCCGCGAGGATCGTCCGCTCGATGATGCCTTGGCCGACCTCGAACGGATGCCAGCTTGTCACTGTGACGGTCGATCCTGTGGTTGTTCCGGTTTCCTTCGTCTTTTCATCCGTCAGAAACTTTTCAATCTCCTCGATGTCGGCCAGAGATTCGATTGTCTTCTTCCTTCTGATTCCGGCGCGCCCAATCTGGCCTTCACTGGTGGTGTAGGTGACGAAGTAGCGGTTGGTGGCCAGTTCCTGCTTCGTCCAGTTCTTATCCAGTTCGTCCATGGTCACTGGAATCTGAATCCCGGCGTCGGTTTGGAGCGTCACTTTTTTCATCACGGTATCATACACTTCCACGGCACCAAGCTGTGGAGGTTCGCCGTTTGATTTGTAAATGTCGCCGATTTCTATTTTAGTTTTCATAATTTAGGCCATTGAAATTTCTTCCGTCACAGGAATCCTGATAGATAGCTTGCGGCGATAGTATTGTCCGGCAATTGATCCAGCCTTGCCGCCAGCTGCGACGGTGACCGACCATCCTTCATGACGGTCGCTGCGCCATTCGTCGCCCTTGATAATCTGCTCTCCGTCCTCAAGCAGACGATAGCCGTCTCCGGCCACTATTGCTGGCAATTCAGATTTAACTCTGCGCCGATAAATCGTGGTCGGATACGGAGGCTGGCCGACAATGTGGCCGGGAGAGACTGTGATTGACCAGATGCCCCTGACTCCGAGCCACTGGTCTCCAGTTTGAACGGCATCGCCATCCTTTAATTGAACGTATCCTTCTCCAACGTCAACCTGCGACTCTGGTTTTGCTTCCGACTTTTCAATCAGCATCTTCTTGCGTCGGATTAACTGTGCTGCTCCGGCTGGATTGCCAAGATACTGGTCGTGGACTCGACGCCAGCCATCTGGCGCTTTTACCTCATCCGAACCAATAAGAATCTCGGCTGGCAGAAGCCTGCGATACCCTTCACCAACGTCCTCGTCCGGCTCGGCCTCGGCAGCGGTGCAGGCCGGACCACATGGTGTCTCGCCCCCGTTGGATTCTTGCGACCAGAAGTGGAAGCAGTCGGGACAGAGAAAACTGCCAGACCCATCAGCCTCGGCGTTAAACCTCCCGCACGATGGACACTGGATGTCACCAGCGGCTGGCGTCTCGTCCTCAATGTCCCACTCTCGCTGTGCGCCGCTGTATTTCGTCGCTCCACCGTAAGGGCGATGGCTTGTGAAGTTCCAGTAGTTATTCGAGTATTCACAATCGCCAACCCTTGTGAACTGGCCGTAAGTTTTAACCGTTCCATCTGGCCGCAGAACCACGAACCTGTTTCCGGTTGAAATATGGTTGAGGATGCCCTCTCCGCGCATAGAAACAATCCGCGCCAGAACCATCGAGTCGGATGCGAACTCCGGATATTTCACTCCCGCAAGCTGCGCCATGTATTTCCAATCTTGGATTGTGCCGTTATGGAAGAACACCGGACAGTTGGTCACTCCGTCCATGTCGGCGTTGTGCTTTCTTTTGACAACGAATGGATGGCACAGGGCGGGAATCACCTTGCCGACCGATGCAATGCGGAAATGGAAGATGTGCGGGAACGGCTTGTTGGCGACCAAGTCCTGCATCTGTTCTGCGGTGATTCCCTTCTTGAAATGGACAAATCCATTCTCCGCCCACGCCACGCCGCCGCCGTGAGGATTCTTGTCCTGACATTTATACAATGTAGGAAGGTCTGGGTCTTTAGTGGGAGCTACAACGATGACGCACATTTGATTTTATATTAAATTATTGCCCGCTGGCCGTTTTGAGTCAGGCCGAACATTGTTAATCCGTTTGCCGAGTTGACTGCACCGACAAGGCCAATTTGGCCGGCCTCTGAAATTGCGCTCATGATTTCCTCTTTCGTTAGGCCGGTTCGGGTCGCCAGACCGCCGACGCCGTGAACCTTGAACTGCTTGTTGTTCTTCATCTCAAGCAGGACAATCCGCGTCTCCCGATTGAGGCAGAAGTTGCGCGGACGGGCAAGGCCGCGATTGTCTCCGCCGCCTTCCGTATTATCCTTTGTTGTTCTCATGTTGTCGCTCATAACGTATTCCATTAAGCATGGTAAAACAATCCGCTCGTTGCAAGGCTAATTGACAGGACCGATAGAAAGTGATTTCGTGTTTCCTCCGTCGTTGAACTCCGCAAAGCTCAAACTCAAATGTAAATATGAGGCGTGGGGAGTAACTGTAACAGATTGTGGATTATCACTGGCGTCGCTTCCTTGCGGCCTGAATTTAATCTTAACCGAGACTTGATCGGATTCAACTCCGACAATTTGAGTGTATGGCACATTCATATTTTATCTCCGTTCACAAATTTCTTTTTCAGCCGAATACCAAAGTTGGTGAAAACGTCATAGGTCACCGAGTCCTTCAGCTTGGCCAGCTCATGGACACCGATGCGATCCGTTCCCTGACCGCCCATGATTGCCGCTTCGTCTCCAGTCTTGGCCTCTGGTATGCCGGTGACGTCCACCATCATTGAATCCATGGAGTTGCCACCGAGCGTCGGTGCTTTCTGGCCGTGAATTAAAACGTGGCCCTTGTTGCAAAGCCTCGGCATCCCGTCGCCGTAGCCCATCGGAAGCACAGCCACTCTCCGCTCTGACGTCGCCGTGTAATTCATTCCGTAACCCACGGTCTCGCCGCGTTTAACTTTCTGAATTGCGGCAATCTTGGCCTTGACGCTCATGACCTGACGGATGCCTTCAATCTTCCGGCAGCCAAAAGGAGTCACTCCTGTGTAAAGGATTCCAGAGCGCACCATATCGTATTGGGCGTGGGGAAGATTAAGATGGCCTCCGCTGTTGCAGGCCGAAACGATGCCGGGACTGATTCCTGCTGATTCCATCCCGCCGAGAACTGATTCAAACCGCTCCAGCTGAAGCATGGCGAACGTCTTGTCGGAAGCGTAAGACTTGGCGAAGTGGGTCATCGTGCCTTCAATCTGAATGTTGGCCATCAAAGCGACTTGAGAAATCAAAGGCATGGCCTCGTCCCACCGGACTCCGTATCGGCTCATGCCGGTTTGAATCTCAATGTGAACAGGAATCTGCCTTCCGATTTTCTCCGCAGATTGGTTTAATTTTGCGATGTTATTCAGGTCGCCGGAGCAGATGGTTATTCCATGCTCGGCGCAAAATTCAATTTCGGAAGGATGCCGCTCGTAGAACAGAACAATCTTGCAGGCATCTGGCAGAAGTCCGCTGCTCCGCAGTTTCCACGCCTCGTCAACAGTTGAAACAGCAAGCCCCCATGCTCCGGCTTGGAGTGCAAGCTGGCCAACCGTGACGGCATCGTGGCCGTAGGCGTCGTCTTTCAGCACGGCCAGATACTTTACCTTGGCCGGAATGTCGGCTCGGATTAGTTGAAGGTTCTTGCGAAGCTTGGCAACGTCAATCTCAACCCAAGCGGCACGGTCTGGAGGATTCACTGGCATACTTCCTCCAGTAGATGGCGGGCTTCTCTGGCATCGCGGTAGTTATCGCCACCCGGATCAGGAACTGATTGGAAATCCTCCAGTTCTTCAATGTAGGCGGATGGCAGATTGTTTTGTTTTGCTCCGACAACGACAAGTTGCAGATACCAATCGTAAATCGGAAGCCCTCCGGCAGTCCGGTCGGAATTGTGAAAGGCGCAGACAACCACGCCAAGCTCCGGTGAATTGACGGACATCTCGAAAACCGAGTAGCCCTTTTCCATTTCAGAAAGCGCGGAAAACTCCGATTCCGGCATCTCGTAAATAACGCCCCAGACACTGGATGCCTCGGCCACGACCAAATTTGCCTTGCCGCACTGCATTCCGTTCTTGCGGGTGGATATTTTGCCGAAGCAAATCTTCAGGCCGACGGCCTTGCCAGTGCCAATCTTCCTTGCACTTGGACATCTGGCCTGAATGCGCTCCTTGAGCAAATTCGATCCGTAGCTGAAATACTTAATCGCGTTCATGTAATTATTTTGAAGCCGCCGCGAGGCCCATGCCAATATACTTGTCAGCTTTTGGCTTCGTAAAATAAACAATCACGCCGCGTTTGGGAATGATTGGGAAATCCTCTGCCGAAAGCAGCCCACGAAGCAGGAATCTGTCTGTCACCAAACATTTTACCGGATTTTTTACATTGGCAGGAACCAAATCCTCTTCGCCAATTTTAGCCACGCTGTAACTTGATGTTTTATTCATATCGTTATTTTCTTTCCGCGTTTCGGATTCTTCACCCTCGACGCTGGACAGAGGATGCTTTATTGGCCAAAGCAAGTCAACCGAAATAATCTCTATTGCATCAGCTCCAGAAGCTCCGGAGGCAGCTCGCTCTTGCGGGCATGGCTCTGCGCGGTGAAGGCGACGTGGATTGGGCTGTTGGTCAGGTAGTCCTCGACGCACTTGACGATGCGGGTCACTCCGTCCACGGCAATGTTGACGTCCTTGAACGTCGGCAGCATCCGGCACTCCGCCGTCTTGTGAAGACCCCAGCAGAAGTTCCATTGCGTCCATCGTTCACCAGTTCCCTTGGACGTGGCTTTGATCTGCATCTCCGGCTTCCATTCTTTTTTGCAGAACTTGTTTTCTCCGGCCAGCCGCGAGAAGAAATGCTTGTTGGTCGTCCGGCGTTTGCCCCATGCGGCCATCTCCTCAAGGAAGAATTCTTGGAAACGACGGTCGATGATTCGAGCGTAGTTAATCGGATTCTTCAGGCTGACATGGACGTGGAGGCCGCAGGTTGAGTTGGTGTGCGGCGGATAGACCCGCCTCATCCACTGGTCGAGTTCAATCAGATTCTCGGTCGGATGCGAAACATATTCTCTAGATGTTATGCCGGATTCGCTGAAGCTCACCGATCCGTCGGAGTGAGCCGAACCGGGTTCTGGTGGAGGAAGGTTTCCGCTGTTCCAGCCGCCCTCAATTTCAACGCCAACTTTGTGAATGTGGTTCATATTAAGCTTCAAGTGGAATTACCGCGTAAATTACAGCCTTGTCCGCATGACAAAGATTGCCTCTTGCCGTCACCGCTTGGCAATACTTTTCTTTTACCGCCTCAAGAACAATCTGAGAAAGCGGCTCTTCCGTATCGAATCCTTGGTTGCCATCGCAAATTTGGCCAGCCTCGGTTATCACCTTAATTGCGACCATGTATCGTTTCATGCTTCGTGATACCAGCAGGTGGTGATTACCTTGACCCGTGATTTCTCGACGAAATGGTTGTGCAGGTCGGTCGCAAACGACTGAAGACGGTCGGCAAACTCTTTCAGCACAGTCACACCAGCCGGAGTCATGGCCGAAGGCGGAATGACGAACCTGACCCCGTCCTTGATGTCCTTGGCCTGAAGGAACGACGCATTTATGTTCGGCCCGTTGAAAACAATGGCCTCTGGCGAATTTAGAATGACTCCGTGGGACTTTCCATTGTCTGCCAGCTTCTTGGCAATCGTGTTGTTGAAGCTGCGGCATTCGATACTGCAAAGCGTGAAGTTTGGATTCCTTGGTGAGCAGATTGGCGACCAGTCAATGTCCGACTGGATGTTCACCACCGTTCCCGATTCATTTCTTTCAACGCGAAGGACTATGATTTTGGCTGATTGGATTGGCATTGGTCGTATCGTTGTTTAATTTGCGTGGACAGCTTGCGAAATAGTTCTGGCGAAGTCAACGGTCATCTGTGAAGAAAAAGCAGGTGGTCTGGATGACTTGAAAACAGGAAGCTGATGGGCGCAAGCGGAAGTGGTGCTTTTGGCTGGCGGATAAGTTTATGGCCGGATTCTTCGAGCGTCTTATTTCCGCGAGAATGATTTATGCTTTTCGTTACAAGGGCAAGGTTAGTCCAATCGTCGCTGCCTCCCCTTGATTTAGGGAGGCAATGTTCGATAGACCAATCGGACGGGCCGATTTTTTCTCCTGTTATTTGGCACGTGGAATTGTCCCTCGCCGCGAGGCCTTTTAAGTTCTTCTTCGGGACGCGCCTTCTCGTGGCATTATATTTTCCGAGGATTATGATGGTTGGACAGCGGAAATCAAAGTGCAGTGAATGAAGAACATCGTCGTCGGGTCTGGTTGGCCGAAACTCCATTCCTGTTCTAATCGGCAGTGTAATCCACTGATCCCAGCGGCACGGATAAAACGCATTGACGTAGTCCTGAACGTCCAGAGCGGTCGCGACCCCGGTCATTATCATCGGAAGGCAGTGTTTTACTGATTGAATTTCATGGGCCTGCCACGAACGGTTCAAAACCAAAACATTCAGGTCTAATGCTGATTTCATTGAAGGAACATGGTGGTAAAACTAACGAAGAACTGCAAGAAGTAACCTCGATGAAGACTGAAAGGAAGGTGGCGATGCCGATTGGAGTTGCACCAACATGAATCCGTTTAGGAAACGGAGCCGGGTCTATTTCCGGTGACGGCATCAAATTGGCACCCGCTTCTGGATTTGCACCAGAGTGTGGATTGCTCCATGCTGATCCAAAGTCAGCTGCCTTCGACTACTCGGCCAAGCGGGAATTAAATCTTTTGAACGTCCGGAGCGTCAATGTTCGGATAGCCGTTAGCCTTCGCCCAAGCAGTTACTGCTTCGTCGCCATCCCATGTGTATTCATCGGCGTTCTCCCCGGCCTCGCGGTCAAGCGTGGCGATTATGTCGCCGGACTCGACATCGTAAAATTGAGCGATGTTGCCACGGTCGTCTACGTCGTATGGTTCTGTCATAAATTTTGGCGTTGCTGGCCGGGCTTCCACCGGCTAGGAACTGTTCGAGAAACAGTGCGCTCGTGTCTTTGCATTCAGCAACAATAAATGGTCGTCGATCCGGTGTTTTCATCCGGAGCCTTCGCCTTATAAAGACGCCGCTCTCACTTGAGCTAATCGACGGTAAATTAAAACTCCGGACATTTTCTCAGGACGCCGGAGAACTGCTAACAACCGGCTGGTCGCCGGAAATCTTCTTTTCCAAATAACGGATGCGTGATTGAATGAGTGGTTTGGCCAGTTCGCCATCCGGCGTAATTTTCTCAAGCTCTTTCAATCCGGCCAGTTCAGCGTGGTCGCTCACTCCCTGCGGTTCTGGCTTCTGCTCTGGTTGTTTGGCAGTTTCCACGAAAAACCGTTTCAGCACCGCCAGTTCCTCCGGTTTCAGATTCACGTCCACCATCTGATGCTCGCCTTTCTCGTTCAAATTATCTGGCATGAACAGCTGAAGATGGTCTGTCTTCAGGTCGATGCGGTGAAAGAACATTCCAAGCATCTCACAGGCTTGGACGAGGATCGGCCCGTCAAAAACGCCCCAATGCTCCGGCACAAAGTCCTTCTGGCACTTGCTGCACCAAAGATGGTCTCTGTATTCAGAGTATTCGCAGTCGTTGTTGCCGCAGGCGCATCCGGGAATGCCGTAGATGGACGGCTTCTGGCAATACATCCATTCGCGCTTTTCTAATTTTGTTTCTTCGTTTGGCATATTAGGCTGTTTGGTTTCTGGCCAATCGCAATAGTCTGCGTTCGTAAAATTTGTTCACAAACTCCCAAACGCCGTCCTTAAAAAGAGCCAGTGCATTATAGTCGTTTGCTTCATCGGCCACTATTACAAATTCTTTCGGATGATTGCCGATGTGTTCAAGCATTGCTCGGCAGCCAAACAAACCTGACTGTTCGCGGCCTTTTTCATCTATCCATACTGCAATCGCATTCATAAATTGATGGTCGTGCCGTGCGTCACTCGGCCATTCTTACTAACTGCCTACGGTTTTCAGAACTTCCCGATTGCAATCAGGTCGCCCACCGCGATTTAGCTTGCTCCGTCCGCGCCGGAGTCTGCCGACCAAATGGAGGAGATGACGAGAGTCGAACTCGTGTCGAATGTTAATACTGCGCCACTTCTATATGCTTTTCAGATTTTGTTCATCCCGACTTGATCCGCATCAAGTTGTCCGGGCAGTCGGCGTTAACCAGCCGTTGGCCGACCCTACTTTTGCTAGAGTCCACACCGCCCTGCTGGTTTCGTCGCTTCGCATAAGCAGGAGTCCTGCGGGCGACGGACTGGCACTTTAGGCCAATGCTGCTTCACCGCACGTGGCGGGTGTTCCGAAGAACTCCGCAACGCGGGCGAAGGCGCTATGAATCATCGTAGCATTTGTGTTTTGATGCGAATGATTAACGAGGCCAACGCATCGTCCTCGGCATATGGCGAACACAATGGTTATCATCCTCGATACCTTTGCATCCCCGTAAATTCTTAAATCACCTTCAGCGGCTTGTTTTCCATGTGGCCGAAACATCCGAACACATCCTGCTGCGGGATTGAAAACGAAAACACCTCGTCGCTGTCCGTGTGAATGGCGGCATTGACCATGTTCGGCATCGCCTTTAGCTTGGCTTTGGCCGATGCAAAATCAGGAGCATCAACGGCGACTCCGTGGACACTCATCGTTACAGTGCCGTTAAGTATGGATTCTGTAAGCAGGAACATCATGGCGTTGATCCTAAATAATTCCGCTTCAAAAAGCGAGCGGATTCTTTGGCCGATTTCACCACTTGATGCGGAGTCAGGTCGTCAAACCGTCCACCGCAGTCGTCCTTGTCAGACTTCAGATTAAACATGGTCGGTGTGGAGCTTGGCGCATTGCACTGGCGCACAAACTCGGCCTTGTCCTTCTTGGACAATTTCACCCAACCCTTCGGATATTTTGCTTTGCTCATAATTCAAATGGCGGAAGCCGCAAGTCCTGCCCTCGATGCCGTTTCCGGCACAATCGGTGTAGCACACCGCTCCAGTCCTCGACATGGTTCAGCTTCCATTAAATTCATTTTGATAAATTGGCCGCGCGAAGTCAACACGGAAGAACGATCTTCAGGCCGGCCTTGATTGCCACCGAAACCATGTTTTTAGAACCGGGTGATTCACCGTTCCAGAAACAAACCAACGCTCCAGCATATTCGGATATTTCAGCGGCGTAGGCTGCCATCGCCTCGTTTCGCATCGGGCCAGCGGCCTTGCCATACCGATCCCAATCCGGTAAAAATCGCTTCACCGGAATGCCGCGCTGCCTCGCCCATTCCTCGCCGATTGCGTCCGATCCTTTTGCGCCGCCGGAAATCACTTCCACTATCTTGAAGTCCAGCGCATCGAGGGCGTCAAAGGCGAACTGTGTGTCGACGAACGAGCGTGACCCGGCGATTATGCACTTGTATTCTTTCATAGATTGGTGGCATCGGTGGTGCTTGCAACCACAACAAGGCTTTCGCCTACAACTTGGTTTGAGCAAGTTAGGTATCCATTCCCGTCACGATGCCGAAAAGTGGCCTATAAAAGATTTGCACTTTTAAGGACAAGCCGTTTTAAGTGGCTCGCTTCTGCTGGTTTCGCTTTCGTCCAATAGGCCGTAAATGGTGGTCGTGGAAAGACTTGCACTTTCAATAGGATTGCTCCTGAACGCCCCTCAAGCGTTTGCGTCTACATTGCGCCACACGACCGTCGCTTCGGCAGAACTCGCATCTGCAATCCTTTCGGAATATGCTCCTGAAGCATACGCGCTTACTGATTTCGCCACGAAGCGGAAAATTGGTAGCGACGGAGGCGGTTGCAGCCCCATACACGATGCCCTAAACATCGTTGCGTTTCTATTAGCATACGTCGCCGACAAAATCGGTAAAATTATTCCTCACCACTCTCTTTCCTGTGGCACTTTGTTCAATGGCCGTTTCCCGCGTCATCTTCAAAAGACCAAAAGTCGTGTATAAGCACATCCGGGAGATGGGAGTCGTTGGCCTCGCCTACAACGACCGGCAGGACGACAAATACGGAACGGTGGAGGTTGATCCCCGTCAGTCCGATGCCGAATTCATAAAAACAACGGTGCATGAGCTGCTCCATTGGCACTTCCCAGACTTAACCGAGCGGCAGGTCGTTAAAATGGAGAAGGCGTTCGGCAAAAAAGTGTGGAACGCGGTTAGCCGGTTAAGGCGGAAGTGGAATAAGGCGAGCCTGCCAAGATAATTGCAATCTTCCCACCGATTTACGAAATCGGATTGTGCGCGTGCGGCAGGCAAAATGGTGCAACCGAGGAGACTCGCACTCCTGATGGACTTTCGTCGTCGGCTTAAGAGGCCGTTCCGTTCGCTGCTCCGGGCACGATTGCAAAAGGATGGTTCTTGCGGTGGGACTCGCACCCACGGTGGCATATTATGCGTCGGATTAAAAGTCCGGTCGAATCGCTACTCTCGGCACGCAAGAATGAAATTGGTCGCTGCTATGGAAATCGCATCCATCTTGACGGCGTATGAAACCATCGTGTTCCTAGAACCGCAGCGGAAAGATTTGTGGGCGCGATAGTTTCGCCACAGCTCATTTAAGATAACCGCCGGACTTTCACCGGAACTCCCACGAAATTAAGCGCCGACGTGATGCTATTTCACTACATCGCAAATGGGCTTTATGTTTCCAATGCCTCACGCGCACTTATGATGGAGTGCGAAGGATGCAAACGATGGCCGGTTATGCTCCGGCGTCTGCGGCTAAATCTATGGAGCCTGCACAGGGACGTCCGCCCTGCTCTCATCCTTACCGAGGACGCGCGTCGGTATCTACGCTTTACAGGCAAAGTGGTGGTGCGGAAACTGGGAGTTTCGCCCAGACAGACTGCTTGGAAGGCAGTCATGCTCAATTGACATCATTTCCGCATTAAAATATGGAGGCCAACTCAGGACTTCCACCTGATACGCTTCGTTTGCTGCGAAGCCGCTCGTGTCTTTGCTTGTCGGCCAAAAGTGTTCCGATATTTCCCGCCTCGGATTTACGCGAATTATTCATGCCTTTCGGCAACTCGCGAGGGCGCAGTCTCCATTGCTGGAGAAGTTGGGGCGAACGACGCTGCTTGCAAGCGCATAGGCGACCTTCACGGGGTCGGGCATTACGTTATGCTACGTTCGCCATCAAAATTGAAACGCCGCTCCCGTGACACCACGGGCATATTATTTGTGCGACAGAAGCAATTTTCTGCCAGCGGCTAAAATTCTAAACTATGGCCTTCCGCATCTGGTCAAACAGCGAGTGGCCGACATCCGGTGGCACTGGCTCTCTGCTCTCTGTTGGTCTGGCAGTTAAAAATGGGTTGGTCGGGGTCACCGTCCACGGACTCCACCGAGCGATTATCGCTTCAGGAAAGCATTTGTCCGGT